AGTGGTAGTCCTGTGGCTGTGAATTATACTACGACAGTTTCCGGTACAGGTTTTTCGAAAGGAACAACCGAATATTCCGTTGTAGCAGCGGTCAATACTGGTACAGCAAGAGAAGGGTCAGCAGTTGTAAAACAATCGGAAGGAACAAAGCAAATAACAATTACGTTGTCACAGGCAGCAGGAACTTCCGCCTAATTTTTTATTGACGTGAGTAGGAAAAGAGACAAAAATAAAAATCAAGGAAAGTCAGACCTGTTAAAGGGTCTGACCAGCCTTTCTTTGGAAGATATTGTAGGATTGCAAAAAACTCTTCCTACTGTACTTCAATCTAAATTACAACAGATGTCCCGGTCTGACAACTTGGGGGATTTGGTGAAAGCTAATCTTTACATGGGGAACATCAACCAAAGACAGGACGATGTAAAGGCTGTGTTCTTCAACCCGGACGAAGCAAGCGATACGGGAAGGGGTTACAAAGATCCTAACTTTTACGGTTCTATGCCGTTCGAAGTGCTTCGGAGAATGGGGGACATCTTTGTTGTTCGGGCTGTTGTCAATACCCGTGTCGAACAGGTTCAGAACTTTCTCCATTTCAGTACGGATGAACAGAAAGAAGGATACACTATTAGAAGGAAAAGGAATCCTTTTGAGAAGGTAAGTGCAGAACGCTCAAGAGAAGATCAGATTAAAATTAGCTATATCAGAAAGTTTTTGGAAGAAGGCGGTTTTCACGACAAATGGGAATCATTTGATACATTCCAAGACTTTGGGAGAAAAGTTGTGTTTGATAGCCTTACTCTCGATCAGCTTGCATTTGAAATAGTAAGGGATAGATCATGGAATCTGGCACGTTATCGTGCTGTAGACGCTTCTTTGATACGTTTTCTTGATAGTATCGATCCGAAGTTCCGGGAAGAATTTGAGCAGTATCGGTTCAAAGGCTATTTACCAAAATATTGTATGTGCTGGCAAGGTCAGATCATGCAGCATCCTGTTACGCATGAAAGTGTTATCTTTTACCCTTGGGAGCTGGGTATTGGTATCCGTAACAAATCCACCAACATATATAAAAACGGGTACGGAACATCTGAACTGGAAACACTGTCAAGCGTTATGACATGGATTTTGTGGGGGTTTGAATATAACGGTTCATATTTTTCTAAAGGGTCTAACCCTAAAGGAATTATCAATGTTAAGAATCCAAACATATCACAGGCTTCTTTGAGTGAATTTAGGCAGGCATGGCAACAGACAATGGTGGGGGTTCAAAATTCACATAGAACGCCGATTGTCAACGGTTTAGACCTTCAATGGGTTGATCTGTCTAAAAACACCAACCGGGATATGGAGTTTAGCGAGTGGGTAAAATTCCTACTTGTTATGACTTGTGCGGTTTATCGCATCGACCCGTCAGAGCTTGGCTTCCAATTCAAAGATCAAACAAATATCTTTGGACAAGCTGGACAAAAGGAACGTTTGCAGCATTCAAAAGACAAAGGTTTGAAACCTATTCTTGTGTTCTTACAAGAGGTGATCAATTACTATCTTGTATCAGAATTGGATGAAGATTTTGAGTTTGTTTTTACAGGTGTGGATGCAGAGGATGAAGGTAGACAGGTTGAGATTGATGCTAAGAAGATTCAAAATGGTATGGTTTGCTTGGAGGATATTTTTGAAAAATACTCTGGACGTAAATTCAATCCTGAAACGGATACTATTCTGAATCAATCCTATCAACTTCAAAAGCAAATGCAATTACAGCAAGCTATGTATGGTGGAGAAGCGATGAATGAAGAAGTGGATCGTCAGATAGCTTCGGAAGAAAAGGAAGATACACAGAAAGCCTTTAGTTCGAATCCTATTATGGATGCTGCTATGTCTTACATTGAGAAGAACTGGGGTGAATTATGAACGTTCGGTACGTTAAGAATATAAAAGTCGAGAAAATGCCGTTGGTGTCAAATATACATCATCATGTCGATCCTATGCGTTATCCTAAAGTTCAAGAAGGGTATGAAGGAATGGCGCAGGTTATTTTCTCGACACAGATAAACAATATGCTAATGGATTTGACTAAGAAAATGGTCAGTCAAAAATCGAAGTAGTCTATGCTATTCACACCGGAAGAAATACAGCAGTTGTTTTTCATTGTCGATTATCGTATTGCACGAGTGATTGCCGATGTATTGGGAAAAGATTATCTTTCCCCAGACGACATAGATGTACTTAAAAGGTTCGATTTTGACCTAAAGACAGAAATTCTAAAAATACCACCTTACTGGCAAGCATTCATATTTGGACGGTTAGCAGCCATACTTTCCCCTGCACAGCTTTCTTCGCTTAATTTTGATGATTTGAGACAATATATCGAGAAAGAACAATATCCACAATTAACAACAAGGGAAAAGGCAGAATACAATGCGTCTGCCATGCGTTCTTATTCTTATATAAAAGGAATGGGAAATAAAATAAAGGATTCTCTTTCTTCCACCATATCGGAAGAAGAAATGAAAATAGCTGTTGCGGAGCGAGAAAGGGAAGTTGAAACAGCTATTAAAGAAGAACTTTCAGAAGGGGTTCTAAAAAGGAAATCCGTTCAGTCTATAGTAAGTGCGCTTGGACATAGATTGGACGAATGGAATCGTGACTGGGGACGTATAGTTGCTACCGAAATGGAGAATATTTTTCAGATAGGTACGGCTCAAATGATAATGAAAGAACATGGCATCCATGCTAAGGTGTATAAGCAAACAATGCCACAAGCCTGCCGGTATTGCTTAAATGCCTACACTACAAATGGCTATGGTTCTAAGCCAGTTATATTTGATTTATCCGAATTGATTGCTAACGGAACGAATATAGGCAGAAAATCAAAGGATTGGAAGCCTGTTTTAACAAATATTCACCCTTTTTGCAGATGCAACCTCCGTTACATTCCAGATGGCTATGAATGGGATGATAAAACACAATCTTTTGAACCTAAAAAAGTGGAAGATAAAGATCGTGTTGAGAGAAAATCAAAGGTGAAAATTACAGTAGGAACAAAACATTTCGAAGTATAATGAAAACAAGGACAATTTTTAATTCTGGTTATATCAGCATACCTACAGTGGATAGTTCAAAATGGATAAAGGATATTCAAGTGGGAGATGTAGTAAGAACCACTTCCGGTTATAGGAGAGTGGTTAAGGTGACACAGTTTGAACCATCATCTATTCCCCGTATTTTGGATGTGTGCTATATTACCGAGGACGAAACTCTTGAAAAGGGGTATCGGGAAGACGCGCTACATAGGATAACGGAAAGTTCATTTGTTTTGTGTGACAACAAGGTGAAAAAAGCTAATAGGATACAACCAGGAGATGTTATCATGTTGAAAAATGGTTGTAAGGGCAAGGTAACTAATATTATACAGATACCTATTGATAATGTTTCGCAATATTTTTATAGTTTTGAACTTGATAAGCCGGACTTCTTTTTTGCAGATAATGTTTGCATCCCGGACGTAGTTTGCAGCAGTAATTCAAAATAAAGAATGAGATTAGTTGAAAGACATATTGTAAAAGATAACCGATTTGAAGATATTTGTTTCAAATCAGGTCTGTTGTATAATTATGTCTTATATAATGTACGTCAAGGAATTTTCAACGAAGAGTATCTGGAAGAATATGAATTTTCAACCAAACTTTGTAAAGAAAACCAATTTGATTTTAGAAATCTTCCGACTGCAATTTCTCAACAAGTAGTTACACAGGTATTTTCAAATACAAAAGGATGGATAAAGGCGAAAAAGGAATTTGAAAAGAATCCATCTAAGTTCCGTTCAAAACCGAAATTACCTAATTATAAGAAAGGTAAGAAACAGAACATGGTTGTGTTTGCAACAAATGCTTGTAGGGTCAAAGATGGGTATATTTATTTTGTTAAAAACATAATTCATCCAATTAAGACTAAAATAGGAGATAGTAAGCTATGTCAGGTTAGAATCATACCTCAAGCCACATGCTATGTAGTTGAAGTGATATATGAAAAGAAAGAACAAAATTTGAATTTAAACAAAGATAATGTTCTTTCGATTGATTTAGGATTGAATAATTTATGTTCATGTATTAGCAATGTAGGATTAATTCCTTTCATTGTAAACGGACGAATTATGAAATCTTTTAATCAGTGGTACAATAAGAGAAAAGCTAAATTAATGTCTTTTGCAGGAGATAAAGGAACTTCAAAAAGACTTAGACAACTTAACAATTATAGGAATTTTTGGATAGAGGATCATATTCATAAGGTTAGTAGATTTGTTATAAACTATTGTGTTGACAATAATATCGGTAGTCTTGTAGTAGGACTGAACAAAGGATGGAAGCAAGAAATTAATCTTGGAAAGAAAACAAATCAGAAGTTTGTAGAAATTCCTTTTTCAAGACTTATAGATAAAATCTCCTATAAATGTAAATTAGTTGGAATTAGTTTTTATCTTAGCGAAGAATCCTATACATCAAAAGTTGATCATTTGGCTTTTGAAGGATTAGAAAAACATGATGTTTACTTAGGTAAAAGAAAGAAACGTGGATTGTTTCAAAGCTCTGTAAATAAACTGATTAATGCAGATATAAACGGAGCTATTGGAATTGGAAGAAAAGTATTCGGTGATTCTTATGCAAGTAGGATAATCGATAGTGGGTTAGCGTTTAACCCTATTAGAGTAAACATTTTATAATGTGAATTTGATAAATAAAATTTTAAAATTTTAATGACGTGGGACTGAATTTGAAAGCGTTACTTGGTTTACAGACGCAAAAAGAAAAAATAGATGAGTATAAAGGACTTCTTAAAAAGGAAAGAGAAATAAAGCAAGAAGTAGATTCACTTGCGGAGAATTACTCTTTACAAAAGTCTCAATACGATTCTTTGAGAGGTAGCGACAATGCGGAAGCTGCTATGAAGGCAGAGAGTTGTTTCAGCGAGTTCTTGAAACAGCAATCAAAGGATTTAATGAGTGTTTACAATAGAAGAAATTCTATCCAGAAGTCGATTGAGAGACTGGAAAACGATGAAGATTTTGCTGAAATGGCAAAAGATATTCGTCACCTTGAATGCCGAGAGCTTTGGAAACAAGGGTTGATTAAAAAATCGGTTTATTTTGATTTGTTCAAAGCAAAACAAGGAAAGGTGCAATTTGCCGATGTACTGGTTTTTAGAGGTGACAAACTCCTTATCTTGAACCGTGTGGGAGAAAAGGGAGCGGTGTCGAACGATTGGTGTATTCCAGGGGGACATATTGATCCAGGGGAAACTTTCTTGCAAGCAGCCAAAAGAGAGCTGTTTGAAGAAACTGGTATTGATATGTCGGAAAGTTTATTGATTCCTGTCGGTAAGTATATCCCCAAAAGAAAAGGGATAGAGATTCACTATTTTATGTGTCATATTGACGATCAGACACCAGTCAATATCCTTGTGGATGCGGAAGAGGAAACAGGGTCGGAATGGATCAATCCTTACACGGAACTTGATCTTTACAACTTCATTTTTGATATGAAGGATAATATCAAGCGCATTCTTGGTATTGAAGTGCCGGATGAATTTCAATTGGTAATGAAGTCATTCAAGGACGGGAAAATATCAAAGGAAGTATTTACTACCTATTGCGAGAAAAATCCCGAAAAACTGGAAAAATCAGCAAACAAGACTTTTTTCACACATGAAGAAAGAAAGGATTTGGCAAAGAATGGTGAGGCAATGCCAAATGGGAAATATCCTATTAGAAATCGCCAGGATTTGAAAGATGCTATCCGTTTATCTGGTAGTTCTTCTATGCCGAAGGAAGATGTAAAGAAATGGATCAAGAAGCGTGCAAAAGAGCTTAATTTGGAAGACGAACTGCCAGAAGATTGGAAAGTTGAAAAAACAATGGACACGGAAGATGTTCATACATTGCAACGTGAATCTTTGGATGGAGAAACTAAAAATATCGTCCGTACAGAAGATGGAGTAGGAGAAGGCTGTTCTCATGAAGGAAAGATTGAGAAAGCCATTACTTTCAAGAGAACTGTTTATGAAGAAAAAGAAGTGGAAGTCGAGGAAGAACCAAACAAATACACTTACGGAAACTTCCAAATCTCCTTTAGTGATAATGACGGAGGACATGGAGATAAGTTTGCCGATTTTTTAGCTACTTTCCAAAAAGTAACAAACTTATGTAAGCCTTTTTCTGTGGTTATCAAGACGGAAGATAACGGTGAACAAGAATGGAAGTGGGGCACTAAATTCAGATTAAACGGCGTTTCCAAAACAGAAGATATTAGAAAATCACAAGAGGACACTGTTTCTAAGAAAGAAAAGGAAGATGAACTTGAAAAGTCCGAGAGGAAAGATAAGAGTATTTTCAACACTTACCTTAACTTTCTTGAAGGTGCTAAGACCCGTCTTAAAAACATTCATTGGGGAGAGGAAGATAACTCGAAGCACGTTTATCTTGATGATCTTTCGGAAAATGTTTCTGAATTTGAAGATAAGATTGCAGAAGCCGGTCAAGCAGGATTCGGACGGTTTAAGGATGGAGAAATACAAGGTGACGAGGTGGAAGAATCTGATCCTATCGCTATTTGCCAGATGATTTTCGACAAGACGGTTGAGTTTAGAAAGGAACTTGCCGGACGGGACGAATACAATGGTGAGGTAAGTTGGATTGATGATTTCCTTGCCACACTCAAACAATCGAAATACAGATTGCAATTGCATTAATACAAAAGGTATAGATTGTGATAATTATTAATAAAAGTTAAAATATTGGGTTATTGCAATTTATACCTATTTTTGCAGTATTTTTGAGTGTCGCTATTACGCTTATATTTAATATAACAATCATAGAATGTTTGATAGTTTCAAATTATATGTAGACTTGGACTTGGAAAAGGCTAAAAAGGATGATTCTTTGAATGAATCTCCATATTCTAATATGGTCTTTTCCGGCGTAGCTTCTGATTCTTCAAAGGACGATGAAGAAGAAGTGTTAGAGCCGTCTGGGTTTATATATGATAGATTTTTGAAATCAGGATTGTTCAATCTCGATCATTTGCCGACAAGATCGCCTATCAATAAAAGTAGATTTTGGATAGGCGAGCCTATTGAAGCCTATGTGAAAGACAATAAGTTTTTTGTGAAAGGTAAATTATGGGAAAAATCACCGGAAGCTCGTGCTTTTTGGGATAAGGCTATTGAGATGAAGGAATCCGGTTCAACAAGAAAGCCTGGAATGAGCGTTGAAGGTAAGGCTTTGGAAAGAGATAAACGGAATCCAAAAAGAGTGACAAAAGCCCTTATTACAAACATAGCGTTGACTATGACGCCTGTTAATACCAAAACTTATCTTGATATTGAGAAAAGTAAAGGGAACAGGGGGAACGATTTGTTGGAAATGCAGAAATCCGCTATCCTTTTTGAGTATTGCACCGAAAATGGGATAGTTCAGATAGATAACAATTTTAAGGTAAATTTCCAAAAGTCGCATTCTTTTGATGTTGGTTCTTTTTGGGAAATTTACAAATCAGTTCAAAAAGGAAGATTGGATAGAAGTGTTCTTGATACACTTGTAGAAAGAGTTCGACAATAATTTTTAAATAGATAGTATATTATGCTAAACTTGAATGAATTTAAAAACGATCCGCTATACAAGGCACTCGAAAACTCTGGTTTTAGTGCGGAAGATATTGCTTCTATGGTGGAAAGAGGTGATGTAACTTTTGAGAAGTCTAAAACTGTTGCTGAAATGAAGGATTCCGAAAAGAAGGAAGAAAAAAATATCGGCAACGATAAGAAGCATGAAGATGCCCTTAAAGAGGACGAAAAAGAGGACAAGAAAGACGTAAAGGATTTGAAAGAAGACATCAAGGAAAAAGAAGATAAAGTTGAGAAATCTTTCTCTATGGAAGATATGAAATCTTTCGGTGCTTCTTTGGCTGCCAATATCGTAAAAGGAATGACAGAGGTTATGAACGAACGTTTTGGTAACATTGAAAAATCTTTGGAAACTTTCGGCGCACAAACTCCATCTTTCAAAGGTGTTCAGACTTCTGCCGTTTTGGAAAAATCTATGAAACCAGAAGTGGACGAAGAAGGAAAGACTTTGTTGTCTGTCACTAAACAGCGACCTTTAGTTACTGCTGCCATCAATAAGGCTATTGAAAACGAAGGAGAAGAACTTGAAAAATCCATTGGCGATGATGCTTTAGCTTTCTTGGCAGATACGCAAGCCGAAACTATTGGCAAGAACTTGGCGAAGTTCATGTACGAAAAGTATAATATCAAGTTCCACAAGTAAGAAACAATTCGATTGAATATAATATAAAATATTGATAATCATGGAATTATACAATTATAATGATTTGGCAGCTTTTGGAGGTAGCAATAACGTTGCTGACGTGTTAAAAGCTATGGAAGCCGGCTTACAGACTGGTATGCAATACAACGACCAGATTAACAATGGTGGAGGTTTGAAAATAGAATCTTTGGATGCTTACATCAAGGTTCTTGCCAACCGTTTGAATCAGTTGGTCTTTTATAATGAAATGCCGAAACAGAGAATCGAGAATACGGTTCATCAGTACAACCAGTTGTACAAATATGGTGAAGATGTAGGCATCTTCAACCGTGAAGGTGAAACACCGGAAGAAACCGATACTCAATACATTCGCAAATCTATTATCGCTAAGTTCATGGGATTGACAGGGCAGGTAACAGACCCAGCAATGTTGGCGAAGTTGGCAGGTGGTATGAATATGTACACTCGTGAGGTACAGAACAAGACAACTCTGTTGCTTACTTTGATTGACACTAACTTGACGAGTGCGGATTCTACTTGTGTGGAAGAAGAATTTGATGGCATTTTCCGTCAGCACATGATGGGTGTCGCTTCTGCTGATCGTGGTTCTACGGAAGGTATGAGCACAGAACAGATTTTGGATGCTTATTATGGCTCTGCTGCCGTTATTGATGCACAGGGTGGCATTTTGACTGATGCTTTGGTAGAAGATGCTGCTGACGCTGTTGTAAATGTTTACAATGGTTATATCGACCGTATCGTTTCTGCTCCGGCTGTATTTAACAACTATGTGAAGAAATTCCATGAATCGAAACGCGTTGTTGTCGGTATGGCTAACAGTGTTGTAGGTGCAACGATGGGTCAGTCTGTAAACAATATCGTAACACAGTTTGGTAGTGTTGCAGTTAAGAGCGATAAGTTCTTTGACGTTCGCAAACCTATTAAGGCTACTACTACTGCTACTTCCCCGAAAGCTCCGGCAACTCCTGTTGCAGGTGGAGCAAAATCGGCTGTTATTACAGATGCTAAAACCAACTTTACATTACATGCGGGTTCTTATGGTTATCTGGTAACCGCAAAGAACCGTTATGGCGAGTCTGCTCCGCTTAAATTAACTGACAACGCTTTGGCTGTTGGAGCTAATCAGTCAGTTGACTTACAATGGACTGCTAGTGTTGGAGGCACTTATCAGGCTACTGCTTATGTGGTTTATCGTACTAAGAAAGTAACTACTTTGACAGATACAACAGAATATTACCCTATTTTCACCATTCCGGCTTCTATGCTTGCTGCTGGCTATGATGGTGCGGCTGCTACAAAGGTTCGTGACCGTAACCGTATCATTGCAGGAACGAAGTCTGCTTTGATTTACTACAATGATAGCCAGATCAACGAATACTTGCAGTTCGGTGACACTCGTAAGATCGACTTTGCAATTACCGCTCCATCTCGCAGATTTGCAATCTTGAACTATGGCACTCCGGTTATGTATCAACCTGCTAAGGTATGTCGTGTTATTAATATCGGTGACGAAGGCTTAGGCGCATAAGAGATCACACTTTAGTCGTTGGAATTAAAATAAACAAGAGGGAAGGAAAGGGTTCTTGTAGCTTCTTCCCTTCCCTTAATAATTTAAAAAATTTGAAATATGGTTACAATAGTATCAACAATCTATAAGAATACTGTTATCCAGTTTAATAACGAACTTGTAAAGTTTACGAACGGAAAATCAACCGTAAAGGATGAAACGTGGGAATATATTAAGATGGGAGGATTCAAGGGAATCACTTCTTTGGAAGAAGCCGATGGGTTAGAAAAAGAAAAGTCGGAAAAAGAAAAGGACGATGAAGCCACAATTAAAGTTCTGAAAGATGAATATGATTTTGAGATTAGTCGTTTGAACGGTATTATCAATGACAAGAACGCTCAAATTGAAAAAATGAAACAAGCTGCTGATGTTTGGAGAAAAGAGTGCGAAAGGTTGATGAATGGTGGAAAGCCAAAAGAAATAGAGGAAGAAAAGAAGGAAGAAGAAAATTCTTCTAATGAAGAAGAAATAGCCTCTTTAAAAGAAGATATGCTCAAAATGTCTTTTGAAGATTTGAAAACCCTTGCTATTGAAAATGGTATGTCTAAGCAAAAGGCAGGAAGATTCAAGGAAGAAGATCAGAAAGACGAGCTTATTAATGCGATAATCGCTTTACCTAAAAAATAAAAGTATGCCGGGACAACTGACGTTTACAATAAAATATAAAAAGAACACAGGATCGGTCATTTCGGTAGCCGAAATGTGGAATAATTACCTGTACGGTATCACTATACAGGCTGGAACTGGTACGGCTTTTTCTGATGATGCTCTTAGAACTTATCTTAGTGCAGCGCAGAGAGAGGTTGAGAACTATTTCAATCTTAAATTTGTAAAGCAGTTGGTTGAATCGGAAACGCATTCTTATTACAGGACAGATTATTTTCAGCAATTCCCTATCATACAAACCAACTGTCCTGTAAGAGTTCCCCTTGCATTAACAGGTATGTTAAACAAGATGGAGCAGATCATTTATCCGCAAGCATGGCTTACATGTGAAAAGGATATGGACGGGATAGGAAAACGGAGAATGAGTGTAGTACCTACTGGGGCAAGTTCGGTCAGGGGAAATGCCGATGTTATTCTTACAGGTATAACAACTCAAATAGGATTTCAACGGTACACAAACATACCGGACTATTGGGATATTCAGTATATAACCGGATTTGATTTGGATAAAATGCCGGTTGATTTGATAAATCTGGTTGGTAAGCTCGCTTCATTCGGCCCGTTAAATATTGCTGGAGATATGATATTCAATCTTCCGGGTATTGCGTCCATGCACCTGGAGATAGACGGACTTAGACAATCCATAAACTCTACTGCTTCTGCTGAAAATGCAGGGTATGGGGCACGTCTGAAACAGTATCAGAAAGAAATAGAGGAAACGGTAGGACGGATAAAACTTGTGTACGATCAGTTTAAATTTTTGGTATTATAAGGAGGACGTATCGTGGCAAAAAGCATTTTACAATCACCTATTCCGGCTTTAAGCAATGCAAGTCCTGAATTTATGCGTTCAGAGTTCGATTCTGCTGTGTATTTGAAAGGATATGAGGTGGTAATCGAAAAGGCTTTGAGATGTCCTTGTAACGCGCCAGATTCTCCTTTGACGGATTGTCAGAATTGTTTCGGCACAGGATATTTTTATGTGAACCCTGTAAGCACACATGCACTCATAACCGGAATAAACGGAAACAACGACTATAAACGTTGGTCGGAAGAACTGATAGGAACTATCAATGTAACGGTGACGGATACAGATAAACCGAATATGGGGTATTTTGACAGGATCACAATTCAAAAGGAATATTCTTATTTCAGCGAAAATCTTCCTGTCAGAACAGACGGAGAGAACTTTTTCATATTTACTACTTATAAGCCGTTATCCATATACAGCATACATGTGTTTGATGGTTCTACAATGCCTTTAAGACAACTTTCAGTGGCAGATTACAAAGTAAGTGATGCGAATCCTTATTGCATAATTTTGACTGCTGATATGGCTTTAAACCCAGTTGTGAGCGTTTATTATCAGCATCAACTGGAGTTTCATGTATTGGATTTCCCACACGAAGTACGTGCTTCATGGAAAAAGAATAAGGAATCAGGACAATTGGAAAGAACAAGGCTTCCTATCCAGGCGGTAGCAAGAAGAACGCATTTGATAGTCTCTGAAAAGCCTAATTTTGATGGTTCGGGCGTTATTTTGAACGATAACATACAAATGAAAGTGGTGGAATGATTTTACCAATAAATATAGATTTAGGTGATCTTGTGGAAGAGTTTAATCTTTCAGGGGATCAATCTGTGTTTTTAGGTTCTTCCATTATTGATGCGGTTGTCTCGGAATATCAGCTTAGGTGGCAAAATCTTATATCAAGCAATCTTCATAAAACAAGGAATGAATATAAAAGGGGAGTTTTCATAGAAAGAGAATCCCCTTTGTCCGTTACATTTGGGTTGACAAACAGAGAATCTTCTATTCCTTTAATGATAGAAGAAGGGCAACCACCTTTTGATGAAAAAGAAGGATTTAGAAATTCCCCAAAAAGAAAAGAAGCGGAAGGTGGAGGTTGGTACATTGATATTCCTTTCCGTCACGCAACTTCGGAAGCGGTAGCGGATTCTGGATTGTTTTCAACTATAATGCCTCAACAGATTTATAATGCTGTAAGACAGTCAGGGAGATTGGAAAAGGGAAATTTGCCGGAAAACTTTTCGGAAAAGGGACAAAGAAAAGAAATAAACAGGTTGGGAGTAAATAAACCATCTTACATGCACAAAGCACCTATTTATCAAGGTCTTACGAAAGTAAATATAGCTTCTACTGCAAATGAGACAAGAAGTGGCTATTTTACATGGAGAAGGGTAAGTGAAAATTCTGACCCCAACAGTTGGTGGAATGGTGGTATCATCCCATACAAGCTCATGGATAAGGCTCTTGAACAAGCTAAGATAGATATTGTCGCAGATAGGGTTATAAATGAATTTTTAAAAGCTATTTGATTATGTTACAGATAGTTAAGATAAAAAAGATTATAGAAAGTTGTTTGGAATATGTTCAGACTGACTTTGAAAGTAAAAACAATGAAAAGGATTCTTTCTTGTATAAGGTGTTGGGAGACACGCAGGATGGTTCTTACAACTTCTATGAGCAGGCAAAGAATTTGTTTTTGCGGAAAGAAACAAACCCTAACAACATAAAGGTATTGCTGGAATATCCAAAGGACAGAGCAGGACTTCCGTCTTATGTGATTCGTGAACCGGGAAAGAAAGGTGGTATCGCCAACTCTATAGGTAAGATAGAATCTTTTATGGGTGGCGTTCCTATGTACAGAGATACAAGACAGTATGGATTGGAAATTATGTGTTTTTCTGTAAATATGAACGAATCAATTTTGATGTCAGAAATTTTGTATGCACTTTTACTTGGTTCTTGGGATTTATTGGCTTCTCAATTTCTTAAAATAGAGTTTTCCATGAAAGAACTGATGATGGAGAACCATTTGATGCCAACTCCTATTTTTATCCGTTCTATCGGATTGGAATTATCTTCGGAAGAAATAGCTCCAGGACTTGTGGATACAACTTTACTTGGAAAGATCATCTTTGGAAAGGTCAACCAAGTGGATAGTATTGCTCTTGGCGACCCAACCGCTATCGATGGACTTCCAGGGGTGGAATCAGAAATTAAAGGCGGTTGGTAGAACATTGAGCGAAAAATGATTACCTTTGGTGAAACAAATTTGAAGAAGAGAATCAAAGGATTTGTTTTCATTATCTGAATTTTCAACCTTTACGGAAGAAAGATAATTTAAAAAGAGAGGTATGATTCCACCTAATTATTTAGAAAGGATAGATGGGATAAAATCATATAAATTCGATATATAAATAATTAAATATAAATAATATGAGCACATCATTTATTTTTAACAATAAGCAAATTACTCTCCCTGGGGCGTATTCTACTATAAAAAGCGGAGAAACATCTCCAGCTCGCACCTTAGACTATTCAAAGGTGCTCATAGTTGACACTGGGGTTTATGGTGCAAATTGGTGTGGCGGTTCCGGTGTAGCTGGAGAAAACTATCAGAACTTGGATGCAGTTTATAGATTTGACACATTGGCAGAGTTCCGTTCTTTCATGAAAGGCGGTATGTATTGGAAAATTGCAGAGGCACTTTTTACACCGGATTATTCGAATCCTGCCTCTACCGGTATTTCGCAGCTTTTGTTTGTAAGAGCAGCAAAAACAACTTCTGCCACTATCACTTTTGCAACAACAGAAGGTGGAACGTTTGAAGTTAAAACTTTGGACGAAGGAAAGGGAGCAAATGGCACACTTTCGGAAGCTGGTAATCTGATTACTGGTTATGGCGTTTCTATTGTGGCAGGAGAAGATGATCCTGAAAAATGGATCATGAAGTTTTACGTTGGCTCTTTTACCGGTTATGCAGAGGATGGTTATCCTATTGGAGAAACACCGGAAGATCAGGCAGCACCTACTTTGGTATTGCAGTCGCCTGAATTTAATAATATTCAGACTTTGATTGATTGGGCTAAATCAGACTCCAATTTTGCGAATTTGTTTGTATTGACAAGCAATGCAAAGAAAGGAGGTGAAGGAACTGTAGCGGAAAACGACGTAACAACGGCACTTGCAGGAAAGAAATTCGTACTTGCAAAAGGCGGTACGGAAACTTATAATGCCGATTACATGACACAGGCTCTTGCTGCTATCACAGGATTGGACTATAGTTTTGCTCTTATGGATCAGTTCGGGCAAAATGCGGATTCTGCATTGCAGAAACAGTATATTTCCCACATGAACAGTCAGGCAAAATACACCCATTTCTTGTTTGTTGGAGGATATGCTGATGCTGCTAATTTCTCTAAATCACTTGACTTGGCAAAAGGATTTAACAGCGAACTTGTTCAGTTGGTACATGGAGGCGCAGGCATGACTTCTGGTATTACAGGTGTAAAAACACGTTGGTGGGGTGTGATGTATAATTTGTGTTGTATCTTGGGAAGAACAGCCGGAAAACCGCCTTATATTCCTGTTACAAACAAGACGATCGGTATTGACAAATTACAGCATACTTTGAGTGAAGTTGAAAAAACGAAGGCTTTGGATGCTGGTATGCTTGTGACGGTTTACAATGACTACACTAACAATTTTGTTGTGTTGCAGGGTGTGAATACTTTGCAAGATAACAAGGTGTTATTCAACTCCAATGGTCAGAGCCACAGCATTCAGTTCATGCGTATTGTCGCACAGATTAACAAGGAATTGGTTGTAAATGCTTCTATTGATCTGCTTGGACAGGAAAATGGTGTAAATGTCAATACTTTGTCTGCCGGCGCAGTGAAGGACTGGACGGTTGCTTATTTGCAATCCAGAGTAGCAACGGAAGCACAGGATAACTTGCTTCTTTCTTTTAAAGATGTTGTCGTAACAAGACAGGAAGATGCTTGGTTTGTTACTTACAAGATCGTTGTTAACAATGAAATCAACAAGTTGTTCTTTACAGGCTTCTTAATTCGTGGATAATAATTCTAAAATAGAATATCATGCAGACATTTAGTGCACCTATGGCATATATCAAAATTGGCGGTGAGACTGCTGGTTTTGTCAGAAATATTACCGTACAGGAACAGATCAATCGTGTGGATGTACAAGGATTGGGTAGTTTGCCTATTCAGGAAATCCCGCCTGTATCTTACAGATGTTCCGCAACTGTGGACCAGTTCTTTTTGTCTTTCAAAGCTCCGGTGGTAGAAGCAATGATTCATCGCTTGGGAACTTTGCAGGAAGTTTTGGACACTCTTACATTCGCAGAACAAGGTTTTTCTATCATGATCTATAAGAAATTGGTTCAGAACTTTGATGATGCCCGTAAGATGGTGACGCAGGTTGACCCGACAGGTCAGACGGTTGCTCTTTTAACTCCGTGTTTCATTGAAAATCAGAATTGGCAGTTGCAGGAGCAATCTGTTGCTTCCTATAATGTCAATATTAGGTATCTTAACCCCGTCGTAACTGCCGAATATTGAGGCAATTAGATTTTATTAACGTCATTTTTAAAGGTAAGAATTGAAGATGTTATATCTAAAGTTCTTACCTTTGTTGTGTATAACAATAAATGCCCATACAAAGATTGCAGTCAATGTATGGGCAGATTTCGATAAATTGAACTTAAATTGGTTTTGGTTATGAAAGCTAATTTTGACAAAGGTACAAAAATTTGCTCTAAGTGCAAGAGAGAACTCCCTATTGAGAATTTTCAAAAGAACAGCTATTCTTCTGATGGATTTACTTGTAGATGTAAAGAATGTCTTTCTCATAAAAATATGACAGATGAGGAAAAGGAAAGAAGAAAGCAAATCCATAAAAAATATCGTTTGTCTGAAAAAGGAGAAGAAAGTAGGAAAAGACAGAATGAGCGAAAGAGAAATGATCCTGAATATAAAGAGAAAAATAGGCAAAAATCACACGAGTATTATCATAAAAACTTGGCACATCCAAAGAAATTAAAAGAAATTGAAATAGACGAAAATGGAAATGAAGTTTTTGAATGTACTACTTGTAGAAGAAAACTTCCTATAGAGATGTTCCCAAAAGACAATACCAATAGACTTGGTATTCATTTTTCATGTAAAGATTGCTATAACGCTTATCGTAGAGAAAAATCGCATACAGAAGAATATAGAGAGAAAAACAGAAAAAAGATGGCAAAATTTAGAAATTCAGAAAAAGGGAAAGAATATTTTTCTGAATACAGAAAATCGGAATCATTTAAACAATCTTCAAAAAAATATAGAGAATCTGAACATGGAAAGGAAACAAAAAGACAATATAGAAAGAGGCTTTGGAATGAAAGTCCTGAATATAAATTAGAGACTGCTTTAAGAAATAGAGTTAGATTAGCGATAAAAAATGGCTCTAAAGCTGCTTCTACTATAGAACTTGTTGGATGCTCTGTCCAAGATTTAAAAAAACACATTGAATCACAATTTTGTGAAGGTATGAGCTGGGATAATTATAATCATAAAACTTGGCACATTGATCATATAGTTCCTTGTTCTGCTTTTGATTTAACGAACCCAATCCACCAAAGAGTTTGCTTTAATTGGATGAATTTACAGCCTTTGTGGAGTAAGCTAAATATAAAGAAAAAAGATAGATTAACAGAAGGGTCGCAGGAATTAGTAGATTTTATAAGAGACGAATTAGGGATTAAAGAAGAAATCGTTTTAAAGGATGTTGAAAAGAATAGATAATCTTTTCAGAAAGCAGAGCAAAAGTTCTGCTTTCTCTGTTTTATAATTATCTTTGCATATATCAATTAATTAATCACAAAACAAAGTATGAATACGAAAGAAATTACAGTAAAAGGAAGAAAGTACGAAATTCAATTTCCTAATGTAGGACAGTATTATCAGATCGAAGTAAACAAGCAGAGATTAGGGAAAGGAAGCTATAACTCGTTGATCGGTAATCCTACCATTACAGCACAGCGTGCGTTGGATATGATTGACGTTGAGGCAACATTATCCGTTCTTTGTCCGCAGTTGGTTGCGGATTTGAAGGTAAAAAGTTTCTCGGAACTTGGGCTGAAAGATTTTAAGGAGATCAGTGATATTTACATGAACGAGGTGTTTCCTTTCTTGAAAGAGGCTGAAAAAATACTTTCTTCTGTGGACTGATGAACCGGGAAGAATATAGGAATTTCGTCATAAAATGGGATAACACTTTTCCTATTGACAGGTGGTTTAGGAACAAGCACAATATTCCTTTTCTTTCGGAAGAGCATAAGAAATGTGATTTCTTTGCTGAACTTATGGAGTTCGAAGAAGAAAAGGCATTTTATGAACTTAGTCAAGAAAAGAAAGAAAAAGAGGAAAGAGCGCAAGAATATATTCCCAATATCGGAGATTGGTTAAAAGCACCGGAAGGGGAAATTTCGGAACAAGATACCGCCTTTTATGAAGATCAGATGTTTAAAATGATCGAGATGGAACAGAAGGCAAAAGAAAATAAAGAGAAAGATGGCTGATAACGAAAAAAGACTTAGGGTGTCAGTGGATGTCTCTCAACTTAGGTCGGTCGGGAGAGACGTTGAGAATATGCAACGAAGAATAGTCGAAAATAATAACGACATTATTCGTCAGCAGAACGATGCTCTCAACCAACTTAGGGAACAATTGAACCTTTTGGGACAGCAAAATTCCGAAAAGGGCAGACAGGCTACAGCACCCACACGTCCAGTTGTTCAGCCTACTCCACAACCGGAAGGAGAGGAACAAGAGACTACAGCACCCACACGAAGGAGAAGAAGAAAGCAACCAGAAGCGGACATTTCGGATGAAAGAGGCGAATCCTATCAAGATAGAGGAACAAGAGCTATCGACTTGTCAGCTTTACTTGGTGTCAATCAAGAAGGTTTTCGTGATATTGTGGAAGCTATTTCTTCCGGTAATAGCGATTTGTCTGATATAACAAAGCAAATTCTTCAAAACGTGCAAGCAGGAGCACGCGCTTTAGAGGGAATACAAGAAGGTGTCTTTTCTATTGATGAAACTCTATACAATCAAAGAGGAACTTCTTCTGTGGGTGGATCGGGAATACAGCCTATTCCAGTGCCCACACCATCACCAGTGCCAGCAAGAGAAGAAACACCTATTACAAGAGAAAGAAGGGAAAATGTACAAAGAGGAAGTGACAGAAGTACAGCTACTAACATTGCCACAAGAGTGATTTCCGGTGTTGGAGCTACATTCCAAAGTCCTGCTGCTATGGGCGGAGGACTTATATCTTCTTTGGGCGGAATTGTAGGAGAAGGTCTTTCTTTGATACCTGGTGTGGGGGGATTTTTGGGTGGTGTAACTACTGCGGTCGCTAATGTCATGGCGGGAATTTTCACTACATCTGTTGAAAAGGCTATGGAAGCGCAAAAGAGAACCATACCTTATGCGCAGACAATGGGCGTTTCCGCAGGACAAGCCATGCGCACAGCCTTTGGAGAAGGTAGTTATGCTGCTGGTGCTCTTGGAATGAATGTAGGAGAGTATATTCAAAGACGCACCGCACTTATCCGTGCCGCTGGAGGAAAGGAAGAAACGGTTGCGCCTGTCCCAGAAACGCAAAGTCTGATGGCTGTACAGCGTTTATATGGACTTAGTGATCGTACTGTAATGGGAATGCAAGGGGCGATGCGTTTTGCCCGTACAGAGGAAGGACAAACAGCTTCTTCATCTGCTATTATCCGTTCATTTGAGCAGACAATGAAACAGCTTCAAATTCCTCTTAGTGGGATTGCCTCTACAATGGATGAAAGTATGACTACCTTTATCCGTTCTGCCGATGATATTCTTTCTCGTACAGGTGAAATAGATGCAGCAAGCATAGCTTCTATCATGCGTGCTGTTCGTTTGCAGACCGGAATGGAAGGTAGGCAATTGGAGCGCGTACAGCAGGCTTTCATGGGACAAGGGATTTCACAAGATGATGTAACTCAAACTCTTTTGTTCCGTGCTGCTCAACAGGCTACAGGGGCGATGAATCCTTCCGATGTTCTTGCTGCTATGGACGATTTATCAAGAGGCGAAGGGGATAAAAATATAATGAAGCGGTTTCTTGAATCATTAAAGGAGATATCGGGAGGAAGTCTTGAAATGCTTCGTCACTTGATGCGAGGTGCTTTCACAAATCTTTCTTATACGGACATCAACAAGATAACAGAGCGCAGGGATATTGATTTTGGAGAGTTCTTTGAGAAAATGGAAGAATCCAGACAAGCACTTAGGAGGCAGAACGATCCGACAAACAGATATGAACCCACTGCTGCCGAAAGAACGGTTACGTCTGGTGAAAAGATGATGTCTACCTATGAAAATAGAATGATTGGAATTGGTGAAGCAAATATAGACAGGTTGGGCAAAATGTTGAACGCCATAAATGGAATCTACAATAGCATAACGAGTTTCCCTACTGCTGTTGAGAATTTATTTACACAATATAAAGATGCTCTTGACAGGGGAGATGGAGCTACGGCAACGGCAGCAAGAACGGCTTTGCAGAATTTCCCAGGCATTATGATGGAAGCGTTTTTTAAAAAGATGATTAGATCGGAGGAATAATCTATGACAGAAAAAGACAACAACAAAACAAGTGTACCACCAATATATCCACTTCCAGCGTATAGGTATTCTACCATACAGGATTTTATTGATGTATGGCAAAAGGTTGTTCCTACTGGGAAGAAAAAATACACTCCATCTGAATTATTGAAAGTAAAGAATGAAAAGGGGGTTTCCAATCTTGATATTATTTGGGGGACTTATGACAAAGAGGAACAAGCGAAATACAAAAGCGATTATGATTCCGGCACATTGCCTTACGTAAAGCAAGGGACAACTTTGTTCTGCCCGAAAGATGATACGCCATTGTCCCTTACAAAAGCTGCAAAAGAAGGACAATTTGTATCACAAGGAAGTTTTAAGGCTTATTGGGGAGAAAATTATGAAAGCCTGATAAGTGATGAAGAATATTTGCCCGATACAAGTGTAACTTCCTCACTCAAAGGGACAGGAATAAATGCTAAGATAATTTCCATGAACGTAAGGGTATGGGTATATATTAAGGCTTTGGATAAGGTTATGGACTTATCCCCTTACGTTTTGCAGGTAGTAACGACAAAATCAAAACAGACGGGAGAATTTACCATTCTCCTATCACCTTTTTATGCCAATGAAAGTTCTTTTGCTTTTGGAGAGTCTATTGTGGAACAGTTTAATCTTGTTTCTAATAGCGGAGCACAGGTCAAGTCTTTTCAAGAAAAGTTTATTCAAAACAACGATATAGTCTTTATCCGGTTTGAACGTTTGAAAAAGGAAAAATCAACGGGAGATTTGGATTTAGGAAAGCAAGTGAACTTGGAAATCCCTGTTTCTAAAATAGCTAAAAACAACATTTGGGATATGATAGGTTTTGTGGACACTTGTACATCCTCTTTTGCAGCACAAGGAAACGTAAAATCTATCACTATAGATGGAAGGGATATAAATAAACTTTTTACAGAGGATGGCTGCTATTTTATCCCGTTGCTTAACGCTACTGATACGTTTTCTCATTGGTACGAAATGAGTGAGGATAGTATTTGGTTCAAAAGGAACGTTCTTACAGGAGCTTTTTCAAATCTTTTGTGGTCATACGCAGAAAAGCCTATACGGGAGTGTCTATGGTTTATTGTAAACGTCATGTCAACAATAGGAATAGCCAAAAATAGTGTATTTGATTCCTGGCAAGACAAAAGAACAGAAGGGTATGATATTGGAGCAAAGGAAAAACGTCCTGTTAATGGTGTTTGGCAGATAGTAAAAGTATTTGTGGAGGATATTCTCGAAAAAAGAGTTCTTATCGATTCTTCTATTGCCAATCCGAACGGCACGTTATTGGAGTATATGACAAGGGTATGCCAGTTCCCTTTGGTGGAATTTTACTTTGACACCTATATTAATACGATAGATATAGTTGTAAGGCAGCCTCCATTCAATAAGGATGCTATTTTGGGAGCTTATAAGAACGGGCAGTATGTGACGATTACTTCTGGCAATTTGCAAGGATATGATTTGTCTTATGACACAAGAAGTTATTCTTGGTATCAGTTAAGAGTGATGGATAATCATGCCGGACAAAGGAACACAACAAGTCTTGCTTTTGTTCCTATTGTGTATTTGGATGATTATGCCGAAGTGTTTGGTAATAAGAAAATGTCTTTTACAGATCAATATTTGAACTACAAGGAAACGGACGGAATAAACAAGACGCAGACATTATCCAATTTTCAAGAAGCAGCATTGAATGATCTTATATATATTCTGGAGTCAACAGCTTATCTTCCTTTCACAAGAACAGGTACGATTACAATAAATGGCGACAGACGGATAAAGGTTGGTACTTTCGTTTATTTTGAGCCAACAAATGAATTTTTTTATGTATCCTCTGTTGTTAATAATGTTTCTTTCTTGGACGGGAATTTACAAAGACAGACCATTATACAAGTAGAAAGGGGTATGTACACGCCAATTCTTTCCAATTCTTTCTCTTCTGTAAAGGATAGACAGGATAATGCAGGGAAAGAAAGCAAAGATGTGAAACCAGATTATTTCAAATTGGTTGATTTGACTGAAATGAAAAATGCAGTCAAAGTAGCGCAAAAAGATCAGATCGCTACGCTTGTTTCTCCAAAGGTGGATAGGAATCAATTTGAATATTTTCTTAATCGTAAGATGTTTAGTTGAGTATGGCAGGAGGAAAAGTAAGAAAATTGAATGCGTCTCCCGAAGCAATTTCATTCGGATTTATTGTTATTCCTAATGGAGTGGACAGGGATTTGTATGTGGAAACTTGTTTAAGAAGAGGTCGTGTTTCTGTCATGGGAAATGGGGGAGTTTTCTTTCGGGATATTTATATAACAAATGAAGTTTTGGCTAATATCGAGTTCCCGGAGAAAGAAAATGAACAAGGGTCGGCTGTAGTGATAGCGAGCAACCCGTATGACGGTGTTCCTATTGTGATAGGGAGCTATCCGAGAAATGATCAGTCTCCTATGTGGAAAGAGAATACATTCCAGTTCAGAAAGACAGTAGGGAATGTGACTGCATCCTTATCGGTTGATCCGGCTAATAATGCAGTAATTGTTTCTATCAATTCTCCTAAAAAAGCATCCGTAAAGGTACTTGCTACAGGATCAGAAGAATCGGAGGTAATTGTTGAATCCACTGGAAGCGTGAATGTGACCGGAGGAACAAATGTTTTCGTAAAGGGATACACACAGATAGAGGCAAAGGTTGTGAATCCAGAAAAACCGGAAGAAGAGGAAAGAAAAGTCTCTATGGATTTGGAAAAGGTTTATTTTCATTGGAAAACGGAGGAAATGGAACAATCTTTGCAAGTGGATAATTCCGGTGTATCGGTAAAGATTGGGGAAGATGTACAAAGCACGATAACGAAAGAACAGTTAGATTTGAAAACAGGAGCATCTACTTTGAAAATGAACAACGATATTATTGAGTTCAATGGTGGGGGATTGAAAGGTCTGGTTGAACTGGATAATCTTACAAGTAAATTGAATGGTTTTGTAAATACATTCAATTCCCATACCCACAATGTTCCGGCAGGTTCATTTCTTGTTGGAGCAACGGCTGGCGTGCCAAGTCCCGCTCCTGTTCCCGTTACATCTCCCATGCAATCGGCGCAAAGTTTTGTTGCTTCTGATTATGAGAATGAAAAGATAACACAGGGTTAGGATATTGGGAAGAAATTCGTACTTTTGAACAAGTTAAAATTATAAAGCCGTGGCAGTTTTGGATTCAGTGGTAAAAACAGCGAAATCGACACTTAAAAATTTGGGTCGCTCCATGATGGCAGCGCAGTTCCCGAATGATTTTGAAGTGTATATGTGTTCTTTGGAGTTGGCAGATTCCAAAGGGAACACAATTGATGTCTTTACTTTTCCTATTAGCCCGGAGAGTATGGACAAGAGTGAACCGAAAAGAACTACGGTAGTCAATACGGCAGGAGGCATAACAGTGCTCACTTCTCCTGTTTTCATGCCGCAGACGATCACGATAAAGGGGAATTTTGGAAGGACATTCAAGATTCTTTTAAGCGGTTCTGATAGCGTTTCGTTGACAGGTGCAGCTTTTAGTATCTCGGCAGGAAAGCGTTATCTCTATCAATTACAGGGAAAATCTACAAGTTCTCTCACTATGCCTTCCTTTGATGCCGGCATCAAAACGGGATATGGTTGTATCAAGATATTACAATCTATCATAGATAAAAGCAACGGAGTGGACGAGAACGGGTTTCCCATGAAACTTTTCTTCTATAACATGGCACTTGGAGAAAGCTATCTTGTTACGATTCCACCGCGTGGCGTTAATTTCAGTCAGAGTATATCAAAGAATATGATATGGGAATACAATCTTGAAATGACTGTTATAGCTCCTTTAGAAGCGGTTTCGGGAACAAGTGGTAGTAAAAGTTCGCTTTTGGAAATGTGCGCCTCTAATGTGATACAAAAGGGCATAAATGAATTTGCAAGTTCAATCTCTAAAGGTTTGTTGGGCAATGGATGATGCTTTCGAAAAATTTTACAACGTAACGGGATATGATATAAAGTCATATTTCCAGAAGTTTGTTGATTTCTGTGTCAACGATTATCCTCTTATTGTGGATTATTATAGTAATGGTGGGGGGATGAATAAGGATTCTTTCTTGCGCCTTGTTGAACTTGTGAGAGAATCGGAAACGATTGAGCCTTTGTTCATCCTACATGAAAATACTTTGGATGACATTTCCATGTGGGATATTCTGGACAACTTTACAGAGACACAGACAAAACTTTCCACTATTAAAAGTTCCGCAAGGTGGCTTAGAAGTTCTTCTTTAGACAGGAACAATACTTTGCAGATGGAAAAGACACTTCGGACAGGGGAACGGTTTGAAGATGTATCCAGACAGCTTAACAGTACCAACCCGGAAGATGATTGGATGAATATTACAATACCGCAGTATATAGAAGAAACTGATTATTCGTTCTCTGATGGAGGAAACAAGTTCTATATCAATCTAAAGAACGCTGGGAATAATTATCTTGATACTGTTGTGGATGTACTTGTGGGAGATAATATCTTGGGGCGTGACATAGATGTGAATTTTGTTTTTGAGAATGACGATTTGAAGATAGTGGTAGGTGATGATGCGATTCGACAGGCTTTGGATACTATTCTTTCTTCTCAAAAAGGTGCTATACCAGAGTTTAAGGATTATGGAATTGCAAATGAGTTCATAGGAACAACGGTGAACGCAATCCAGTACCCTTCTATTTTTAAGGATGTAATGAATATGTTCCAAAGGGATTCAAGATGGGACTCTGTGGAGTTGATGGATGTAAAAAGAGAGGAAGATGCCGTGTTCCTTTCTTTGCAATGTAAAACGGTAACAAAGAAAGATTATTTAGTAAATGTTCCTATATAATTGATATTCAGATGATTACAAAAACAAGTGCAACAATAACCAATCTAAAGAATCTTTTTATAGAGATGTTTTTAGATAAGACAGCTAAGGTAAGTAATGTAGCTGACGGTTCGGTTGTGAATGCTACGGCATTCGGTGTAGCGAAAGTTGCTCAAAAGGCAATGAAGGATATTGCCATAAAGGAAGCGCAGATATTTCCAGACACAGCTACAGGCGTTTATTTGGATAAGGCTGCTGCTTTGTATGGTGTTAGTCCGCGTAAAGGTGCTTTGGGTTCTTCGACATATATAAGGGTATCTGCTGATCCAGGTACAGTATATGATACGTCTGTTACTTTTGTAAATAAAAATGGTATTCGTTTCCAAGTTGATGAAGCATTGACTGTAGGGGAAAGTGGTTATGGATATGTAAAGGTAAGAAGTATCAACGCAGGGTATTCCACAAACGTACCACCTAACAGCATTACCAATGTTTCTCCGCAGCCACAAGGTCATATCGAATGTACGAATGAATATTATGCTATTGGAGGACGTGATAGTGAGGATGATGAAACGTTTAGAATCCGTATTAAGAACAATCTGAATATCCTTAGCAAGAATACAATAGAATACTGGACACAGACACTTAGCAACATAGACGATCGTGTCTTAAAAGTAATGAGTGCCGGTCTGGACGAAAAGGGCATATATAATCTCTATGTTGTTTCGCAGAACGGTATTTTCTTTACCGAAGAAGAACTTGATACACTTCTTGAAAGCGCACAAGGATATTTTGGTATTTCAGAACTGAATATTGAAGGGAAAGTAGTTGGTATTGGTATCAAGAATATTGATTGGTTCTATGTGGGTTCAGAAAGGGGGTTGGATTTCCGTGTTCAGCTTCAACCGGATTACGATGTGTCTACTGTGCGTCAGAACATACAAGTGAACCTTACTAAATATCTTGATTTTCGTTTTTGGACACCTGGAAAAATCGTAGAATGGGACGATTTGCTGGATATTGTAAAAAAGACCGATGGCGTAAAATATGTGCCGGACGAGTATTTCTTTCCGTATTACGATCAGCAAGTCCCGGCAAATCAGCTTCCGCGTATAAGGGGGTTTGTGATGCGCGACCAGGACGGAAATATTTTGTACGATTCTGATAGCAACCTCTCTCCGTTGTTTTACCCGTCTGAACCGGAGGATTTGTTTGTAGGCATCAACGACAGCTCACTCAACCTTTATCAAGAGGTTTATTTCAATGTGACAGATTCGGAAGGTGGCACTGTGGAAGGTGCAAATATTTCTATAGGGAACAATGCTGTTATAACAAATGACAATGGGCAAGCTATTATCCAACTTGCAAACGGACAGTATGAATATATTGTTTCCGCTTCGGGATATATCCCCGTAGAAGGAATGTTTGTAGTGTTGAACGGTAGTGTTTCCATTGATGTACAAATGGTTTTAGCTCCTTATACGGTCACTTTCCATGTGACGGACGAAAAGGGAGGGGTTGTTCCTTATGCAAATGTAATGATGGATAACAGAACAACCACTACCAATTTGCAAGGTGTGGCTTCTTTGTCCGCAAGGAACGGGAACTATCCCTACACTATTGAAAAGTTGGGATATGATGAGTATTCCGGCAGTGTAGTTGTGGATGGTAGAGATAAAGAAGTATATCCTGAATTGGAATTTAAGGTATGGACGATTACTGTCATTGTAAAGGATAAGGAAAATCAGCTTATACCGAATGTCATTGTAAAGGTGAACAATGGAGAATATCTTACGAACCAGCATGGAGAGGCGGAAATACCACTTGTAAATGGTGAATATCCTGTAACAATCGAAAAGACAGGATATGACACTTTGCAAGGAACAATCAAAGTTAATAATCAAAATGCCGATGTCACTTTTGAGATGGATTTCTTTTTATACAATGTGGAGTTCAATATTTCGCAGGTAAATCAGGGGAATCTGGCAGAAGGAGCTACAATCAAAATAGAAGGACAGCCGGGAGTATTGAATGTAAACGGTTCTGGACAAGCTACTATAAAATTAAAGAGTGGAAATTACAGCTACACCGTGCAGAAAAAGGGATATGATGATTTGACCGGATCGTTCAACGTAGAAGGACAGGATATATTTATTCAAAGAACCCTTGTATTGAAACATTATAATGTGGTTATCACTGTTCTTGACAGTGATAACAGTAGTCCAGCACAAGGAGCAGCAGTAAATATCAATGGCTCTTCTTATCCTACAAATGAAAGAGGGCAAGCTGTTGTAAGCCTTCAAAACGGGACATATCCTTATACCGTAACAAAGTCGGGATATTATGACGGCAGTTCTTCGGTTACTGTTCTTGACAGTGATAACAGTAGTGTAATAAGTTTAAAGGCAAGACTTTACAATGTCATAATGACGGTAAAAAATCCATTGAAAGAACCTATTAAGGGGGCTACAGTGGAGATAAATGCAACGTCTTATCAGACACAGGATAATGGTGAGGTGTCCTTGCAGTTAAAAAATGGTACATATCCGTTTACGGTGGTTGCCAATGGTATGGACGATTATTTAGGCGAGCTGGAAGTTGTAAGTGCAGATATTCCGTCTTTTCCTGTAAATATGGAGTACAAGAAATACGATATTGTATTTACTGTACAGACAGATGAAGGTGTTGTAATTGAAAACGCTAATATTCATATCAACGAAAAGGACTATCAGACTTCGCAGGGTGGTTTGGTAACGGTTCGTCTTTCTGACGGGCAGTATCCTTATACGGTAACGAAGGAAGGTTATGTTCAGACACAAGGTAATGTGGAAGTTTCCAGTAGCAACAAGAACGTATTAGCTCAACTTACCCCTATATCATATAATATTACGTTTGTAGTAAAAGATAACATGGCTTCGCCCAATCTTTTGCAAGGAGTGTCTATTGATATAGAAAATGAGGACAAGACAGTTACCACAAATGCGTCAGGAGAAGCGATAATCAGTCTAAAAGCTGGTAAATATACCGCTTCATTCATGAAGAACAGCTATAAGACTGAAACTCTTTCATTTGAAGTAACTGGAGAGGCTACGTTTACGCAGATATTGAAGAAGATATGGAATCTTACCTTTAAAGTGACCGCCGCAGGAAAATCAGGCTTAAAAGATGTGACTGTCAGTGTAAGTGGACCGGCCATATTAAGTGGAAATACTGTAAGTCTTAAAACAAAAGATGATGGAACAACTGATCCTGTGCAGGTAATAAACGGTGCTTATGATTGGAATGCGTCACTCACAGGATATTCGCCGGAAGAAGGAGTGGGAAGCATACAGGATGCCGATCAGCAGAAAGTGATAGAATTGACTTATGGATTCGAAACTACATTTACAACTTATCCAACAACAGAAGGTGTTGAAATTACTATTGATGGTAATGATACAATCACAACGGGGCAAGACGGTATAGCAACAATAAATCTTTCCACAGGAACGCATACTTACGCTTATTCAAAAACAGGTTTTTTAAACGGGACAGGAAATGTGCGAATCGAAGAAGCTGAAAAAAGTGTACAGATAACACTTGTTCCTGGAGCGACAGTTACATTCCATACAAAGGTAGGAAATTCTGCTTTGGCGGATGTAAAGATAATTGTAGGGCAAAGTAGCGCAAGGGCACTTCCTGAAACCATTGTAACAAACAGTCAGGGTATCGCGGCAATTGATCTTCCTACAGGGAATTATCAATATCAGATTCCTACTACAAGTACGGATAATCCTAATCTGGTGGAAGTGCCAAGCGGAACATTTAGTGTGGCAACCGCCGCAAGCACCATTGAATTGGATTTAGCTGATTATGTAAAATATAACGTTACTTTTCAGACTGTTCCATCCACACAAGATGTAGCTATAAGTTTTGCTAAGGCAGAATCTCCAGATACACCCGTTGCAAGCGGAACTACTACTTCTGGTGGTATTCTTATTTTGGCTTATAAGAACGGACAGTATGTTTATACAGCAAAGAAATCCGGTTATAAAGATGTAACAGGTGAGTTTACAATTGTAGACGGAAACCAGAACATAACGGTTGAGATGCTTCAAATTTCAACGGTTACATTTACTGTAAAAAGTCAAAATGATAGTTCTCCTATTGAGAATGCTGCCGTTGAAATGGTGGATCAAAGCGATTCATCTAACAAATACAAAGGAACGACTAATTCATCTGGCGTAGCTACTATGACGTTTGATGGTGGAGAGTTTGAGTGGTCACAAGACAGCGATGCGGATTTTTCCAGTTGTCCTGTTTTTCAAGAAGATGAGAAATATCTTGTTCCAGCGGACGGCGTAACAACAGATCAATTAAAAACCTATTTCCCCAATGGTGTAATTGTTTCTCCATTGACAATTGTTCAGGATAAGGATAATAGTAGTATTACGGAAAGTCTTACCAGAATTTACAATTCAAATAAAATAGATGGCTGGGAAGGAAGTTGGGATGGAACGAAAAAGAACCTTACTTTAACGAGTGTAATCAAGACATCGACAGCTTCTACAGAGACTTATGTTTTGTTTAATGTGGATGCCGGACTTATAGGGTTTTCGAATGGTCTTTTCCAAATTGGCACAGAAAAGACAGTGGATTATCACAAGGCTTTGGATTTTGGTTTTAAGGTAAGTGGTGTTCCGTCCAATCTGAAGATAGTTATAACTTATGGCTCGCAAAACGCTCCCTTAACGGTGGAGATGGAAAATGATGTAATTCAAAGATTCCAGCTTTCTGATCTTTTGTTGGATACAGAAACAATAGGTAATTCTACCATTTGGTCAGTGCATGTGCAATCTTTTGACGGAGGTACATTATCCGCAGATGATTTGAAAGATTTGAATATCACATTCTCTTTCTATGGCAAAAAGGCAATAAGTTCGGATATTCCGGCTGACAAGGTTCTTTATGGGAACTATGATTATACCGTTACCCTGCCTTCTCCTTTGGAAGCACAATCAGGCACGTTGAATGTAAATGCGCCTGCCATCAACAAAGAAATTTTGATTGCAAATAATGTAGATGTAACATTTAAGGTAACTTCAAAACAAGATTCATCACTTATTTCCCGTCCCAAAGTTGGTGATTTTGTGTATGGTGACAAAACATGGTCAACTGAATTGGATAGTGCTAAAACTTGTGTTGGTGTTATTACCGATGTAAGAAGTAAGGATTTTGACTTCATAGGTTTGAAAAATCTGACTGCCAGTTTTTGGACAAATTCATTAGGCACTATTTCTGATGTAGTAACTGAAACAAATAAATCTTTAGTCATATGTGACTTCGCAGGTAAGACAAATTCTCAAAATATCATACTTGCGAAACCAACGGAAAGCACGGCGGCACATCAGTGTGCAGCTTATTCTACAGAAGGATTCGGTACAAATTCTTGGTTCTTGCCTTCTTGTGGACAGTGGGGTGTAGCTCAATTAAACAGAGTTAAGATCGACACTTCAATAAGTGCGACAATCGGTTCAGATCCATTGAGTAGTGTTTCATATTGGACTTCGACACAATATAATTCAAATGATGCTTGGATTTTTGGTTGGGTTAATGGCACAAAAAGGGGAACGACCAAAAGTAGTTCATATCTAGTTCGTCCTTTCTGTACCTATGAATACAATCCTGTTCCAAACGGTGTATATATTTATGACAAAGATAACAATCGTTACACAAAAGAGGAATGGGCATCATCTGGTAAAGGAATGTCTGATGTATGTGGTATAGGTATTTCAACCGATACTGATTCGTTTATGGTATCGACAGCCATAAGTGCCCAAAGCTATTCTTTTGGAGGTCAAGATACTTTGATCTCTGTACCAATGTTAACTACCAGTGTGGCATCCTCAAACTTAAGTAAAGCAACGCATGGTTTCATTTATACCGACACGATAATATCTCAATTGAGAACTGGCAATGCACCTGCGGCAGAATACGCTAAGACATATATGTTTGGGAATGGACAGAGTGGCTATTTACCTTCATATGGCGAGGCAACAACTCTGTATTCTTACAAAACACAAGTAGAAGAGATTTTGAGCATGTTGGGTCTTTCTTTATGGGGGAGTGTATCTATTCAAACTTGCACCCAGTATGGGACTCATAATAATGCAACTTTTTATTGGTTGAATGGAGTTTCTGTTCAACCAGGTAAAGGTGACGAGTATAAAGTTTTACCTTTTACTCTTCTTCCTTTACCTAGTCTAACATCCCCTATTCAGAACGGTCTTGTAAAAATGACATCTGCATCAAACAATTATCAGCAGAACACAAACAGTAGTGGGGAAGCTGTTATTTCTGTTGCATTAGGCGTTGATTATGATTATGAGGTCAGTGCTGATGGTTATGCAACGCAGAACGGGAAAGTCGGTGTATTAAATGAAGCGAAAACAATTGAGGTTACTTTGCAACCTGCAAGCGAGCTTACAGTAGTTGTCCATAGGAACACATTAGACGGGGCAACTGACATTTCCGGCGTACAGGTTGTTGTGACTGAAAATAAGGAAGGAGGGGTGCAGATGGATTCCGGTACAACTTCACAAAACGGGACAGTCGTTTTATTTGTACCAGACGGAAGCTATAAAGTAGCTTTTTCTAAAGATGGATTTGAAAGCAAAGAGGAAACGGTTGAAGTAAGCGGGGAAACTGCGCTTAACACCTTCCTTTTGCAGATATACAATACTATTAATGTTCAGGTAAGAAGAGTTGGACAAATGCAAGGTATGCCAAGCCAAATCCAACTAAAGGACAGTACGGGGCTGGAGGTGATTCAGACTAAAAATATAACCACTACCGTAACGTTCGCCAATGTCGCATACGGACAGTATATCTTGTATGTACCGGAAGGGGATTTTTCCAAAGAAACATCCCAAAGCATTACTGTGAACAGTGAAGGAATGCAGGTGCAAGTAAATCTTACTCCGCTGTATATGGTGCAAGTAAAAGTAAATCCTACTGGCGGTAATGTGGAATTTATAGATTCAGAAGGGCAGAAACATACAGGTTCGGCAGTCCCAGTAACATATACGGCACGGTTTGACAAAATTCCTGCGGGAAATTATCAGGTTAAGATTACATCTTCTGACTTTAGTGATTTTTCAACGACAGGAAGTATAAGTGGGGTTTATCAAACAAGTGTGAATTTGGAATACACCCTAACTAAATCGAACAAGTTGGTGCAAATCACGTCCAACCAAACGAACTACGTGTTGGACACCTCCTACAAATACGTTTCCCTTTTGATAGTTGGAAGAGGAGGTGAAAAATTTGAGTATTGGGATTCTTGGAATGAATTTGCATTGATGGGTGGAACAACTGGACAAATTGTGTATATTCCTAATATATTGATGTCGGATATTTCAAATGGCCAAATAAATAAAATTACATTTAGTGGTGTTCCAAATACAGGCAGTTGGACAGAAGGCACAGAGTATTCCATAAGATTAGGAATAACAACTTATGAATATAGAGCCTATAATGGGAAAGATAATGCTCAAAATGATGCCGATTACCCCATGCCACAAGGAAGTAGATTGGGCAATTATTTTGTATATAATGCAAAAAGTTCTGGTGGTTTTGCTGCCCACATGAGGGGTACATTTTATTGTAGTGGAAGCTATGGAAGTCAAAACGCAAAAGAAGAAAGTGCTTCCAATTTAGGACCAAGAATGCAACCGGATGGAGCGCCGGGCGGAGACGGCAGATATGGATATAAAAGTTCCTATGAAAATACTGTTTTTGGAGACGTAACTGAACCTATTCAATCCTCAGTTGTTATCCCTGTCCAGTCTATTTTTGGAGGTACAAGTAAAGGTGCACCAGGATATTTAAACACTGTAAGTGGGAAAAGAACCGGTGCATCTGCATGGGGAGGTGCGGGCTATGGTGGCTCTGTTTTTACTTCTCCAGACGGAGGAACAACAAGAATTGCTGGGTATGGCTCTGGACAAGAAGCCTCACCGGCAGATGATGATGCGGGAAATATTGTGAAACCAGGAGAAGGTATATTTTGTATATACTATCACAACGAGACAATCTAAAACAGACAAAGGGAGAGTGGTAAAAACTCTCCCTTTCAATTTATTGATATTCAGTTAAATAACATCGTTGTGATAACAAAGAAGAACAATACCTGCGCCTTCGCTGTAATAACTTACACTTTGTGAATCCTTAAAACAAGTCCCACCAGCACCATATCCTGCTGTTCCGTTAAAGTTTGCATCTCCATAACCACCCCCACCACAGGCTAAATAGCTTGTAGTAGAGTTATAATAGCTTGGCCCACCTTTTCCTGTTCCACCAAATATAGATTGGATAGGAATGGTTACAATTGCTTTAATTCCGGTGTTGTAATCTGGCCCTTGTGTTCCCAATCTTCCGTCGCCACCTTCTCCGCCTTGCACAGTTTTAGCAGTAGATGTAGTTTGTTCGCCATTTCCATAAGTACCACCACTACCGGCTGTTAAAACAGAAGTTGCAAGTCCGCCTTCTGTTCTTCCGTAGTAAAAAAGATCACTGTCTATTTCTCCATTTAAAGCAAATTCCCAATAATCATTTGTTTCGTCTATCCCGTTAGAAGAATGTCCAAGAAAGGCGGTTATTTTCTGTCCTAAACTTTGACTATAATGAACATACAAACCAATATGACCAGCATTGTTATAGGTAAAATCTATTTCATTAACTAACAAAGCACCACTACTACCATTTTTGGAAATTAATAAGTTTTTCTTGAAAGCGATCATACCGCCATTGCCACCCATAACGCCACCTTTCCATTCAGGTTTGTTTGGTGCTCTGTTGGTGTTTTTGCCAATTCCCCCTCTCCCTACTATCAGAAGGGAAACGTATTTGTAGGAGGTGTGGAAAAAGAAAAGAGGGCAAGTTTGTATTTTCTCAAAAAGAAAGGTTATTTTTGTGGGTAGTATATACTTAGACAATATTTTAAACGTTTAAAATTTTCATAATTATGGATATTATCAAGAGAACAGTAACAGCTAATTCCAATAAGCTGATAACTACTAATGGTGAAGCTGCACCTTCTTTAATCAGCAGTGCATGGAACTTTGCTACAATTGATAAAGATATTGTGCTGATTGACCAAAACGGACAAGAAGTTCCATTTGTAGTTATTCCTCTTTCAGAAGGAACAATTAAAGTAATCTTGACAGGTGGAATGGAATACACCATTTCAAAAGCGGAAGTAAGCGCAAATTTGGGGTCACCTCTTATGTACATGGTTCAGAAGATTTTGAAAGAAGGGACAACGGCAACCAATCTTAGTATAGGAATTTAAGGAAAGGAATTGACAATGAATTTAATAGGAAATATTAATGCAATTCCTTTTAGGAGATTTAGGGGAGGGGGTGGAGTATCTCCTATTCCTCCTTTCCCATCTATTACAGGTATGATTGCAAGGTATTCTGCTTCTGGTCTTACTAATGAACAGATGGCTACCAATCCTGTATGGGTTGATAAAACGGGTAACGGACACGATATACAGTTGAAAAACTTCTCTTGGAAGGGAATATCAGGGGTTGGGGGATATGTTCAGGATTTTAATGATTTTAGAAATAATGCTACTGTAGATAAAATAAGAATTGATGAGCAGGGTAGCAATTCTATTAAAGTAACCATTTTAACTACAGGAATTGGTAATGCTATTTATATACCAAAGGATGTTTACCAATTTAATAAATCTTATTTCATAAAAATATCAAGTGAAGGATACAATGAAGGTGATCTATTTTTGTCATTTTATGCTCCTTCTACATCAACGGCTACAACAGTAAAAGTACCTTTAAATCCTAATGGCATCACTGAAATTCCTGCAATAAAAGAAGATGATTTTTTAGCTGTTTATCTTTTTAATGCTGCGGGTAAAGTGGGATCAATTACCATCGAGCAACTTCCCCTCTATCCCGGTGCACTCGTCTTTGATGGTGTAGACGATTACGGTACCTGTGATAACTTCCCTGTTCTGACTAAGGAAAAGGGATATACGGTTGTAGCGTTGAGACAGTGGATTACAAGGGGTGAAATAGCCCAAGGATTAGTATCTAATGTAAAGAATTGGATCAAGGATGGTGCCTTCTTGTTAGAATATAGAAATATACAAGCCGATCATCTTAATAAGCCTATATCTTTTGGAGCAATAGGGAATGAAATGGATTTACCACACATCCTTACTTATCAGACATCTAAAAGTTATAATGGTGTTTCGATTACAACTGGTAATTTTGAGGGAACAGATGTGCTACATGTTGGGAAATTAGCTCCAACTAATGTAGGAACTTGTATTAACGCTGCTATCTGGGAACTTGTATTTCTCGATCACGATGCCACCGAAGAAGAACTGACCAAGATCAAAGACTACTTCATCAAAACCTATCCCTGGCTCTTCCCCAACCAAGCATGGACAGTCACCGGCAAAACCAACCAGGACGAAGATCGTGCTACTATTGCCAACATTACGGGCAATGGTAATAATCTTGTATTAAGCAACTTTGGGTTTGCAGAGAATAGTGGGTATGGGTTGTATGATGTAAATTTTGGTAGTTCTTTTTGGAATAAAAATACAGAGTTAACAGATGTTACATCATCTTATTTTGTAATTACATCAAGTATTAACGTCAACCAAGCTACTGTATATACTCTCATTAGAGGTAAAAATGCAGATATACCATCTATTAAAATTAATATTGATGGGTTAGGTGATATCTCTTATTATTATTACTATATAAATAGTGATAAGGTTCGGGTTGGTTTAAAATTAGTGAATGGTATAAATATTTTACCTATATCATATATTGCAAATTTAGATATAGATGGATGGGTTGGATTTGGAACTATCAAAGGTGTAACGGACAATATTACTATAGAGCAAATCCCCGAATACGAAGGCTATTTGGTAACAGATGGTGTGGATGATAAGATAGTTTCGTCAGTTTTTACAATGGGTAAGGATTTTACAATTGTTGGGGATTGGAAGTTTATTGATAATAAAAAGAGTGGTATTGGTTTAGTAAAAGGGTCTAGTTTTTATATCTACAACACAATGACTGGACTTGATCTTTATATTAATTCAGGATCAGTAACAAATAGTCTTGACGGAATTAAAAGTATTAATGCTGCATGTTCAGATGGTAGGGACTATGATCGTAATTGGAATGAAATACTGGCAAATACAGGTAATGTAGTTGGTTCTGGTGGTACATTGGAGGTATCGAGTAGTGGTGGTAGGTTTGATCGAATAGCTTTTAAGAACCTTGCAATTTATCCAAGAATCCTTTCCAAAGACGACTGTATCAAAGCCTACAACTACCTCCAAACCCTAAAAGCAAAGTAACATTAAAAATTAATTGGATAATTGAATATGAAATACGCAATAGTAAACATTGTATGGGCAAAGTCCCACGGAATAGAAGTCCTACCGGAAATGAGGACAAGTGTAGACCAGAGCAAGGTAATCTTGCATGAAGAATACCTTGCACCCTTCGATGACGAAGATTTTCCTCGCTATAGTTTTAGCGATCCGTCTTTTGTCGAACTACTGAATAGTGAAGAATGGACTTATCCAGAAGGAGAACAACCCGTAATCAATAGGCAGTTCAGCAGATTATTGTCTTTGAATATCCTTGGTGAAGAGATTACTAAAGAGATTAACACATATGATCTTACTCCGGGTGAAGCATCACAAGTTAAAGATCATTATCCAGAATGGGTTGCAGGTATCATGGTTAAAGCAGGAGAAAGATATTTATCTGATAATGTTCTTTGGGAATGTATAAAAGAACATACTACTCAAGATAATTGGAAACCTTCTATGGCTACTGCAAGTTTGTGGAAAGTAGTAGATGAAGAACACAAAGGTACTATAGATGATCCTATTATTTATATTCCACCTATGGAAATATTCAAAGATAAATATTATATCCAAAATGGTATAAAATACAAATGTACAAGAAATAGTGAACAACCTCTTACACATGATTTATCAGCCCTTGTTGGATTATATGTTGAGAAAGTTTAATTATTAATAAGTTAAGGATGTCGCAGGAAATTTACAATAAAACCGTGTTCAAACGGTTCTTTGAAGAAAATGACCCTGCCGTAATGGAATGGGCGGAGAATGTACTTGAAAAGGTATCTTCTCCCGGCATTCTTCCTACTTTTATAAAGAAGGACGGAGAGGATTTTAAGGCGTATTGGGAAACAGTCTGTCATATCTTTGCGCTTGTTGTCTTGTATGCAAAGCAATATAACGAGATTGATACGAACAAGATTCTGTTTGAACTTTTTATTGAAAACAGAGGACTTGTGACAGATGAAGTGGACACACTCGAACAGATGAAATATCTGTTCAATAATTATGTGAAGGAATATAGAAAAAGAGGAACACTTGATATTGTAAACAAGGAAGGCATGATACTTGGGGAGCTTCTCCGTCTTATTAGATATAAGACGGAGGATGAGTTTATATTTGCCCTTTTAATGTCTCGTGATACTGGATGGACAATGGGGTATAGCTCTCCTACATGGAACAGGACAGACACAGTTTTGAATGTTACAAAAGGGTATGAGACAACGGAAAGCGTAAAAGATTTGAATGCCTATCCACTTGTGAACCCTACAGGTGTTGTTATTGTGGATGATATAGACAACAATGGCACTCCTATACAGGTAATGACTTTCGTTGGAAATGCTTGGGTGGGTATTTCTTCTGAAATTGACAAAACGAAGCTCCTTCCTATTTCAGAAAATCTTTCTTATCAGATTTCTTTTAAGGTTAAAACATCTTCCACAAGCAACCAAAATTTGAAATTCGGTGTGGAAGTGTTTAACGAAGCCGTTCAACCTATGATATGTAAGGAGTCTTATGGAAGTGCAGAGAGCAACAATTTTGTTTCCGGCAGCAAAGGAATCCTGGAACTTCCTGTAGCCGGAGTGTATTATGAATGTCGGGCAATTCTATCAAGAAAGAACAGGGCATACGCGAAGCAGTTAGAGCTTAATTTCTCGAAAGGGAGAGGGCTTCAAATGAAAGACGGAATGAAATTCTTGTCATTAAGTCTTACACAAGACAGGTCAAATTCTTCCGCTCTTGTGTACATTTACGATATAAAGATAAAACCGCTTTTCCTTCCGTTCTATCAAGGTAATTTAGGGGAAAAGGACGTGATAGCTGCTTATTATCTTAATAATTCCCTTACAAGTGAGAAAGGAGTAAAAAAATTTACAGAAGATTACCTTGTTACCTACAAAAACATAATGGGTAGTGAGGATATTCAGCCTTTGAAAGAGAAGAATGTTATTTTCAAAGTATTGTCGGATAGGGGAGCTTACATAGAAGGAGCTTCTATTTCCATTTTAGACAAACGCCTTGTGACGGACAGAAACGGGGAAGCATCTATTGTACTTTATCCTGGTGATTATTCTATTGATGTGGAGAAGTCTTTGTTCATGAATATAGAAGATAGATTGTTTCAGGTATTGGAAGACGATGAAGAAACGCAGGTGGAATATATTCAAATGCAAGGAGATGTGTATGAAAGAAAAGTCACGTTCGTTGTAAGGGACGAAAATGAAAGACCTATAAAAAATGCCCTTGTTGCTTTTAATGGTGAATTTAAATATACGGATTCTTCTGGTAATGCCATATTTATGGCTTTTCCTGGTTTATACCCTTATACTGTAAGCAAGACGGATTATTATACCATAAGTAAGAACATCAATGTACAAGACGATCAATCCGAACCTGTAACACTTATATTGATACCAAGATATACGGTTACATTTACGGTGACAAATTCATCTACTGGTGCAGTGGAAGGTGCAAATGTGACACTTACCGCAAAGGACAGACTGGCAACAGAGGATACTGTCGCTTATTCGGAAAGCAAAAGAACGGGCACGAATGGGAAAGTGACATTCACGAATATATTGGGAGGTGGTTACACTTATCTTGTTGAAAAGCAAAACTGGATTCCTGTAAACGGTGATGTTGCTGTGGACAGCAATAAGGATATACAAGTGAATTTCAATCCTATGCCTACTTATGACATGACGTTTACTGTGAATGACTACAACACTTTTACAGGGGAGAAAAAGCCTTTAAATGGGGCTACTGTGAAATTTGCTGGTTTGACAAAACAGACTTCTAACAATGGACAGGCTGTTTTTGAAGGAGTGTTGGGTGGAAAATATTCTTATGATGTGTTTTACGACAACAATCATCAACGGGTATATGTGGAAAACTATGAGTTTTATAATAATTCGAATCTTACGATAGACTTGAAACAACTTACCCACAAGACTACTATAAAAGTTTTTGGTGCTGGAGGAACGGTTGTTGAAGGTGCTAAAGTAAACGTGAACGGTAAAGATTTTACACAAAAAGATTCTTCCGGTGTTGTATTGGAACTTCCCAATGGACAATATACCGTCATAGCATCCTATGAGGAATACGAGGACAGAGAGCAGCAATTTACCGTAAATGGAAATGATCAAGTGGTGAGCATCTATATGGATCAAACCTTGTATGATCTTACATTTGTTGTAACAGAGGATAACGGTATCATTTCCAACGGCACAAGAATAACACTTAATCAAGGAGGTGCAGGAGAACAAACAGGTCTGACTAATAACGGACAAATCAAATTCTCTGTTCCGAGAATGCGTTACGATTGGGTGGCTTCGAAGCAATATTTCAGTGATCAGACAGGGGTTGTGCAACCAAATGACCTTCCAAAAACAGTGAATGTCGCAATGCCAAGAAAAGAAACGAGAGTGCAGTTCTATGTTTATAATTCCGATACAGGACTTCCAGTTTCAGGAGCTTCTGTAAAACCAGAAGGACTTAGTACGCAAAATACAGGGGCGGACGGTACAACGACCTTTATGATGCAGATGGGAAAAACTTACAGATATGAAGTTTCCGTTTATGACTATCAGCCTACGGAAGGTTCTGTCACAGTTAATCAGGAATCAATGCCACAACAAAGGGTAGGTGTTTCCAATAAAACTTACAGTGCTCATATTACAGTGAAATCCCGAAATGGATATAACATTAATCGAGCTTACGTAACTTATGGAGGAAAGAGTGGGTACACCAACTCACAAGGACAGCTTACACTTACTGGAATACAATCAGGGTCGTATAATGCCACTTGTACGGCAGACAATTATCAATCCCAAACGAAAAACAATATTGCAATATCGGGAGCTGACACGTATATAGATTTCACTCTTGACTATGAGCTTACGACAACTTATATTTATCTTAGAAAGGAAAATGTATTGCAACCTTATGCTTCCGTGAATATAAGAACTACCGCGCCTGACGGATCGTCTTATTACAGTGGTACAGATCAGACAAATGGAAGTGGTAGGATAACGGTTTCTTCTCCTTCTGGAGGTTATGTGTATGCTTCCGCTACGGATTCGGAATGTGTAGGGACAGGGGATGAATCAACGAACGCAGGAGGGAGCAGTATTTACCTTTATCTTTGGAAAGCTCTTATCGTTTCTTATAGCGGATCGCCTCAAACGCCATCTGTATCAAATGGCGTTTATGAAATAGTGGGAAGAGAAGTAAGGGTACAAGGTGGAAGTAGAAATACAAGTAACCCTTCTACTGTGTATGCCAATTTCAGAAATCATACAAGAGCTACTGCAATCAAACAGTGGCCCGAATCATTTTCTATTCAGGGAAGTTCTGGCACTTATAATGTGGACGCTGCCGGCGGCAACCATTCTGCCTTTAGAGGATGTACAAGTCTTTCATCGATTGCAACAAACACAATTCCTTCTATTTCAGGGGGTGTTATCTGTTGGTTTAGAGATTGCACAAGTCTTAGGTCTATTCCTTCTGGTTTGTTTACCAAAATGACAGGTAATTCTTGTGCGGGTGCTTTCTGGGGTAGTGGGGTTACAAGCCTTCCAAGCGGTCAACTTGTTCCTACTTCATGTGTTTATCATTCTTCCTTGTTTAGAAGTTGTAAGAGTTTGACTTCATGCGTTGGCAATGGTACTTTTGGAAGGGGAGGTGGCACAGAAGATTTCCATGCTGTATTTTTTGAATGTACGGCTTTGAAAAATACAGGAGGTCAATCAGCTACAAGTTCTCCATTTAGCAATTCAACGAATGCACAGTATATGCAATATACATTTCAAGGCTGCACAGCCATAACCGAACTTCCGGTATTATGGTTCAGATATTGCACAAACATTGTTTCTTTTGTTGGTTGCTTTGTCGGTTGTACAAGTCTTGTCGACGGCTGGTCTACCGCTATGTTTTCTTACTCTTCGAAGGCAACAAATATGCAGTCATTGTTTGAGAATTGTACTTATTTGTCTATTCCTTATGGACAGGGACTTCCGTCAAGTGTAACAAACGCTTCAAGAATGTTTGCGAATTGTAGGAATTTATCTGATATATCTTCTTTTGATATGAAGAATGGAAAGTTGCAGAATGCAGAAAGTATGTTTGAGAACACGGGTGTGAAACAAATTCCCGCTAAGTTCTTTAATGATCTTACGACACTTACTAATCTTAGGAGATGCTTTGCAGGATGCACGTCACTCACTTCTTTTGGAAGAACAGGGAATTATGTAGGACAACCAGGAACATCTGCACGACCTGTGAATGTGGATATAGGAAATCAGTTTAATAATACCAATTTTGAGAATATCAGTGGTAATTTGAATTGTACTGAAATGTTTGCAAACTGTACAAATCTTTCTTTAGGAACAGAACAGACCTATGCAGTTTCATACACATCCCTATACGATAGATCATCAGCAGGGGTAGGAAAAGTTAATATGGACAGAATGTTTTATGGTTGCTCGAAACTTGGAACTGTCCCTGTTATTCAAATCCTTACAGGATCATCCAATTATGTAAAGATAACGGAGTCTGGGAACAATAACGTAACAAGTCATAGTCAGACTTTTACAGGTACGAATTGCGAGGGTGTCCCAAGTGGATGGAAATAGTAAGTCAAAAATAATTAAAATATTGAGTATGAGCAAGTTAAATGTTAGTAGAAATGTTTTTTTAGAGAAAGAAGAACTTTCAAATATGATTTCTTTCTTTGCTACAGCACCGCTTATGAAGGCGGTGCTACAGGCATCTTATTCTTTTGGGATGATTACGAATGACCCATCTAAGATCAATCCTAATACAGTTAACAAACCAGTAGAAGATGAAAATCTTGTAGAACCTTTTAAAGTGGAAACAGGAACAAACTCTGGCACTATTAAGGTACTTCCCGGGATGGCTCTTACCAGTGCCGGGAACTTTATAGATATCAATGTAGAAGATAATATTCTTGTACCGAACGACAGCAATTTCTATTGGGTGAAGATTGCTTACAAAACAAGAAATTACGAAAAGGGATATGTAAGCGTAAACTCACAAGGTATTGTGTCTGGTTCGGTTGATTTTTCAGACAAGGTGAGAGGGCAGTCTTCGTCAACTCCTATTTCTATTAGGTTTGAAAAACAAGACGGTTCTGTTCCTTTGAATAATGGCGTTTATCAGATTGTAAACATAATTGACAGCCAAAACTTACTTCTTACATCCGCAACTACATTTGTAGCGGAATCGAATTTAAGAGCTATTGTGCTTGGGACACTTCCTTTGGGAGGTGTATTGACTTCCGAGCAGCGAAACGGTTTGTACACTTATGATGATTATGTCATTTCTTTAGTCCCAGAAGTAAGCATAAGCACTCCGCCGGAAAAAGAACCGGACGAGTATTATATCGCTCGTGTACAAAATTCTGGCGGCACAGTATCTGTTTACAATGAAGTGAAAAGCGAATATTGGTCGCTTGGAAATATATTCATGTCAACTTCTAAAAGTTAAGGCTTATGTTACGTTTTTATTACACGGTCAGTTCGGGATATAACAGTCCGCAATCCAAAATTTCAGATTCGTTGGGTGGATATAAATCCTCCACTCTTGTACCTAATGATGTATTTGGCAATTTATTTGATGAAATAAGCCTTAATTTGGCTTCAAATCCTCATAGCCAATACGTTGCTCTTGTTTTGAAAAATGAGGGCACAGAAACGCTTAAAAACGTCGAATTATGGTTTTCTTCTGTAACGGATAACCCCTATGGAACAATCACGGTAGGAGCTATCGGAATGAATAGGGATGAAGAAGAAAATCCGGTTACTTCACGCACATCTTCCATGAACGAAAAGCCTTATTGGATTCAGTTCCATGAAGCGAAAGAGGAAGAACCGGTATCGCTTGGCGATATGGAAGCAGGAAAAGAAATCTGTTTGTGGTTTTGTCGGTCGCTTGATAAGGAAATTATAAAAAATGACTATGATCTTGTGGCAGAAAGAGATATGAACACGCAGAACCGCTATAAAAAGGTGGAAAAGCAGACAGAGGAAATTTTTAACATTAATTTGCTTTGGGAATAAATACAATAATTGTATTTTTGTCGGTGTAAGGGGAGAGAAATTTCCCCTTCTTTTAACTTCAAAAAAATTAAGTTTTTGTATGCAATAATTGCAATTTCGATATGACAAGAAAAGAGGAATTTAAACAGATTTACAGCTATTTACAAGGAAAGTTGACAAGCAATCCGGCTTATGAGTTCCGTCCAAAAAGAAAGGACAGGGAGAAATTGGACGAGTTTCTGTCCAATGACAAAGTAGGGAATCTTTGGGAATATCTTACGTTTCAGTTCAACCGGCAGATGTTTGTTCTCACCCTATCTAACCTTCCGATAGTTCCTCTTATGAATGTCATAGGAAAAACAGCCATAGATAGATGGAGAAAAAGAACAAAAAGGGATATATACTTTACTTCTAAATTTGTGATGGAAAATGAACTTTTCAATCCTATAGAAAGCGAAGAAGGCATTTCAGAAAGTTATCTGGACGAGCAAAGGAAGCTCTATTTTGATTCTCCTGAAGGATATATCCTATGTGATAGCTTCGATGGTTATTTGCTTGATGAAGAAAAATGCAAAGGTTGCAGATATATACGGTTATGTAAAGAAAAAGAGAATGAAAAGAAGAAAAGAACTTGAAGTAAAGATTGTTCCTTGTTTTTATGACACAAAAAGAGCAGAGCTTTTGATTGTAAGGTATGGGTGGTTTGGGAATCCTAAATTCATAAAGAGCTTTGGTTTTATCTATCTTTCGGATAAGAGAAGTGAAAAAAGATAGATTGGGTGATTGAATTAGTAGAGAGGTTTAACAAAATACAAGAAATGCGACATGAAAGAAGAAAGAATAATGTATGATGTGCGCTATGCTCTCACAAAAGGAACTATAAACAAGGTTACTGTAGAGGGTAGTGAATTTAAGAATAAGGATTTGGTAATTGTCAAAGGGGAATGCGTTTTTCAAAAGTAGGCAGTGATGTTTTCTTTACCGAAGAAGAAGCAAGGAAAAGTGTTAATGGAAAGATTAGAAAACGGATATTGTCATTGGAAAAACAGATTGAAAGATTGAAAACTTTAAAATTCTGACAATATGGGAAAGCGGAAGCATAAAGCAAGACAGAAATTTCTTGATTCTCTTACAGAAGAAGAGAAAATAAAAAGAGGCATGTGGGGATATTTGCCCGCAAAAGACGGAAAGAAAGTCTTATGTAGAGGGGATATAAACACAATGCTTTTTATTCCTCTGATAACAAAAGAAGAACCTGTAGGCTTTTGGGCTTTTGTACAGGACGGAAAACTTTTGGGTAACTGGTGACATGGGACTGCAAAAGAAAGAAAAATATGAAGCAAGACCTTGTGTCTGTTGCAAACAGAGCCATTATATCTACAATAGGATGAAGTGGCTCTGTAAGGAATGCGACAAGAAAACAGGGAAAGAAAGGAGAGGTGACCTTAAATCCCTATTTATGGAAATATGGGAAGAAAGAGAACATGTATGCGCGAAATGTGGAAAGCCTTTAGGAGATGAACCAAAAGCCATTTTCTTTTCACACATACGATCACGCGGAGCGAGACCGGATTTGAAAATGGACAAAAATAACATTGAGCTTCTTTGTTCCGCTTGTCATAGGTTACATGAATTTGGGGAAAGGGAAACTTTATGAGGAAAGTAATCGCCGTATCAATACTGTCTTTGTTTCCGTTACTTGTCACTGATATTAGAGTTTCTATTATCAGTGACAAGAAAGACGCGATGGACAGGGTGGTTTGGGAAAGATTGGTTCATGCCATTTGCATGGTTGAATCAGGTTGTGACGATAGTGCAAGAAATCCTAAAAGTTCAGCTTCCGGCAGGTTTCAAATGTTGAAAATTTATGTGGATGAAGTGAACCGTATTAAAGGAAAGAGAATTTACTCCTATAATGATAGGTTTGATCCTTTAAAGGCAAGAGAGATGTTTGAAATTTATCAACAACATTACAACCCGAATAAGGATATTGATAGGGCGATTATTCTTCATAGAGGAAAGGTTTCGGAGAAATATATCAAGAATGTAAAAGAAAATATGCGTTATGGGAAAGAAGATATTAGATGCTTGTTGTGGTAGCAGGATGTTTTGGTTCGATAAGAAGAATCCGAATGTTTTATTTATGGATAAAAGAACAGAGACGTTATATGCAAAAGATAAGGATAAAATAAGAACAATAGAAGTTAAACCTGATATTGTTGGTGACTTTACTAATATGCCTTTTGAGAATGAATCTTTTTATATGGTAGTGTTTGATCCGCCACATTTAAAGACACTTGGAGAGATGTCTTGGATGGCTAAGAAATATGGCAAACTTCCTGATGATTGGCAACCCTTAATAAGAAAAGGTTTTGAAGAATGTATGCGTGTTTTAAAAGTAAATGGTATATTGGTTTTCAAATGGAATGAATCTGAAATATCTGCAAAAGATGTACTAAAAGTAATTCCGTATAAGCCTTTATTTGGACACACAACAGGAAGACAAAGTAAAACAATATGGATGTGCTTTATGAAGATTGATAACTAAATTTTTTGATGCCATGAAAGTATGTTGGAAGGAAGAAGGAAACTACTTCGAAGGGGAAGTGATTGATTCCTACCCTGTGGAAGATGGGACGATGTTAGTGGTAGAAGCAGAGAATGGCAGAAACCGATTCGTTCTTAGAGAATGGAATACATTAATTGAGATAGGAGACGATGGGGATGCGATTAAATGAAAACATGGAATTGCTTCTTACTTCTATTTCCGAATTGCTTGGGGATATGAAAATGAACGTTTTCAAAGAGAAACTGGAGAAGGTGATTGCTCTTCCAAGTGACACAAGTGTAGCGGATTTCATAGAAGAATACACAAAATGGAGCGAAAAGAACTATTTCAAGAAAGAGAGACTGTTTGTCTTTTCAAACGGGAAACTGGCACTTACAAGGATATATATAGTCTCTGCTGAAATGAAATATACGGATGAGGGGATACCGGAAATAATCATAAATGAAATGCCGGATGCTGTCAATTTGAAGGACAACCCCTATAAAAACATCCATATACGGTATGAAAACGAGGATGATTGTTCTCGTGATTTCGATAGACTGAAATTAGTTTTAAACTGATAGAGCGTGGAAATATTAACAAAAAACTTGAATCTTACAGGAATGACAGAGTATTTCAACCAACATTTCTCAAAAAGAAATGGTAAGAAATTCACTCTGTGGGATATTAGGGCTTATAGTACAACAGGGAATGTTCCTGTTTATATAGGCGGAGGAAATTTGTATATTGACCCATGCGTCCCAGAAGGAGGAAATGTAAGACTTTGGCAACTTGTGAGAGATACAAACAGACAAAAATTTAGAAGATGAAAACAAAAGTGTATGTTAGCTTGCCTATAACAGGGCATGATTTGGAAGAAACAAAGAAATATGCAAATCAAGTTAAGAAATGGCTCGAAGAAAAGGGATATGAAGTGATAACACCTTTTGACGCTTGTAGTGAACCGGATAAACCCTATTCCTATTATATGGGAGAGAGCGTTAAGGCTCTTTTGGAGTGTGATGCCGTTTATTTTGTTTTTGATTGGGCAACATCAAAAGGCTGTATGGCAGAGTTTGAGATAGCAAGAGTTTACGGTAAGCAAATAATGATGTAGATATGAAAAGTTCGAGTAAATATATAATATGCTATGACTGCGAAACTTCTGGTTTACCTTCCGCAGAAAAACCTGCTTTTGACACCATAGCATTAATAGAATTGGCTTTTGTTGTAATAGATATGGAAAAGTTGGAAGTTTGCGAAGAATTGTCTATGATATTTCCGCGTGATTACAAAGAAGGTCTTATCTATTCTTCGGAAGCAGAAGCGGTACACGGGATAACAGAAACAATCCAAAAGGAAAAGGCTATACCTCTAAAGGATATATTTAAGAAATGCCAGGCACTTTTTAAGAAGTACAAGAATCCTAGACAAATGTGTACATTATGTGGACACAATATAGTAGGGTTTGATAATGCCTTTTTGGAGAACTTCTTCAAGTTCATGGGGGATGATTTAAAGAAGTATGTAAAGTTTTCTATCGATACAATGCAAATGGCACACATGTCATACCCGGAATTGGAAAACTATCAGCTTCATACCGTTTGCGAAAAAGAAGGTATTGATTTAGTGAACGCACACCGCGCAGGCGATGATACCTATGCCAACGCACTACTTATGATCAATTTTGTAAAAAAGTTAAGGGGAGAAGGTGTATCTGACGGTGGAACTTCATCTGCGCGAAATCCCTTTCGAGAAAAATTTGCTTTGTAGAAATGGCAGTCATATATAATTCAAAAGGAGGAATACTTACCGAGCTACAGTCAAAAAGGTTGTTTTCAACGGTGGATGATATTATAGACCGACTTCCTTCCACTACTGTGCGATCTTTGTTTTCGGGTGGCAGTAGAAAGGATTTGGACAAAATGCTGGACACCATAATCAACCAGACCGAGTATGCCATGAATTTCGGTCGTTCGCTTGACACGGAAAAGCTGGGGTATGTGGACAATCTGTTTGCTTCAATGGATGAAAATCTAAGGATTCTGTCTTTTAATTATTTCAAGGCGACAGTCCTTTCTAATTTCAATATGGGATGGCGAAACTTGGAATGGGGGAATCTTACACAGTTATTTCCTTGGAGTAGTTATTTGTGTTCGCGAAGTAGTGGAAAGTGCGTTTCTCCTGATACTTTGATAGTTATGGCAGATGGTTCGCTAAAAAAAGTCCAGGATATAAGGGTAGGTGACAAGGTAATGGGACAAGACTTGAAATGTCGCAATGTCTTGGAACTGCATCACGGAGAAACCTATATGTACGAAGTAAGACAGAAAGGTGGAGACAGCTATATAGTAAGCGAAGGACACATCCTTTGTCTTGCTGACGGCACTTATATTCCTGTTGAAATCGCCGAAATGAGCCAAAGAAGAGCTGCCAAATATGAAGGTTATAAAGTTTCAAGGGATGGAAAATTCAAGAAAACGGAAATCTTTATAACCTTACTGGATGAAGGTGAGTATTACGGTTTTGCTTGTGATGGAGATCATAAGTTTTTGCTCGCTGACGGCACAGTAACGCACAACAGCTTCGAGTGGTGTTACGCATTCCCTTTATGGAGGTTATACTCCTATACACGTCCTATGTTGTACGGAGGGGATACGATAGACAACAAGAATCGGAAGGAAACCGCTATGATCACAAATACAATGACACTTGCAAAAGTGCATGTGAATAAGATCATAGAGGAAATATCCACCAATGATATATTAAAAGAAAAACTTGATCCGAACGGTAAGGCTAAACTTGGAGAGACGGCAATAGAAGGTGAAAATGGTGCAATTCTTCATGTTCGTGGCAAGGATGGGTTTATTCGTGGTTTGCACGTTGGAGCAGCAATCATAGATGATATGCCGGATGAAAGCTCTCTTTACAGTGATGAGCAAAGAGAAAAGCTAAAGGAAACGTTTAGAGGGACTATCACTCCTATTGTTGAGCCTTACGGATATCTGATTGTGTCCGGTACGCCTTATTCTACTGCTCCTAACGAATTGTACAATGTCATTAAGGGGGATAAGCGTTTTTATCTGTTTGAATATCCTATCATATTCCCGGATGGACGACCTCTTGCTCCTGACAGGTATATGTTTGAAGATATAAAAAGGAAAAGAACAGAGCTTGGTTCTATTGTGTTTGCACGAGAGTACCTTGTGATTCCTATTTCGGACAACTCAACTATTTTCCCATATGAATATCTTAGAAGGGCAACTACCGGCATGGATAAGATTTCTTTTGCGGACAGTATAGAGTTTTATCCGTTCGAACTTCAAAGGGTGGTAGTGGGGTGTGACTTTGCCGTCTCTGGTAATATTGGTGCTGACTATACTGTATATTCTGTTTGGGGAGTTGACTTTTCAGGCAATTATTATCTTATAAACTATTTCCGTGCAAAAGGTATGTCTCACAATGAACAGGTGGACAAGATTGTTCTTTTCAATCGTTTATACAAACCTACCAAAATTGTGTGCGAAGCTAACGGATTTCAAGGAATATTGTCTGCACTTGCAAGAGAAAGAGGGCTTACTAATATCGAACAATTTACCACTACAGAAGGAAACAAGAAGGACTTGTACACCGGACTTCCTTCTTTGTCTGCCATGTTTGAAAGAGGGCAGATAAAAGTTCCTTATAAGGAGGGTGAGACAAGAGAAAAGGTAGAAATGATGTTCAGTGAATTTGCTTCTATTACTTTCAGAAGCGATAAAGGAAAACTGGAAGCAAGTTCAGGACATGATGATATCGTAATGAGCAATTTTCTGGCTCTCAACACTTTACGTGAAGAAGGTGAAAGCAGTGGGTTTAGCATTAATTTGGTATAAAATTTAGTATCATGAATAAATTGAATCCTGGCTTTATGTCCGAAATATTTAAATTGATGTTTTCGGATGAAGTCATAATGTGTATAGCTTCGGAGCATCTAAAATATGAATTGATCCCTAAAGAATGGTCTGGGTACAAATTCATACTAAGAGAAGCTGTCGATCAATATAGAGAAAAGGGGAAACTTCCCGCGCTTGGTGCTATCTGTCAAAAATTTTCTGACAATGACTTTGTGTTGGATGCTGCAAAGGAAATAAAGAAAGCCAATTTGATAGACAGAGAAATAGCAATAGACCAACTTCAATCGTTTGTGAAAGAGACGGAGTTCGAGCTTCTTTCCAAAAGGGTACATGACCTTTACGAAGAAGGAAAGAAGGAAGAAGCTATCCGTGTGAACGCGGAAGAATCGCAAAGGATTGTGGAGATGTCCTTTCGCTCCAAATCAGGGGGTTTTCAGTCTGTTTTCGGAGGTTTCCAACAACGTATGCTTGAAAGACGCATGGAAGCTGCTACGATAACGGAGAAGCCAGTAAAAATTCCTTTTGGAATCGACAGGTTGGACGATGTATCTTTCGGTGGCATGGAAATAGGTGACACAACGCTTTGGATTGCAAGGTCTGGGGTCGGGAAGAGCAGTGTATTAAAATGGCATGGTTACTCTGCTGCTCTTAGAGGTGTTCCGGTTCTTCATATTCAGTTGGAAGGTGGCGTTAAAGCCTGTATGCAGATATATGATCAGCTTTGGTCAAACCAGTCCTATTCCAATATCAAATCAGGTAACATTGATCCCAACGATAAGAAAAAGATTGAAAAGGCGATTGAAGAAATCAAGGAAGCCGGTTCGGATATAGAGGTGTATGGTTTCAAGAAGTTCGGACAGGCTTCTATGAGCGATGTAAGGCAGTTATGCTACGATTATTTCAATACACACGGGCGTTTCCCGGGATTGGTCATTTTGGACTCATTGGACTTGGTAAAGACCGGCATTTCCAAAAAGATAGACAGTGATCCCGATCATAAGAAAGAAAAGCTACAGACTTGTGCACAGCTTCTAAAGAACCTTGCCGACGAGATTGAAGCTCCTATTATCACAGCAACACAAACAAGTGATGTGCCTTTTGAAGTATGGAACAATCCTGACAAAGTAATAGACCGTTCCTATACGGAAGGAGACAAGACACTTGTAAAACCTTTTTCCTTTGTGTTTACGCTAAATATGACAATAGAGGAAAAGTCCAACGGCACGGCACGTATTTATGTGGACAAATTGCGTGACTACAAAGAAAGTCAAGAAGTGATAACGATTGCTACCAATTATGACAAGCGCAGGTTCTATCACAGGGGACGGACAATGGAGATGTACAATCAAATATCCGAAAGAAAGGAAGCGAAAAAGGCAACAAGGAAGAAAAAGTCTGACGAACAAAAGACGGAAACGATATGATACGGATTGACGAAGAAGAAGTAAAGGCTGTGTTCGGACTTAGAATATTCGGTTCGCAAGGGTGGCTTTCAAATAAAGGGATGCCTTGCCCCTATTGTGGGAAGGAAAAGAAATGGGGTGTCAAGATAGATGTGCACGGGGGAGTTTTCCATTGCTGGAAATGTGGAACAAAAACATCTTTCAAGGATTTTCTGGAAAAGGTAGGAAAAAAAGACCTTATACGGATGGAATATCAAAATTCTATAAGCACAAAACTTACTCCTTTGAAAGATGAGAAAGAGGAAAACGAGGAAGAAGAACTTCCTATTCCGAAACTTCCTTTCCGTCTTAAAAGAATATTATCAGACAGTTATCTTGATAGAAGGGGTTTTAAGAAATACCATTACGATCTTTTTGAGCCTTCCGAAACAAATTCCGTTCTTGAAAAGAACTTGCGAAACTATATCATTTTCAAAATGAAGATGGATGGTAAGCTGGTAGGATGGCTTGGAAGGAGTAGGTATTCTAAAGAATGGCATAAAAAGGATTTGGAAAGGGCAAAGGAAACAGGAACTAAGCCTCATTTAAGATACGAAAACAGCATAGGAACGAACTTCACGAAGATACTGGGAGGCTTTGACGAGCTTTCTTCTTCGGTCAAAGATGTTATCATAGTGGAGGGGTTGTTTGACAAGGTAGGGATAGACAACCTTTTGCAGCTTTGGGATTGCAACAGTCTGAAATGTGTTTTTACGTTTGGAAACAGCATCAGCAAGGAACAAATCTCCTACTTGGAAAGAAAAGGTATCAAGAATGTGATCCTTATGTATGATGATGTAACTGTGGAAGAATCGAAAAGCGCAGGACTTATGTTGGGAAAGAAATTCAACACAAAGATAGCCTATCTTTATAAGCCAGGGGTTGATCCAGGAGATATGGATATAGATTATTTGGACGATGTGCTAAGCAATCTCTATGATCCTATTAATTTTTATGTATCTAAAATTAAAAAGTTGTGGTAGCAAGAATTAACTTTGTCGAAAATCATATATCATCATGGAAAAAAGCAGAGAATTGTCGGTAGACGAATATTTGAAGGTACTTCAACTGGAATACCTTACAAACAAAGTAAGAAGCCTTATTTTTGATCGTCCTGAATTTGTCAAGATGGCTTCTGATATAGCAGAGTTCAAAAAGGAAAGGATAGAGCTTCTTTCCAAACGTCACTTCAAATCTTCTATTTTTATGTCAACGGAAGAGTTTTTGAACTTTTATGAGAACGAGTTCTTGAATCCTTTCGGACTTCCCAATTTCCAGTATAGTAATGATAATAAAAAGCGTGCTTCACAGTGGTATTGGGATGTTGTTCATTTGCTTGGAAAGAATCAGGTTGTCATTTATAAAGACAATGAATATTCTGTATTGGGAAACAACATGAAGGATCAGACGGTTTGCATTCAGATAGGCAAAAAGAAGAAAAATGTAAAATATTCAGAAATCAAGATACAGAAACTTGTGATGTGTTTTGATGGTAAATTATTATAAATCAATAAATTATTTCGAACTATGAATTTTAAAGAGTATGAAGCTCACGCAGCTTCAACAGCTTGCTATCCAAAAGAGGTAGCTATTCCGTATGTGATAATGGGTCTTACCGATGAACTGGCAGAAGTTTATGAAAAAGTAGATTGCGCAGCCGAAGCAAAGGAAATTATAAAGGAAATAGGAGATGTCCTTTGGTATGTTGCCATGATAAGACAGGAACTTGATTTGCCGGAATTGGAATTTCCCGAAATCATTTTAAAACTGAATGACGAGGATGTTTATCGTTTAAGCCCTTCTTATTTGCTACAACAAGTAGGCATTATCAGCGGACATGTAAAGAAATTCTTCCGGGATGATGATTACAAAGCTGGATTCCCGGAAAAGAGAAAAGAGGCGTGTCACAAGGCTTTGGAACAAATTTTACAAGGATTACAGAACCTTGCTGTTTATATTGAAGGCAATAAGGGAGATTGTTGTTTATCGTCTATTGCAAAGGGAAATGTAGAAAAGCTGGCTAAAAGAAAAGCCGAGAATAAAATACACGGGGACGGTGACAACCGGTAACTATTATGGTACGTGCTGTTACTTTTTTAGGAGCTTCTTGCGTTGGAAAGACATCTGTTTTTGATCTTATCGAAAAGGACAGATCGTTTGCCAGATTCGCCAAAATAGGCAGCATATCAAGACAACTTGTAAAGGAAGGGGAAATAGACCCTTCCTTTAATTCTGTCCCCAGTCAAAGGGCGATATTTGACAAGTATCTTGAAGTGCTGCACGGTGAAAACTATATTTCCGATAGAAGCGTTATTGATGTTCATACTTTCACAAGGACACTGCCCTATTCGGTTTCGTTAGATAATGAATTAAGACGGCAGTCAAACTTGATAAGTCTTAATGAGTATTATCTTCCCGTTATCTTTTATTTTCCTATCTATTGGAATGTTGAAAGTGATGGAGAAAGATTGAACGATGAAAGCAGGAGAAGAAAATGGGACAGCGAGATAAGGAGATTCTTAATAGACAAGAGATTGCCTTACGAAGTAATACCAAATGACACCCCTTTTAATAGGGTAAGATTTATAAAGAGTGTACTTTCTACAAGAATGAATTTACGTTAAATTCATTGTTAAAATCGGCAAAACTTCAATTATTGTATGCAATAGTTGTATATTTGCCGATAGAAAACGAAAAGAAGACAATATGGAGACTTTATTTAATGAGTTGGAAGAATATCTTTCTTCCAATACAATACAATACACTTCTGACAGGGAAAACTATACTGTGTCATTTGATGGGAAGACATACGAGCTTTTCCCTCCAAATGATGATGGGTATTTCTTTGACGAAGATTTTCGGTGGGACAATGAAACTACCGAATATGATGGATATGTCTTTCGTTTTGGTGGCGTATGGTACACTATAGAGAAAGGACAGGAACGTGACCCTAAGCTGAATCGTGTAAAATGGAGAGGGCAAAGCGAAGTGGCAGGACTTTCTTCTAATTTTTTGGGTGTACACGGTTCATTTGAGCTTCTGAATGGAACAAGTTTATATTCCGATTGGGTAAAGAAAGCCAAATTCTTAGGGATTGAACGTCTTGGGATAGTGGAAAAAGGAACGCTTGCAGGAGCTTTAAAGTTTCAGAACGCTTGCAAATCTGTAGGGATCTTTCCTGTGTTTGGGCTGGAAGTCCCTGTAAAAGATGAGAAAAAGGACGTTTCATTTACCTACAAAATCTATGCTCAAAATGAAAAGGGGTGGCAGCATCTTCTTGCATTGAACAAAGTTATCAATTGCGATTCTTCCGGGAAATTCATAACTCCTAAAGACATATCGGAACATACGGAGGATGTGTTTATTGTTTTTGATCCAAAAACAATTGATTATACTGATGTTCCTATTCTTTTAAGAAACAAGCATAACGTATTTTGGCAAGCTGATACAGTGGAATATGCAAAGTTCAACAGAGATACAGAATACCTTACAAACTTTGAAGCCTTTTACAAGTCGAAAATGAAACCTGTAGCACTTTGCGATGCCTTCTATATCGAACCGGAATATTACATTTTAAGGGAAACTGTAAATAAGATAGGAAAGAAGGTTAATCATAAATCCTACAACCAGTATTTTAAGGATGAAGTGACTTACATGGAAGAACTTCTTTCTTTATTTGGGGATCAGTCTATAGGGGAAGCCTTTTATTTAAAGGCACGGGAAAATATGGATATGATTGCAGAAAGTTGCAACTTTGAAATTCCTACTGATAGTAGACATCTTCCTCGGTACGAAATGACAAAAGAGGAAAAAGAAAAGTATGAATCCAACGAAGATATGTTTGATTCCCTTATCTACGAAGGCATAGAGAATAAGCCGGAACTTTTAGAAGACTATTCGGAAGATGTATTGGTAGAACGGATCGAAAGGGAATCCGATACGATCAAATTTGGAGATGTAGTGGATTATTTTTTGATCTTACGTGATATCGTCAATTGGTGTAAGGGGAACGATATTTTATTAGGCGGGGGAAGAGGTTCGTCAGCAGGTTGTTTGATTTCTTACCTTTTTGGTATTGTAAATACAAATGCCTTAAAGTTTAACTTACTTTTTGAAAGATTTTTGAACAAAGGACGTGTCAAAGTGTCACTTCCTGATGTGGATACAGACGTTCCAGGAGAGAAAAGACCATTAGTAAAACGATACATGGAAGAACGTTTTGGAGAAACACAGGTTTGTTCTGTAGGTACATACACTACTTTGCAGATAAAACAAGCTATAAATGACGTAGGAAAGATTTATGGAGCTTCCATTCCTACGCTTAGAAGAATTTCCAAAATGATAGAAGATGTGAAGACGGAGGAAGATTTTCTAAGACTTGCCTGTAGAAAGGAAGAAATAGCGCAATTTGTGAACAAATATCCCGAAATGATGAATGTCGTTTTCCTTCTTCTTGGACAGCAAAAAGCAGCTTCCATTCATGCTTGTGCTATGATGATTTTCCCAAAGGAAAAGACAATGTATGAGTGGTGTCCTGTAAGAAAAGTGGACAATCTTGTTGTTAGTGAATGGGAAGGTGGAGAAATGGATGAGGCAGGGTTTCTGAAAGAAGATATTCTGGGGATTGAGCAGCTTGATAAATTTACCGACATTCTTGTCTTGATAGAAAAGAACACAGGAAAGAAAATCAATCTCTATACGGATATAGAATATGATGATCCAGAAGTGTACCGCTATTTTGCAAACGGCTGGCTTAGCGATATATTCCAATTCTCTGCAAAGGGACTTTCTTCTTACACGCAGAAAATGAAGCCTAAAAATATGGATGATGTAATTGCTGCACTCTCCTTGTTTCGTCCTGGGCCAATGGAAAACGGTTTTCATATGGATTATATTGCATTGAAAAATGGCGATAAAGAACCTGAATATCCTATTGGCACGGAAGAAATATTGAAAGATACTTACGGGCTTCTTGTCACACAGGAACAGATCATGAATATTTGTAATCAACTTGCTGACTTTGACTTAGTTACGTGTGACAAAGTACGCAAGGCATTGGGTAAAAAAAAGTTAGATGTTCTTCTCCCGTTGAAGGCAAAGTTCATAGAAGGGTATGTGAACAAATTCGGAAGCAAAGGTGCAACTAAAGAGAGCGCAGAACATCTTTGGGATCAGATGGAAGAATTTGCTAAGTATAGTTTTAACCGCTGTATTTCAGGAAGTTACAAGTTTTTAAGAAATTGTTGTAGAAAGGGTGTCAGGAATCCTACTATTGAGGAAATGTATTTAATCCGTAATGATCTTTCTTTTGCGAAAGCAAATAATTGGCTACCTCTTAGAAGTAAATATATGAGATTGGGATACGGAGAGTGTCTTACTATGTGTGAAGATGGTAGAATTAGAACACGTAAAATTAAAGATATTCGATTTGCTGGCGTAAAACAAACTTATAAAATTACTTTAGAAGACGGTCGATATATTTCTGTTACAGATAATCACAAATTTCCTACTCAAAGAGGTAAGGTAATGTGTAAAGATTTGATGGTAGGGGAAGATAGTTTATTTGTTCAATTGCCATATGAAAAAACGGATAGTCAAAGGTATAATTTTACTGATTTTAGAGGTAAAAATTGGAGCAAGGATCATCCTGAATGCCTTAATTCAAGAAAAGGTCACATAGGCTTTGTAAAGACAAATGGAGAATCTGCTAAATTTGAATATTTTAGAGAGCAAAATGGAGGGTTTGGTATTTGTAAAATTTGTGGGAAAGAATGCCGATTAGAGATACATCATGTTGATGGGAATAGACGCAATAATGAAAATGAAAATCTTATTTCTATTTGCGCTTCTTGTCATAAGAAAATTCATTATCGAGAATTTAATAGGACGAAACGAGGGGAGAAAGGTTGCCCTTCTAAGTTAATAAAAATTGCAAGCATAAAGCCTGACAAAATAGAAAATGTGTATGATGTTGAGGTGGACGATCCCAATCACAATTTTTGTATAGATCAAGGTATCGTTACTTGCAACAGCCACGCTGCTGCTTACGCTATCAACGCTTACAATTCTTTGTGGCTGAAAGTACATTATCCGTTGGAGTTTTGGTCGGTTGCCTTGTCTCGTGCAAGTAAAGATGATTTTCCCCGTTATATCAATGAAATGAATCAGACGGAAGGGATTGAAATCAAACCTGTCAATATCAACAAATCTGATGTTGGTATCGTAGGCGATAAAAAGAGCAACAGTGTTTATTGGGCACTCAATGCCACCCAACAAGTCGGAGAAAAGGCACAACAACAGATCATTGAGGAACGAGAAAGAAATGGAGAGTATTTTTCTTTGACAGAATTTGTGGAACGACATTCCTTTAAAGGTTCTTCTGTTAATAAGTCCACTGTTGAAAATCTTATTTATTCAGGTGCTTTTGACGAGATGGACGAAACAAGAGAGTTTTCCAATATCTTCTCTGCAAGGGAATATATGCTTGGGAAATATCGAGAAAAGAACCGTATCAAGATAGATAGGGAAAAGGACGAATACAGTGTTGCTTTCAACAAAAACAAGATAGGTAAGGATTGGTGGTGGCTTTTGCAGCAGAAAAACAAGTCCGGTTTCGCTTTCTTTGATTACAAGAAATTGGTAGAGGAATACCTTCGTCCGAAAGCAAAGACTGCGGAATATTACGATGTGGACGATTTGCAGAACTATGACGGTTCTACTTATAAAATGGCAATGGTGGGAGGATATGTGTTGGAAGTGGAAGAAAAGGAATCGAAGACAGGAGCGTTTGCCAGCCTTCTACTTGAAAACAACTACAAATTCCTTCGTGTGGTGATATTCCCTGCCGACTATATGGACAAAGAAGAGTATATCCAAAGTTGCAAGAAGAACATCTTACTGCTTACAGGAAAGGTTTCTTTTGATAGGTTTAAAGAGGAATATGTGATACAAGCAAATGGAAACAGTCAATTTATAAAATTGGGAGTGTGATAATATGAAACTTACGAGATGTTTTGGTGACAAGGCTATAGTCTTGATTTCAAATGACCTTAAAAATGAACTGGATATGGATGCTGTAACTTCTATAGACCATTCCAACCTGTACGGGGAGATAGCTACAAGTTCAGTCTTATTGAACAAAGTAGGACTTCTTCGTGCACAAGCTGAATCTGAATATGAAGCAGCAAAGTTGGAATTTTCTGTACATAAAGCACAGCTTTCTACAGAGATAAGACGGGAATCTATTGTGAATGCTGGAAAGGTCAAAGTGGAAGATATAGGACTTGTGAAACTTACAGAAAGTTCTTTGGAAGATATTCTTACTATCAATCCAGAGCTTAATGCAATGCAAAAGACACTTGTCAAGAAGAAAAAGTATTTGGCGGAAATAGATAGTCTCTATTGGGCGTTGCAGTCGAAAGACCGAAAATTAAACAATTTAGTTCCAAAAGTTACACCGGAAGAGTTTTTGGATAATTTAGTGGAAGGAGAAATAAATACATTCATAATTAAAAAAGAAAAGTAAGGTATGAGAATTAAATTAACAGAAAATTATTTTGTCGAACAAAGTACGAATGCACCACATTTATGGGATTTGTACCGTAAAAGAACAGCAAAAGAAACTGGAAAGCAATATGAAACAGCAGAGGCTTATGGATTAGATTTAAAGCAAGTGGCGGGAAAAGTACCCTATTTTGAAATTCTTTCAAAAGAAGGGGAGGCTGTTACATTCGAAGAATTTGTAAAAGAATTTGAGAGCAAACAAAAAGAGATTATTTCAGAGTTTATAAAGCAAGTGAAAGAATCAAAATAATTTAGGTATCAACATTTTAAAACATTATAGTTATGAAATTTGACAGATCGAAGTTCAAAAAACAGTCAGTAGAAGATTTGGATTCAGAAGTAAAGCAAGCAGAAAAGACAATGCGAAAGGGTGGTAAATCTTATACCGGATTTGCTACCGTCCAAAAAGGAAAGAATACATTCCGTGTAGCTCCTTCAATGGGTAAAGCCTATGTCGCTTGCAAAATGTCAAAGCTCCGCGTGGAAGTTCCTACTTATGACGAGAACGGTAATGTAACAGGAAAGGAAGTAAAAGACAAGAACATTTTTTGCGCGGACGTACATGGACGCAACCTTCTTAAAGGAAAAGACCCTATCGTCCTTTATTGCGACTATGTGAGAAAGAAAGCATCCGAAGAATATCAAGATGATACGGAAAGACGCAAGTACCTCAATCCTATCATGGGCTACAAGAAAGGCAACAAGTTCGTATGGGGCATCAATCCTACGCTGGCTTATGTTTGCTATGTGTATCAAGGGAATAAAGATTTTGCCCGTTTGCAGCTTTATGGAACATGGATGAACCGTATAAAGGAAATTTCTGTAGAACAATCTGATGATGATACGGTTTCATTTGATATCTTTTCACAGATGGAAGGTGCTTATCCTCTTGTAATCACAATGGGAGAAGATGATAAAGGTAAAAAGACTTATTCTTTATCTGCCGGCATACCGAAGAAAGGTCAGTCATGGGATGAATTTTTTGAAGAAACTGCTATCCCGGACGAAGACATGGAGTATTTCTTGAATGAAGTTCCTTCGCTTGAAGAAATTTACAAAGATTCTTACAGAACAAAGGATTTTGAAATGGCTTTGGATGGATTGAAACGCTTCGATGAAGAAAACAATTATGATATCTTTTCCGACGATGAGTTCTTGAATGAAATTGAAGAAATGGCAGCAATGCTTCCAGACGATAGTCAATCAGAGGAAGATAAGAAAACCCCATTTGACGAGGACGAAGATGAAGAAGAAAAACTCAAAAAGAAAACTGTAGCAAAGAAACCGGCAAAGGAAGAAGACGAGGAAGAAAAACCTGCACCCAAGAAACAGGTTGTAAAAGCTCCAGCTTCGGAAAAGGCAGCAAAAGTCGCTTCCTATCCTCCGCTTTCTAAGATGAAAGCCTTTTTGCTGCAATATATTGACGAAGAATATCCTGGCATGGAAATTCCATCCGATCTTACAATCACAGAACTTCGTGAATGGTACGATCTGGCACAAAAGGGAGAAGCGTTGCCTTTCCCGGAAGGCGAAGAAGAGGATACAGAACAGGAACATGAAACTGAATATGACGATGATCGGGCAAAAGACGAACCGGAAACCGAAGATGAGGGAGATGGAGAAGATGAACGCCACGAAGAAGAGGAATCTCCTATTGACGAAGAACAGACGGACAATGATGAAAAGCTATTGGAAGCCAAAAAGCGTTTGCAGGCTTTGAAAGCTAAGATGAAAAAGAAATAATTTTCTTTTCGTTTTCCTAATATATTAATCAGAAAGGGGATGGATAATTTTGTGTTCCTCCCCTTTCCCAACAATTTCGATCATGAGCAGCAAATATTTAGCTATAATTTCAACGGATCATCATCTTACTGCCGATAATGCTACTATTATAAAAGATATTCTTTTGGAAGAACTTGACTTGGCAGAAAAGAAAAAGATACAAACCCATATATGGTTGGGTGATGTTTTTGATAACAGGGTATCGCAAAGAGAAGTGTGCCTTTCCACATTGAATGATGTCCTGGAAGAATACGACAAACGCGGACACCATGTGATCTGTATTCCCGGCAACCATGACAAAACATCCTACACAAGCAAGAAATCGTTTCTTACTCCTTTTAAATATCATCCGTCTTTTACTTTGGTAGAAGAATTGGACGGAATGCAAGTAGAAGGTGTGTATTGCTTTTTCCTTCCGTTTTTTACAGATGATATTCTTTTGGATGAACTGGAAGAAATAGGGGATAAAAGAAAGAAGAATATCCTCTTTGGACATTTTGCGGTCACAGGAAGCAAGAACATGGACGGATCGGAAGTGTCCAACCTTTTAAAACCTTCCATGTTCCAGATGTTCAAAAAAGTGTACTTGGGGCACTATCATAACTATCAACGGGTAGGAGAGAATATCTATCATTTAGGAAGTGTCCAACAAAACAACTTCGGGGAAGATGAAAAGAAGGGTTTCTGGCTTTTGGATTCGGATTTGAATGTAGACCTTGTTTCTTCTACAAAAGGACAAGTATTTAAGAAACTGGAAATTGATTTGGGGGAAACTCCCCACAAACAGGCAGTGTCACTTATCAAGAAATTCAAAAAGGAGAACCCTACTGCCCGTGTAAGAGTGGAAGTCTGGGGAGAACAATCTTCACTTGATGCCTTTGATAAGGATGCCTTTACAAAAGAAGGCATAGATATCAAGAAAAAGTTTAAGGAAGTGGAAGAAAAACATTCTATGTTGACAGAAGTAAAGGCACTTGACAAAAGGGACATAGAAGAAAGGTTTTCTGCTTTTTGTAAGGAAAACGAATATGACGAAAAAGAAGGAAAAGAAATTTTAGACAAGTTGATGTATGGCGAAGAAAAAGGAAACTAAGAAAGCGGAAGAAGCGGTAACTGGGGAAGTGCAGCAACCTAAAGAAGAAAAGAAACCGAACCGTCTCGGTGATCTTATAAGCCGGATTGAAAGTAGGTTTGGAAAGGAAGCCATAGCGGGAAAGAAGCAAGATATAGAGTTCGTACATTCTGGTTCTTTTCTGTTAGACGAGATACTTGGTGGAGGATGGGCGAAAGGACGCATAGTGGAGGCTTACGGAGGCTTTTCTTCCGGTAAGACAAGCATAGCTTTCCATCTTGCTACCGAAATCCAAAAACAAGGAATGGCGGTAGGGTATCTTGATACAGAAAATGCAGTTGATCCGAAATACATGGGAGCTATCGGTGTAGACCTTTCTCCTGACAAATTCATTCTTTCTCAACCTTCCACAGCAGAGGAAACACTGGAAATAGCAAAGGAAATGTGCAATGAACCTTCTATCGGATTGGTGGTGATTGATTCCATTGCAGGACTTGTCCCGACCGCTCTTTTGAACGGGGAAGCCGGAGATGCTCACATAGGACTTACAGCAAGGCTTTTAAGCTCACAGGTAAATATCTTGAAAAACATCTGCAAGCAAACAGGGTGCATTCTATTCTGCATCAATCAGATTAGATCAAACATAGGCGGATATGGCAATGCCACTACTACTCCAGGAGGATTTGCAATACCTTTTTATGCAAGTCAGAGAGTTGAGCTTGCCCGTGTAGGTTCTGATAAGGAAGGTGAAGTGTCCGTTGCAAACAAAGTGAAGATCACATGCAGAAAAAACAAAGTAGCTCCACCTATGAAAACTTGCAATATTGTTATCCGTTTCGGTGTAGGCATTGACAAGGTGATGGAAATGCTTAATATGGGACTGGATTTAGGTGTACTTACAAAGAAAGGAACGTACATCTATTACAGGGAAGAAAAGGTAGGATTCGGATTCCCTGCCGCAAGGAAGAAGCTAATTAAAGAGACAGAACTTTTTGACAAGATCAAAAAAGATGTCCTTTCAGAGTTCAGAAAGAAAGAAGTAACATTTGAAAACAAGGAGGTGGAAGATGAAGCCAGTCAAGATTGAAGCAACCAATTTTGTGTCATTCGAGCATTTTGAATACACATTTCAAGATGGGGTAACTGCACTTGTGGGATTGAATAAAACAGACGATAATCAAGGCAGTAACGGTAGCGGTAAAGCGTTGACGATGGATTCTGATATCCTTACACCTACCGGATTTGTAAAGATGAGGAATATTCAGGTGGGTGATATTGTTCTTCATCCTTCCGGTGCTTATCAAACGGTAAGAGCAATCCCGTTTCACGATATAGATATTGCATATAAGATTACTTTTTCCGACAGTACGGAAATAAAATGCAACAAAGAGCATCTATGGAAAGTAAGAACAAATCAAAGCGAGGAATGGTCTGTACTTTCACTTGGAAAGATCATGGAAAGAAGCAAAGATGAAGAAGTGTTTTTTGAAGTTCCAGGATGTCTTGGCAGACCGTCTAAAAAAATGGTTTCTTTTACTTGTATGGGTGCGGAAGAGCAACAATGTATTACCGTTTCGGGAGAAGACGGGATGTTTGTTACGAACAACTATACGCCTACTCATAATTCTTCCATGCAACAGGCAGTTTATTTTGCCATAACAGGTAACAACTACCGAAGCAGTATTGACAAGAAACTGATTAGAAACGGTGAGAAGGAAGCAAAAGTATTACTTGATATAGAATGTCCCATAAGGAAAGAAACTCTCCATATTGAGCGCATTTTGCCCTTAAAAGGAAGCAGCAAACTTAATGTGTCGTTAAATGGCGAGTCAGTCAGCCTTGCTACCGTAAAGGATGGCAACAACTATATCCTTTCATGGATGGGTATTTCACCGGAAGATTTGAAAAGCTATTTTCTTATTTGCAAGGAATACTATAAGTCGTTCTTTAAAAGTTCCAATACGGACAAATTAGCTCTCATAAGTCGTTTTATTAATTATGACTTCTTGGACGGTAGCAAGGATATTATACAAAAGGAACTGGACGAAATTTCATCTAAAAAGTCAGCTATCCAAAGCAAAAGAGATCGTGCGGAAGGGAGTGTAGAAGCATTGCGGCAAATGATAGAGGATGCCGTTAATTTCGACTTCGAAGCGGATCGAAAGGAAAGGATCGAAAGGGTGGAAAGTAAAATCAAGTCTTTAAAAGAAGATATTGATTCTGCTAAATACAATATTGACTACAACAAGAAAAATATTGACAAAGGAAAGAAAACACTTGAAGCCTTAGAAGAAGAACTTCGAGAAGCCGAAGAAAAGAAAAAGAAACTTCCTTCTACTAAGGAAATAGAAGATGTGATTGAATCCGTCAAAAAAGAACTTGGAAAAGCCAAAGAAGATCAGAATGAGATTTTGGAAACAAAAGAAGAGCTTTTGAAAATCCATGACGAACTGAAAGTGTCTCTTCGGAAAGTTCTTGTAAACCTTTCTGGGACGATTACATGTCCTAAATGCAAGCATAAGTTCTTGACACTTCAAGACACCACACTTGAAAAGGAAGAGAAGAAAAAAGAGAAAATAGGGAAACAGGAAAAGGAAGTTATTGGAGAGATAGCATCTTTGGATGAATCCCTAAAGGAATACGAAGACCTTATTTCTTCTTTCATTCAAGTGAAAAACGAACAGGAGGATGAACTTGACAAAATCCGGGAAGCAGGAAAAGAAATTTCATCTGCTGTCTATAAGATCACAAGTGAAATAGAATCTCAAAAGTCCAATATTTCCATTCTTGAAAAGCGAAACAAAGGGCTTTTAGAAAACATAGCTGCCGGAAAAGAAGATGTAAAACGTCTGGAAAAACAGATAAAGGAAATCGAAAAGGAAACGCCTTCTTCTATTGATACTTCTTCACAAGAAAAGCAAATAGAAGAAATGATGCTTGCTATCGCAGGGTATGACAAGGAAATGACGGAATTGGAAAACGAAATGTTTCGTAAAAAGGAATGGATAGGAAGATTCAAGTCATTTAAGATGTATCTTGCATTGGAGCAGTTAAAGAATATCCAGCTTCGGGCAAACAATATTCTGAAAGCAGAAAACAGCGATCTTAGAATTGTCATAGAAGGATTTAAGACGAAAGCAGACGGAGACATAAAAGAAGAGATAACGCCTTATGTTGTTAGGGACGAGGCGGAAAACTTCTGGTATTACAGTGGCGGAGAGCGTGCAAGGGTGGAAATCGCTTTGATTATAGCCATACAAGGAATGATAAACGAGACGAACAAATGGGGAGGATTGCAATTCCTATCCATTGATGAAATCACAGAAGGACTATCGAAAGAAAGCCTATATGACGTGATAGAAGCATTGGAGTTCATTCAGTTTCCTATACTTGTTACAACTCATATTTCGAATGAAAACGCTTCATGCAAAACGCTTAAAATAGTAAAGGAGAACGGCATAAGCCGTATTGAACAATGAACAAGAAAACAGAATCGAAGTTTTATATAGGGATAGATAATGGTGTGACCGGTTCTATAGGCATAGTAGGGAAAGAACTGACCTATTATGAGTTCATGGAAACACCTGTCACATTCGGGCAGGATTACACAAAAGCAAAGAAGAATGTGTCAAGGGTGAACGTAACGGCACTTGCCGAAATAATTTCTGCGTTGAAAGAATACGGACTATGTGTGGCCGTCTTGGAACGTCCCATGAAAAATCCGGCAAGATTTGATGCTACATGTTCCGCTATGCGGGCTTTGGAAGCAGAACTTACCGTATTGGAGCTTTATAATGTTCCTTATATGTTTATAGATTCCAAAGAGTGGCAAAAGGAAATGCTACCTAAAAGAATTGCAGGAACTAAAGAATTGAAAAAGGCATCTCTTGACATAGGAAAAAGGCTGTTCCCAGAGATAAACTCAAAACATCCTGATAGAGATGGAATTTTGATAGCGGAATACGCAAGAAGGAAATGTATTCTCTAAACAATTACCAGAAGGAAAGCGAGAAAATGTAAGAATATATTTTGACATGTAAGAATAAACTATTACATTTGCCACATCAAAAAGTAACAAACAAAAACTATAAAACAATGGCTAATCAGAAGTATTTTAACATTTTTGTACTTTCCTTCCTTGATAGGATTGAAGGGATTGAGCACGATTTGAGTTACCTCAAAAGGAATACAAGTAATAAAAGCGGGATTAAATCTGTGGAAGAAGCACTTCATATTTTGAAAGATAAAATAAAACAATTGCAACATGATAATAATTTTTTGCGAGAACGATAATTGCTCCCGAAAAGGAGTAAGGTCACCAATTGCCAATCCTAAGTATGTGTTTCGTGACGGAAAACTTGTTCCTATGAACATTCCAGTTTGTCCTGAATGCGGAAAGCAAATGTCTTATGAGGAAGAAAAGAGCACAGAAATGCCTAATCTTTCAATAGGCGAGTTTAAAATGATGTCTGATTCTGACAAGAAAAAGGTGTTGAAGGAAAGGTCTAAGGCACTTTCTAAAAAGGACAACAGCGAAGACAAGATACGTCACTACAAGGAAAAAGCAATCAGAAACATGTTGAACGTAAAATTATGAGGTATGGAAAATTTATTGTATGAAAATGTGAAATACATCTATAGGGTGACAAAAAGGAACACTCTCGTGCTTGTCAACTCAAAAGGAGAAATGGAAAGATGTATATCTCTTACTAACTTCAAAGGAAAAACAAGAGACTTTTTTATGAATGAAGCGGAGGGTTACGACATTACAAATACTGTAAACAAAGTGAACCTTACCAATTGCTCGGAAGCTACTGTAGAGAAATTTATCGAAGAAAGTGATTTTGTGTCTGTAGCGTTTGGACACGATAACTTTATAACTTACAGAAATGTATTGAAGCCTCATGAACTCAGCAAATGATTGTATTCTTGATAAAGCAGTAGGAAAGATGCTTGTTCTTCCTACCGGTGAAGAAGCGGAAGTGAGGTCTGTTCGCGTAGGAAGAGATTACCGAAGTATAGAGATAGACATTCTGAAAAGCGGAAAGTTGAAATCTATCCGAATGGGTATCACAGGGTTTTTAAAAACAGCAATTTTAAAAGAGAAATGAAAAGAAATGTAACATTAGCTATTTGCCTTTCTGTCTGCCTTTCTATAGGATTGGGAGGCTGCAAAACCCGTGTTTCCTCAAAAACGGACTACACCTTTACCCTAAAGGATTCTCTTGTCTGGGAAAAAGAAATGACGGATAGTCTTGTGAAAATCCCCTATTCTATCGTCAATATGGTAATCAATCCTTCGAAAATGGAAGATGGGGAGAAGAAAGAAACAAGCAAAGGACAAGCTAACCTTTCCATAGAAAAGAAAGGAGATACCATTTTCATAGAAGCATCCTGCGATAGTCTTGAATTGGTAATAAAAAGTCTTAGAGAAAGACTATCAAAAGTATCACAAGAAAATGGAACATTGAAAGAGCAAGTGAAAGCTGCTCCAAACAAGATGCTTTATCTTTTGGGAGGAATTTCAATAGGAGCTTTCACTATTCTTATAGCATTGATTGTGTTACTCAAAACAACTAAAAATATTTGAGATATGCTTATACATCAAAAAGAACTGGAAGAAAAAATTGTAGAAGCCAATCGGCTTTACAGAGAGGGAAACCCTGTTATGTCTGACAAGGAATATGACAGGATGAAAGAAGAATTGGGAAGACATTTCCCAGACAGCGATATTCTAAAAAAGGCTATCGTTGAAGAAAGTGTAAAAGGGGATCGCATGGAAAGACTGCCTTTTCCTATGTTTTCTTTGGAAAAGGTCAAGACGGTGGACGAGATTGTAAGATGGGTAAAGGACGTATGGGAATTGTCTCCTAACGACCGTGTTGTCATTACGCCTAAATATGATGGTATTTCTTTGCTGGTTGATGAAACAACAAATGATTGCTGGACAAGGGGAGATGGCACGGAAGGACAGAATAGCCGGGATCATTACCGTTATGTAAATCATGGAAATCCTATGAACAAAAGGGGGTGTTTTACTTTCGGAGAAGCGATTATTCCTATCGGTATGTTCTTGAAAAACGTAAAACCTCTTGGGTATAAAAGTGCAAGGAATGCTGTTGCCGGCGCATTCAATGCAGATGATTTCAACGCACAAGTTCTTGGAAATACCGCTTATGTGAGATATGGCATTATGGATTCCGACAGAGATAAATCCATGCAGCTTGCAGAACTTCGAAACGATTACGGGAATTACGCTACACAGTATTGGGTAACTTCCGCCGGCGTGTTCGATGATAGCAAAACAGCCCTCACCTATCTAAACGATTTGTTTGAATCAATCAAGAATTTTAAATGTGACGGTCTTGTAATCGAAGTTGATAACAAAACAAAACGAGAAGAATTAGGACGGTTGCCTAATAGGAATCCGCGTTACGCTATTGCTTACAAGAATCCCGACTGGCAGGAAAGATTTACAACGAAAGTTAAGAAGATCGAATGGAGTATTTCAAAAGACGGTAAAGCGAAACCTGTAATTGTATTCAGTCCGGCGGAATTTGACGGAGCGACTGTTTCACGATGCACCGGATATAACGCTAAATATATTACGGACAATCATATTTCACCAAATGCTTATATTGTCGTATCAAGAAGCGGAGATGTTATCCCTAAACATTTGGAAACGGTCAGTTACAGTGTGGAACTTTTTCGTGAAATGTGCGATGGTATGATGATTTGTCCTTCTTGCGGAAATCCGTTAAAATGGGACGAAACGCTTACAGATATTGTTTGCATCAATCCTGACTGCAAAGAAAAGATAATCAAACAAATTACTTATTTCTTTGCAACGCTTGAAGCGGAAGAAATGCAAGAAGCCACTATCAGAAAATTCTATGAAGGAGGACTTAATAGTGTAGAGAAGATTGTGAATGCAAGCGAAAAGGAATTGTCTCAAATTGGAGGAATAGGAGCGAAATTGTCCAAAAAGTTACGAGGTCAATTCGATAAATATGCGGACAATGGAGTTTCCTTTGCAAAAACCCTTACTGCCTATAATGTGTTCGGTGGTGTGATAGGAGAAAAGACTTGTCAGATGATTTTTGATTCTTTGTCGGACGAAGATGTAAAAGTCTTGTTTAATGACGGTACATTACCCAACAAAACACTTCTTTCTATTGATGGTGTTGCTGAAACTACTGCCACTTCTTTTAATAATGGACTTGCAGTTTTCTTTAATATCATTGAAGATTCACCGTTCCCTATCTCTTATGTAAAGAACAATGTTGTTCTTGCAGACAATCCCGAATCTGTATGTTTTACAGGATTCAGAAATAAAGAATGGGAAGAAAGATTATCCAAAGAAGGGCACAAGGTCGTTTCAGGAGTATCAAAGAACACGACCATCCTTGTAACAAAAGACAAAGAAAGCTCTTCTTCAAAAGTAAAGAAAGCAAAAGAGCTTTCCATTCCTATTCTTACACCGGAAGAGTTTGAAACAAAAATGAGATGGAAAGAGAAATAGAAGATTGGATCAATGACTTTGAAAGTGACGAAGATTTTGATCTGAACGATGATGATCAGTTTGAGTAAACATATTTTAAAACAATAAGTTATGGAAGAAAAAGAAATTGTAAGAAAATCAGTACTTATCCCCAATAAATGGTTAAAAGAACTTCTTGATTTTTTAGGGATAGAAGAAGATCGGTATCTTGCTTGGATGCTATTTCCTCATGCACAGAACAGGGAATTAGGATTCCACTTTAGCGAAGATCGAATAAAAGAAATAGTAAAAGAAATCTATCATCCTACCGAAGAAGAACTAAAGCAAGAGGATGAGTGGGAAAAGGAATTGATAGAAGAAGTCGGCTACTCAAAAATGGAATTTTGGAAAGAGGCTATGAAAACATATCCGTTACACCAGTTTGCATATTGGAAGAACGCTCTCGATCCTTTGAAACTTGGTAAAATGATGGCTAATTTGCATAAAATTTCGAAAGAACTGGATAAGCCGTTGGATTCTTCGGAAGTTTTAACAGAACACCAAAAACATTTTGGAGGTATTGATGACAATACGGCGATTGCATTTATGTACCCTATTTATTTTCCGGTAGATTCAATATACGGTTCTACTGATCCTGTTATCTTGCCCGATGATTTCGAAGTGACAAAAGAAGAGAAGAAGGAAGAAGAAAAAGAATGAGTAAGGTTTACAAGGAGATAGCCTTCAATTTTACTAAAGCATTGAACAAATTGGAATTAAGGACAAGCGCCAGAAGTTTCATCTCCATGCGGAAGGCAGAGAAGGTTATCTCCCTACTTTTTGAGATCATATTCGACAAATTGGAAAGAGACGGAAAAGTAAACATAAGAGGATTTTGCATTATCAAGAAAATCAAATGCAGAGACGGAAAGCATTATTTTGAATTTATAGACAACAGGAAGAAATGAATACAAATTTTGAAACAAAATTTGGAGGCGGTAAGGCGGCAACAGTAGAATGGTACACACCTCCTTATATTATTGAAGTATTGGGAAATGATTTTGATTTAGATCCTGCTGCTCCTAAAAGAGAATGGTACACTGCAAGAAAGTGTTTTACTAAAGAAGACGATGGATTAGCTCAAGATTGGAAAGGTTTTGTATTTTTAAATCCGCCCTATTCCAATCCTACGATTAAACTTTTCATGAAAAAGTTGTCTGAATATGGGAATGGCATAGCTCTTGTTTATGCAAGAGTAGGAAATTCAATGTTTCATGAATGTGTTTGGGATAAAGCTACTTCTATTTATTTTCTTAGGAAAAGAATAAGGTTTATTGATGAAACAGGAAAAGAAGGTGGATCTCCTGGTACAGATAGTTGCTTTGTGGCTTATGGAGAAAAAGGAGATGAAATTCTAAAGAATTTGAAGCTGCCAGGTAAATATATAAAGATCAACTGATTATGTATTATTACAGAGAAAAGGATTATTGGTATTTTGGTGCTTTGGAAAAATCAGTTTGCAAAAACCTTAAACTGATTTCATCCTTTAAACGTAACGCTACTAATAAGGAAATATACATAAAATCCGATCCGGCAAAAGATTTTCTTTTAAAAGAGTTTGTTTCCGATAACGAAATAGAAGAAGTTGATTCTCTTTCAATAGTTCGTCCCGGCTGCAAAGCCGAAATAAAGCCTTACAAGGAACTTTTATCCCGAAAGGATATAGAACTATTGATAGACAATCTTCCTCTTTTAAAAAAGCCGAGAAGCTATCAAATGGACTATCTATATTACGCAGTCAATCACGGAAATCATATAAATGGCTCTTCAGTGGGGACAGGCAAAAGTCTATGTTCTGTTCTCTATGCTGAAATGCTTGATCTTTTTCCTTGTATGGTAGTCTGTCCGGCTTCTGTAAAATCCGGTTGGTTGAGAGAGTGGAAAGAAACGAACCCAGATAGACGGGTATCTGTCATTTCCACGTCTTCTCCGCCGGAAGATTTTGAAGCGGACGTGATAGTGATAAACTATGACATACTTGGGAAAAGGGTCACAAAAGAAAACGGTAAAACATCTCTTGAAATAAGATTGGATGGAATGAAAAAGAAATCGTTCTCTCTTGTGATAGCAGATGAAATCCATTTTCTCAAAAATAGAAAGTCCATCAGAAGTAAGTCTTTCAAGAAACTGGCACGTAAAGTTCCTTCCGTGATAGGACTTACAGGGACACTTATCATGAACCGTCCGTCAGAGCTTCTAAATATCCTGATGTTAATAGAAAGGATAAAGGAGATTACACCAGACGACCAGTATCATCATTATTTTTTTGAAAGGTACTGCAATATGAAGGAAACGAACTTTGGTATGGACATATCAGGAGCTTCCAATGTCAAGGAACTGAACCGCCTTTTGAAAGAATGTTGCTATTTCCAGGTAAGCAAGAGGGATGCTTTGAAAGAGCTTCCTCCTATTTCGGAAAATGTGGTTGAATGCGAGATCACAAATAAAAGAGCCTATAAAAAGGCAAAGGGTGATCTTTTGCAGTTCATTGAAGATAAGTTTAAGGACGAAGAAAAGGTTGAAAAAGCTGCAAGGGCAGAGTTCCTTGTAAAACTTTCGACATTAAAGCAATTATCCTTAGAAGGTAAAGAAAAGTTTATCAAAAAATGGGTGGAAGAGTGGATGGAAGCAAACGAAGAAGAAAAACTTTTGGTATTCGCTTCGCAATCCACAATCCTTACAAAGATAGCCGGAGAGTTTAAGGAAGGGCTTCTTATTACAGGAAGCACTACCACAAAGAAAAGGGATGAGATTTTACAGAAGTTCGCCCTGGAAAAGAACAAAAGAGTTCTTTTTGCAAATATAGGCTGTCTTGGTACTGGTGTTGACGGTCTTCAAAAGGTCTGTTCCAATATGGCTATCTTAGAGCTTCCTCCGCGTCCGAGCGACCTTGTGCAGGTTATAGGAAGATTGGAAAGAAGCGGACAGGAAAATCCGGTTACGATTCAATACCTGCTATCAATGGAAACGATCGACAGGGATTTGTGGGAAATGCTGAAAGGAAAGAAAGACATTACAGACATGTTAAACAAAGGATTCCAAGACGATACCAGTCTTATGATCCTTCAAAAGTATAAGAATGAGCGATAAACGAAAGGGAACACGGATCATTGAGGTTTGGACGGATGGAAGCTGCAATGCTAACCATCCCAAAAAACTGGGAGGTTCTGCCGTTTACATCAAATGGAAAGACAAGGAATATCATATAGCCAAAGGACGTTCCTATACTACGACAGGAAGAAGGGAAACGGAAGCAATTCTTCTTGCACTTCGAGCGATAAAAAAGAATCTGAATGTAAAGGCAACCTTCTATATCGACAGCCAGTATGTCGCTAATCAGTTTCGTCACAAGTTCCTTGATTGGGCAAGGGAGAATCTTCATGTAGAAAATCAGGATTTGTGGGATGCTATATTTTCGGAAATGTTGTTGCATAGAAAACTTCGTGTTTCCGTAAAATGGATAAGAAGCCACCAGAAAGACTACAGCGATCCTATTGTATGTGGCAATTTCATTGCAGACTATATGGCTAATTACAAAAATTTTAAAGAGTATGAAAAAGAAAATCATTTACAATAACTTGATCCCTTTTAAGGGATTTACAGCAATCACTCTGTTTCCGTTCATTTTTGCAAGGAAAGAATACGAACCTTTAGGGATGAGAACAATCATACATGAAAACATTCATCTAAGACAGCAGAAAGAGATGCTTATAGTGTTCTTCTATTTGTGGTATGGGATAGAATGGATAGTAAGATTAATTCAATATAAGGATTCCCATGAGACTTACAGAAACATTTCTTTTGAACGAGAGGCATACAACAATGAATATGATGATGAATATTTAGGCGTAAGAAAGTCTTATGAATGGATTCATTATTTGAGAAGATAACAGAAGCAAACGAAAAGAAGATGTTATGAAATGGAGTAAATATCAGTTGGACATTTTTGATGCTTACGAAAATACCAACAAAAACATAGTGATTGATGCAACTGCCGGTTCTGGCAAAAGCAGAACGCTCAAAGAGTTATGTAATCGTACGCCAGAAAACAAGTCTTGTCTTTTTATGGCGTACAACAAGAGCATAGCGGAAGAATTAAGATCGAAACTCCCTTATTATGTCGATTGCTATACTTTCCATGCGCTTGGACTTCGTACAATGATGAAAAATTTCCGTTTTAAAGCAAAAGTGAATGACAACAAATGTTTCAACCTTTGTACGAGGCTGTTTCAATATAAAAAGATGGAATTTAAAGAAAGAATGAAGTATTTCTTTGCACTCCAGACATTGTGGGAACAAGTGAGGCTGTCTCTTTGCAAGATAAATGAAGAAAACATTGTTCCTATTACGATAGAATTTGATCTGGATTACGAAGAAGAAATGATTCCCGACCTTCTTGAAATTGAAAAGGCATGGAGAAATGATTGTACAAGGATAAACAACAATCTTGCTTTTGAAATAGATTTTGTGGATATGCTTTGGATTCCTTACACATTTTTAGAGCCGGAAAGTTTTCCGAAATACAATGTTGTGATGGTTGATGAGGCAAACGATACCTTTCTATTACAAAAAGAAATCATGCAAAATTTAATAAAGGCAAGAGGCAGATTCATTGCTGTAGGAGATAAAAAACAGATAATTTATTCCTTCATGGGTAGCGATTTAAACATATTCAATTCTCTAAAAAATAGCCCCAACACAGTTACACTTCCTCTTTCTGTCACATACAGATGCAGCAAAAGGATAGTTGAAGAAGCTAATAAGGTATTCCCTGGGACAGAATGTGCAGAAGGAGCAAAAGAAGGTATTGTCAGAAAAGGCGAATTAAACGAAGCTGCTAACGGGGATTTCGTTTTGTGCCGAAATAACCTTCCTTTAGTGGCAGCTTTCCTGCAACTCCTTAGAGAAGGAAAGAAATCATCTATAATGGGACGTGATTTTGGGGAAAACATTTGCCGTCTGATGGAAAATCAAACCAGTCTTGACGATATGTATCTTCTGTTGGACGATAAAAAGCAAAAACTTATAGAAAGAGGCATTAATCCTGCCTTTGTGAAAAGGCATCCGTCTTATGCTTCTTTGGAAGAAAAAGTGAAGATTGTGGAATTGCTATACGAAACGCATCAAGGAAATTTCTCTTCCTTAAAGGAAAAGGTTAGGAACATTTTCTCTGGCGACAAGAAAGGGATTATCCTATCCACTGTCCATAAGAGCAAAGGATTGGAAGCTGATCGTGTTTTCTTTTTGAATCCAGAGCTACTTCCGTCCAAATATGCAAAAACACCTAAAGCATTGTACGCAGAAGAGTGTCTTAAATTTGTGGCAATTACAAGGGCAAAAAACGAACTGGTTTACTGTCATATCAATGCGGATATTGACCTCCACAAGTAACAAAACATCGCAAGGCGAAATGACGTTGAAATATTACTTTTAACAAGTATTTACACTTTCCGCCTTGTGATGTAATAATATATTCTTACATTTGCAGCGTAAAACGATAACATTAAATTTTTAGATTATGGGAATATGTGGATGGATTTGTATAACAATCATGTTTATTGTAGCGTGTTTCACGGCTAATTCAATGTTTGATAGTTACATTTATTTTAAGAGTGAAAAATTTGATAACGACGAAGAAGATGAAGAAAAAGAAGACTAAACTGTACATCATTGTACCTCATAAGAACGGGAAAGTAACCCTTTTTTCGGCTGACAAAATAGAAGAACTTGCTCCTTTCCTTCCTTCGATGGAAGCAATAAAAACAAACGTAGAACTTCAAGTGGCAAAATGGGGAAAGGATCGTTCCTACAAGCCGCAACCGCTTACACTTAGTGTTCCTTTAGATGTTTTTCTGAAAGTGAAAGCTATTACAGGTGGGAAATGGAATGAAATACCTGTCAATCAAGGATGCAACGGTGTTCCTTCGGTAATTTTAATTCCCAGCAAAGATAAAACGGAGGAAGATGAACATAGTTGATGGGATCGTAGGGAATACTTTCATTGCTATAGACAGTGAAAAGCAAGCAATGAGATGCGACCAGATTCAAGAAGAAGGAAAGCTCGCGCTGACTGTTTCTTTAAAAAACTCACATAGATTTGGAAGAAGTCTTTCGGAAGCTATAAAATATGACTACTCCTATGTTGTGGAATGTATTTTGAGCACAGGCGACAGTTTCAGAGCCACAAGCGGACTTCTTTTAATGGATATGTGGGGAGACTGGATTACAGTTCTAAGATCGGAAGGGATACCGCTTTTTTCTTATGATTTTTCCGAAGATAGTAAGCAAGCGAAAGACTTTCTTTTTATAGAAAAAGTAAACTTCCTTCCACTGCCGGAAATTATTTTTAATCTTAAAACAGACGACCCTTCCCAAAACTTCGTTGTTCTTCCTAAAGGAAGTGACGGATGTGATTACACAAAAGGGATAGTGGTTCAATCGTTATTTAAACAGTGATAACATGTATTTTGAAACGGTAGTAAATTATTGGACGGATAACCCGGACGGTTTCAAACCTCCAAGAACCCAAGTAAAGAGACATCTTCTTGTTAGAGGTTACACCTATACGGAAGCAGAAGCCATGTCTATAGAATGGGGAAATGAAGAGACAGAGGAAGAAATCAAAATATCACCCATTAAGGAGTTATCTCTTTACACGGTGATAGAAAGCAATCCTGGTGGCAAATTCTTTAAGGTTGATGTCCTTTACCCGGAAGAAACACCTAAAGGGAAAATCAGAATACAAAAGGTCTCTTTAATGGTTCAATCCGCATCAGATGTAGAAGCGATCGAGGTTGTAAAGAAGTATTTCGATTTTCTTCCTACAAGAGATGAGTTAGTAATTAAAGCCGTTACATTAACGGAAATCGAAGAATATCTTAAAACAGACGAATAAATGAATGTACTTAGTTTATTTGATGGAATGTCATGCGGACAAATAGCATTAAAGGAATTGAATATTCACATTGACACTTATTATGCTTCCGAGATAGACAAGTTTGCTATTAAACAAACTCAACTAAATTTCCCGAATACAATACAGGTGGGAGATGTTAGGAAAGTAAATGTATTGGATTTACAACCCATTGATTTATTAATAGGAGGGTCGCCATGTACCAACCTATCTTTCATAGGGTCAAGAAAAGGTCTTTGCACAAAAGAAAATATTGAAATCCTATCGCTCGATCAATACATTGAACTAAAAGAACAAGGCTTTGAATTTGAAGGGCAATCCTATTTATTTTGGGAGTACATGAGAATACTTACAGAAATAAGAGAATACAACCCCAATATATTGTTTCTATTGGAAAATGTAGAAATGGGGAAGAAATGGGAGTCTGTTTTTAATAAAGCCATTGGAACGCAAGGAATCCATATTAATTCATCTCTTGTATCTGCTCAAAGCAGAAAAAGGATTTATTGGACAAACATAAATGACGGAAACATTCCGCAACCTAAAGATAAAGGATTGCTTTTAAGAGATATATTGGAAGATGAAGTGGACAAACACTTCTTTCTTTCAGAAAAAGCACTCAAAGGAATTGTCCTTCATAAAGAAAGAAATAAAGAAAAGAAAAACGGGTTCGGTGCAGACATAAGAAATCCTTCTGACAAATCCCAAACCATACGAGTAGGTGGAAAAGGCGTATATGATTTGGTAAGTATTCCTTCAAGAAAAGTAATCCAGTTGAACAAAACAAATGAATTTGGGAAACAACCAAGACAACAGAGCAGGATATATGATCCACAAGGAATATCCCCTGCGGTTTTGGCAAACATGAGTTGTAAGAGTCATGCTATATTAGATAATTTCTGCATACGAAGACTTACTCCTATTGAATGCGCAAGATTGCAAACCATTCCTGAGTGGTATGAATGGCAATGCAGCGACACTCAAAAATACAAGATGCTGGGTAACGGCTGGACAGTAGAAGTCATAAAACATATATTCGGTTATATGATAGAATAAAAAAACAGTTTGTATTTTCCATAGTAATTTAAGTTAGATAATTCTAAAGGGAAAGATGGTTTGGGAAAATAATCTTTCCCGATTTTTAACTACATAAAAAGCTATATCAACATGAGCAAAAGAAATACAAAGTTTCAAAAGTTAGCGTTACTTATTAATTCAATAGATCGTCCTTTTGAGTTTTACGACCTCGCAAAGCATACTTTGTTCTTTGCTGGCACGCTTAGAAAAACAATTTCCTATCTTTGTAAGGCAGGATATATTGAAAGGCTTGAAAGAGGACGTTACAAACGATCCAAAACAATACCGGACGATATGAAGATCATAGATTTAGAGAAAATGGCTTACAAACGAGAATAATATGAATTTGGTAACAATAATACTTTCAGTTGTGGCAGCATTCCTATTAGCTGCTGTCGTTATCCTTTGGCTTAGGGTCAAGAACCTAAAGAATCATTTGCTTTATATCAATTCCAGAATTGATTCTGTAAGGCTTAACTATCTATTGGGATTAAGAAACAATTTAATTGCATCTGAAAGATTTGAAGATGTAGAATATATCAATGAATTGATGAAAGATGAGTTTGGTATAGAAGATTTTAGAAAATTTTCAATAGATAATTTGATTGACATATTGTAAATTAATTGGTTATGAAAATAAAAGTAAAAAGAATTACACCTATTGATTATCCATACACAATAGGAAAAATGTATATTGATGGAGATTATTTTTGCGATACTTTAGAGGATCGAGTAAGAGACATCGATAAAAACGGAAAGTTTGATAATGGAGAGGTAAAGGTTGCCGGAGAAACCGCTATTCCTTATGGACGTTATCAAGTTGTTGTAACTATGTCTCCCAAATTTAAAAGGGAACTCCCCAGACTTTTAAATGTCCCTAATTTCGAGGGCATTTTGATTCATCGGGGAAATACAGATAAAGATAGTGCCGGTTGTTTGCTGCTGGGAGAAAACAAAGTAAAGGGGAAAGTGATCAATTCAACTCCCTACGAACAAAAACTTGTTTCTATCTTGAAAGACGTTCAAAACAAAGGGGAGGAAATTTGGATAACAATTGAATAAGATTTTCCTGTATAATTATAGTGTAAAAGTATAAATTCGAGTTGTCAACCTATTAACCAGAAAGGAGGTGAGAAAGAAAGACTATCCTAATTTATCATATCAACAAAGTTCGTTTTAATAAAGGAGGAAGCCGAAAATCCTTAATAGAGTAGGCATCTAACATTCTCGTTGTTAGTAAATTACGTTATTAATTATGAAAGGGAGCTTTGAACTTAAACAATCAAGTAGGTTCTCCGCTCCCTTTCTCTTTGTTCAAACAAAATATTTAAAGTATGTGTAACGAAAAGAAGAAGCCCATTTCATTTTCTGTCCTTGCGACCCAGGCAAAAGAAACAATGCCTATCCGAAAAGACACTGCAAAAGTAATGACAATCCCTAAAGATTCCAAATACCCTGAACTACATGGAGAATTGTTCTTGGGATAGACTGCTTTAATCATAAGCTCTGAAAACCGTTTTCCTGTTTGGAAGGATAGAAGGATCAAACCTTGCTTTCAGTCTAAACAGGATTTCTTTTTGCAGTGTTGTTTCTTGCATTTTCATTTTTATCCTTGTTCCTCTGTAATCGCACAATATCCATTCCTGCCCTTCCCTTTTTAAAAGAGACAGACTTGCCCTTAATCCTGTGTTCACAAGAAAAACCTTTACAGAGGGGCTTATTTTTATCTTTCCTCCTTTTTCTATTCTTGCAAGATACCTTTTAAGTTCCGGTAGCAACTTCTTTCTTCCGTCATTCTCCCGGTTCTGTCCTTCCAAAAGTTTTATCCCTCTTTCCAGCCATTGCAATTTCCTTCCTATTTCGTCCTCTTCCATTTCCTTTAGCTTGGACTTTACATTTCTATCTGTAATGGGTGTAATGAGCAGTCCTCCCCAATAGAAACCGTTTTTAGGACAAAGCTCGTTAAACCTTTTTAGGCGGTTTAGATACACGTTTATTTTCCTGTCCTTAATAGTCATTTCCTATTTGAGTTTAAGAGCTTTTAAGCGTTCTTTTACAGATAATTTCACTTCATCATCCAAATAGGTAGCCTCTTGCACTTCATAAGGTGACATTTCATCCAGGAACTTTTGGTTTTGCTGTTCAAGTTCGTCCCAATTGGCAGCACGGATCAGATCGCCCGGCAGCATAATTTTTTCTCTTCCAAGAATCATCTTATTAAAGCCGTTAAAGTCTTTATAATAGCTTGTGGCAAGCTGATGTACCAATACTGTAGGATCAAGACCGGATTTGGCAGCGACAAGACCAATTATAATCGAATTGACGGGAAGTGTACGGAACACACGTGAAACGTTTTCCTGTCCATGCAATGTGGCCGTAATATCTATCTTTCCGTCCACAGTCAGCTTTAGTTCGTTTCCCTTTACTTCTTTCCTGGCTTGTTCAAGCATATTCCTTATTTCCCTTTCAAATATCAATGCCTTATCCTCTAAACCTTCTTCCAGGTATTTATGATACCTTCCCTGTAGGTCTATGATAATGGAGTTGATGATTTGCAGTCTCCCAGCTTCCGTTGCGACCTTATATTGATTAGAAGAAGCGAGAAACACGGCACGCTTGCTTTCTATTTCCGCTTTTTTTCTTGCAAAGATGGACAGAAGTTCCTTTTGTGTCAGATTAATCTTCTTTTCCTGTTTTAGGATTTTCTGGACATCTTCAACGCCGTTCATTTCCCCAAATAGTTTCACAATATAGGAAAGAATATCGGGCGTAACAGACGAAAGCATTTCTTTCCTGTAAATGTCGTTGAAAACCGCTTTTTTTGCCCTTATATCCTCTATGAGAGGCATTATATATATTTCCTTTTGCCGTTGTGCCTTTTCTGCTGCTGTTTTCGTTCCTCCATGTCGGATAACAAAACCTTTTGCGGAATAACTTTTAAGATCGGCCGTAAACTCTTCCCCTTGACTACCTTCAAAAACAAAAAACCTTTGGGGCGATTCCGACAATGCCCTTTCCGCCATTTCAAGGGCGACAAATGCATCTTTCAATTCTTTGGACGCCGTTTGTATTACCTCTGGCGCGTTCTCTATTATTTCCAAAAAATCTTTTTGTCCTATTTGGGGAAATGACTTTAGTTCCTGATTAATTTTCTGTTTCTTCATTGTCTATATCCTCCAGATTTGATTTTGTAATTTCCGCACTATTGAACTGAAAACATTCCGATTTATCCAGATAGGGACATTCGTTTATAAATTTACAGCCTTCACATTGAATAGAAGTCTTGCTAACAGACTTTTGTAACTTCATATTGATGAATTTTTAATGTTTTGTTTCCGACAAAGTTACAACAAAAGAGATACAAAACAAGTCCCTGTCTATACATCACGTACCGGCAGGGACAACAACTAAACTAATTACTAAATACTAATAATAACATAAACTACATTACGACAAAGGTGGTTTTCTACTTTGTTAAGGTAAAGGTAGTTATTTTACCGAACTTCCGGGTAAAATGCCATTTGTTTTAATTGATACATCTTTAATCTTTTCCCGTTCTCTATTTTATATCCGACATATACCAATTTGTATATGAACTGGTAAAAGTTACCCGGCAAGAACTTTTGCTTTTGAGGTTTTAATATGTTTTTGACAAAATAACCTTTATAGAAAAAACCTTGCATTCTATCAGAATTACTAAGCAAAAGTGTTTTCACAATATCTGTTTTTTTATCCAGATAGAAACAATACTCACATGTACTATACTTCCATGTAGTAAACTTTACTCCGTCTTTAGAAACATAGTGTAAAGTTTTGCCTTTCCTTGTGTCCATGTATTTTACATTTCTTTTAAAACGCTTTGTAAAATACTTTCTCCATCAAACTGGCATTCTATCTTTTTCCCATCATCACAAGAAACAACGATTTTCCCTATTTCGTCATACAAGACAATGCTTTGTATATTCTTTGCCGTTCCTATATCTCCATTTACGACATACGTCATGGAATTTAAATCAAGAGAAACAAGTTCTAACATATCGTCTGTGTATTGCATGGTAGGTTTTGTTTCCTTTGTTTTACTTCTTTCCTTGTCATTTAAAAAACTTTCTTTTTCACTTTGGATAGGTGGCACTCCTTTTATTTTAGTTAGTTTATCCGGTTTGATAACGACAATACTATATTTATCAAAATATTTATTGGTATCGTAACCATATATACAAAAGCATATATCAACCGTTTTTGCCCCAAAAGATAGAAGGTTGTCAAAACATAAATTACCGTTCCAATCGTCTAAACATTTTAAAACATCATTAAATCTATAAAAATAATTGCCTGAAAACTCACTACTTTCTTTTAGTTCAAAAGAAAATTCAGAAAATTTGTAATCATTATCTATATTGTACGCTTCGTTGCATGTAACAACTTTTATTTCCTTTGATCCTTTGATAACTTGAATCATAAAATAAGGTAGCCCGAATTTCTTGCATAGTTTTTGCTGTGTTTTAATGCAATCTACAAATGATTTCGTATCTTTCAGACAAACGCCCATTTCTTTGTATAGTTTCGGAAAAACGGACTTGTAGTCTAAAAACTTTTCTTGCTTTTCAAAAGAATAAGACACTATTTTATCTGTAGCTGTATTTTTTACTACAACTTTATACATTTCCTCGCTTTCGGTAACTGTGAAATTATAATTTCCCGCACCGATATTTTTAAGCACGTCAAACGGTATTAATATATCTTTAGTTTCGCCCAAAACATTTTTTAGCATTAACTTTTTTGCTTTCAATACAAAGCAATTCGTTACGTATATTGTACTATCTGTTAGCGACAGATGTACTGTATTTTCTGTATATCTACCTGCAATGTCCCCTTTCTCTGTTTTTACAGATATCAAAGATTTAATATCTTCTTTACTTAACTCTATTTCAAAAGAAGTCGCTTTTTGCCCTTCTTTTACTTTTACTTCTTTGGTAAATTCTAATTTATCTTTTGCTCCAGATAGTTTTTTAAACCTTTCCAGATATTCAAACACTTTAATAATGTCAAAGCTACACTTAAAATTTCCCTTCTCAATAGAAACAATGTTATCCGTTACACGACAAAGATAGGATATTGTGTACTTTTCGAATGAATCTACTTCAGTGTAATACGGTGATTTTTCTAAAATTTTTCTATACCGATCTGAAAAATAAGAACTAACGCCTGTTAATTTGCCTTGCTTTGTAGCTTCTATATTCTTTTCGATAAAAGCATAAATATCTTTTATTGTGTATGTTCCTGGATCAGCGTTTTTAAAAAGTTCTTGAAAATAGACTTTTGCAATAGCAAACAGTTCTACAAAAATATCCATAAATAAAGTGTCTACGTTGTTATTAGTTGCTTTCATGATTTTTATATTTTTAAATTAGTGATAATTATTTGTTGTGTGGTTTATTCAAAATAGGAATAGAGAAAGGTATTTATATTCTATCTTAATTAACAGAATGCTTTGTGCTTATCGTCCCTTATCTTCATTTACTATATCGATATCTTCAGGCAATACATTTGTACAAATAAATTCGTTGATCAAATCAGAGGGAATCTTTTTATAACAATCCGAATAATTAAAACAAAGTTTGTTGCTATGATCATAAAATATTACATTGCTCCAGCTTATGCCAAAAGAAACAACCGCTTTCTTTATTTCGTACTCTTTTTGTGCCTTCGCTATTGCTTTATCTCTTTCATCTTCGATCTCTTTTAGTTCCTTTTGTTTTTGACCTTCTTTTCTTGCTTTGTCCCTTAATTCCTTTTGCGCATTAGAAGCATATCCTAATTGATATAAATTTTCCAATACTTCACAGTCTTCTTTTGGGAGCTGCTTATATACACAATCTTTTCCTTCTATTTTTAGTTTACCTTTCCTCCTTTTCTCTATTTCTTGAATAGCTTCACCGGCTAAATTTCCCCAATTTTCGGCAACACCCAAACGAAAAACCAAATAATAAAATAAATCTTTATTATCTGAAGCGTTACGCAATATCTTAATTGCTTTCATATCAGAAATATTATACATTTCTGATATTTCCTTGTCTGTTTTGCCTTCATTGATATGACAACGAATATCATCTATATACGTGGGTTGCCCTAAATGGTTGCAAAGATGTAGCTTTGCAACCATAGAAAGTTCAGGTTCGAAATGGCTGATAATGTCACCTATTGCGCCGGAAATGTAATCATAATAACGCCCGTTGTTCTTTTTTATCTTAATGCTTCCGGTAAATGAAAAGGTTAAATGTCCATTTTTGCACCCGTCATCTAATTTTATTAGATAATCAAATTCATAACTACCAGGATATAAAATTTGATTGCCTATTTTAATTTCTTCTCTAAGAAATTTATAAAACCATCCAGAAAAACCAATACCATTTACTAATACTTTGCTTTCGCTGTTGTTAGCTGTAGTTGTCATAATGTTACCGCGTTTTGTCAAGGTTTGCGCACCTTGTTTAAAAATTAGTTTAGTTAGTTGTTTTATTAATAAGTCAAAATTTGCACTTTATAACCGTCATTCCCGGAAAACTGATATATTTCGCTTGCTTCTTCTGTATATTCGCTTTCCGTTATGTCCAGGCAGCCTTTTATCTTTCCGTCAAAAGAGTAGGTATTAAGTTCTCCGATAAATTCGGAGCAATCCCCCTGCAACAACGTTAAACCGTTTCCACCATTTCCCAAAGTTGCCATAACAACGGAGTTTCCGTTTTTCAATTCTGTAGCAACAAATTCAATCACTTGTTCTTTCGTTTTCATATCCTTAATTATTTTAGTTGTTGTTATTGTTAGTTCTTTTCTTTGATACAAATGTAATACTTTATTCTTACATAACAAGAGATTTTGAGTTAAGAAAGGTTAATTTACCTCCTTTTCTTTGTTTAGTTTGTTACTTTTTGGTAGCCCTTCTATACCAATATAAAGCACTCCCAAGAAAATAGGAAAGGAAAGAATAATATGTATAACGTTATCAGCTTCTAAAGTCAAAAACATAAGAGCTAAAACAAAAGCCGCCGTAATCATTCGAATAATAGAAAAAATCATTGCTTTCATATATTTGTTACTGTTTATCTGTTTAATTATTGTATCATTAACACTTATTTTTTACCGTCTTTTTAAAGGAAATACCGTGTTTTGTCGCTTCATAGGGTGTAAATGTAACTTCTTTTCCTTCTTTGTCGTGTCCTGTTATCCTTTTGCAATTTGCGCCGTTGTTTTCCTTTACAAACTCTTTTGCTTTCTGGAGGGAGGCGAACTTTTCGCCTCCGACACTCCAGTAATATACTCGCTTTTCCATGATTTAAAAATTATATTTTTCTTGCATGTAGTTCGCAAGGTCGCATAAATCAATTCCAGACCCAGCAAACACTCTTTCAAACTTTTGTAAAGCTCTTTTGCATGCGTTGTAATTTTCTTTCGTTCCTCCAAACTCTGTTTGAAAATCTTCAAAATAGCAGTCTGTCGCTATCTGACAATCTGAAAGAAATATATAGAACATTTCGAAAATATCTATTTCCGTTTTGTCCGTTTGCCCGGTTTCGAAATTATGCAAGCTATCGAAAAAATCAAACTTTGCACTATTTTTCCCAAATTTGAACTTTACAATATAGTGGTTGTGCGATTCCGGGTATTTGTTATCCCATTTGCAAGCCTTCGTATTTGATAGGGTGCATGTAAGTTCTATTTTCTTGTCGTTGTTGTCTAAAACCGCTTTTTTGCTATCACCGTTGCTAACAATAGCGGACCGATCTTCAAAACTCTTTACCTGGTTTACCGTTAATTTCTTTGCTTCCATGATTGTAATTATTTTAGTTGTTATTATTAGTTCTTTTCTTTGATACAAATGTAATACTTTATTCTTACATAACAAAGGAAATACAGTTAAGAAAGGTTAATTAAGTAGGGAAATGTATGTTTTTATGCTGATAGTTTGTTACTTATTGTACCAAAGTGCGCGAAATGGTAGCGCGTTATCGCGCGAATGTAGCGCACTTTGGAAGGAAAAGCAGTATCACCCTACCAATTAAAAAGACCCCTATAAAAAGAGCTTAAAATAACTTGATACACAAATAGTTGAATATCAATAAATTAGCTAAAAATCGGGGAAACTTGTGCAAGAAAATAGGAAAAGAGTATGCCAAGGAATAGGAATAACCATTATTTAGATTTAGTCTAAATAAGAAAAAGCAATTACATGAATGTACTTATAAAGGTTTGGAGTAAACAGAAAAGAGTTTAAAAGTAGGTAGAAGATGTTGATTCAGGAGATATGTGTACTCTCATTGCCGGAAATGCTCTGCAAATTGACATATATAACGGTTATGTTTTATTTTTGCCGGTATGGTTATGCTGCTTTATTTATGATAGTTTGGTTTGGTCAGTATGTTTTTGCCAGTATGGTTTAGTTATGCTCTCGTCGCCTCGCACTCTCCTATTCTCGTTCCCTTTCCTAAATCACCCTATTTGCTATTTGTCCTCTTTGTTCATGCGGTTTTTGGAGTGGTTGGTAACCTCTTTTTCGTTTTCTTTTGTCTATATACTTATGCTATCTTCTTCGTTGGTGGTGTACAATGATTGTTTTTAAAATGACATCTATTCGCTGCAACGCTCATATACGATGTCATTTTAGGAGCTATAAAACCAATTATAATAATTTTTCCTATATATAGTATATATACTATATATAGGAACTTTCAATGTATTGTAACTATCCTATACACTTGGATGATGATATATCCTTAGGGTGGTGTGTTCCTATAGTTTAAAGTAGCTTTCATTCCCTCAAAACATATGAAGCCAAATAAGACGATTTAAGGCACTTTCTTTTGGTAGGTGGTACTTCTATACCATTTTGATAAGAAAGTGCCAAGAAAACGATAATAGATAGGCTGGCGGGGGTATTTTGTTTATACAGGGTATCTTTAGGGACTGTTTGAGGACTCTCCATATTAAGACTGTGTGTCCAACATGACAGTGGATAAAACTTCCAAATGCACTCTATATGGCAAAATTCCTTCAAAAGCAATATCTTAACCTTCTAATAATCAACAATTTATAGCACATATATCAAGATATACAGGTATTTATACTAATAATGAGTGTTCTTATTGCTATAATTCTACTTCTCTATATACAGGATTTTTGTTTTTGCTTCTATATAGCTTTTCTTTTTAGAAGAGCTTAATACCTCACAAGATAAAACTTCCAAATACCGTTCTTACAGAGAATTTTCAAGAAATGAACTTAAAATACTGCCTATATAGGGCTTCCTCAAATTAAAGTACATATTTATCCTATTGATTTTCAATACCTTATATACATAAAATTTAAAAACATACTTCTATTAGGGACATTTAAAGCCTTTATTGTGAGATAAAACCCTAAAATAGCTATCCTATTGAGAGGATTGACCGGAAATGTGGGGGTGGGCATTGTTTTCCTGCATATAGTTTTTTTTGTTGATTTTTGGAGGTGGGTATATACGGAAATTTGGTTTTTCTTTCCTATAGGGGAAATTTTGTGGGGTTGTCCATACCTATTCTTTTTCGGAAGGGGGTCGGCTAAAGCCGCCTTTTAACCCCTTCCGAGAGGGAATCGCTGCGCTCAATACATCAAAATGACAATTTGTAAAACCAAACAAAACAATTCCTATCAAAATGATATGATAAAAATGAAAATTTTCAAACTCCAAACCCTATAAGGGGGTAGGCAAAATTGAAAAATTGCAAATGTCTGATTTTTAAATAATTGAAAATTTTGGTTGGTTTTAGAATGACGCAAATTCTCATCTTTTCAATTTTTGACTATTTGTAAACTTTTATATGTATATTCTTTCAAAATGATACTCGTAAATTGCCAAAATCAGTCCAAAATGTAAGAATATATTATTACAAATCACAGGATTCTTCCTGTTTCCGAGTAGTATCTATAGACACATTTGTAGCAATAGAATAAGTGTTGTTTCTTTCGATAGAAGCAAATCTCCTATTTTAACAGGTGGTAACATTTTTCCTGCCTATTTGTAAAGGTATATTCTTACATTTTTAAAAAGGTAATTAACATTTGGGTAAAATGATACTGATTTTGAGGTAGGAATACTTATTGTATATTTTTTAAATGAGTATTAAAAATCGGTTTTTGGTAATTTTTGAAGTTAAGGTATTGATTGTCAATAATTTATAAATTTTCATTCTTTGAGTACCCTCTATATGCAAAAAAGTTTGACTTATTGTAATTTTTACATGGAAAATAGGCTTTGTTTGTCATAGTATAGTATTACATTTTCAAGAAAAATGATTTTAACATTTCCAGTAATGCTATACTATGGGAAGATCGCTACATCTTGGAATAGTATTCCAGAAACTTGTTCAAGATATGCAGTTGTCCTGCCGGAGTTACCATAGGTGTCGATACGGTTATCGTACTTCCGTTTGGTTTTGTGATTACCCTTTTCTTGATCTCAAACATCCCTGCTTCTACCCACCTTTGCATAGGTTGATTATAGCATTCTCCTTTCGTTCCAAGATACCCGCGCTTGCGGAGCCACTTAAATAACCGGTTCTGCCCTACCTCCATTCCGTTTTGACAGATAATCTTTGCAAGCTCGGCAACAAGACAGGAACGTTTGGATTCGGTTACAGCCATTGCGAAAATTACTTTAGGTGCATCTTCCTCTATTCGATTTTCCAGACTTTTGTTTTCTTCGGCAAGCCGTTTAGCTTGTTCTTTTAGAGCCTGTCTTTCTTTTTCTTCTTGAATCCATACTTCGGCACGTTTAATTGGATCAATAATTAAGTAAGATGGATTTTCTCCTTTCAATTTCTTTTCGCAAGCAATGAAATATTTCCGAGCTTGTTTCCCTTTCTCATTTCCTTCTACCATAGATAATTCTTTTGCTGCATCTAAAGTAAGAGCGTATTCTTTCTTTGGTCTACCTCCTTTTGAGTTTTCCCCAATTTCGGTGAAAACTACATAATCTTCATTTTCAGCTAAATCGTATCTTTCAATTCGATCTTTTATCCAACTTGAAAAATCCTTTTTACTTTCAAGAAACTTATGTAAGTCTCTTGCATTTACCACTGTTCTCCCGTTATTGTTCTTGATAGGGATTAATTGATCTTCTACTAAAATTTCAATTTCTTTGTTCATAATTTTGTATTTTAATTGTGTTTGTAGGCAAAAGGAAAACGGCTTTGCCTTTCCCGGTTGCAAATCATATCAAGAAGTACAATAGGCTTCTTTAATATTGGGAAGGCGAAAGCCGTTTAAATATGAATAGAACGGTTGTTGGTTTCCTATATTTATAAAACCTACTATACTTACATTAATATGATTTGCATTGCAAATATAGTAAAGTTTTCGTTTCTGAATTTAGGCTTTCATCAAAAAGATAGAAAACTGTTAATCCAATTTTCCTTCGGTGAGTTTACATTCTTTGACGATTTTCTCGATTTCATCTTCGTAATCGTCTATTTCTCCTACAAGATGTTCCGTTTCTTCGTTGTAAGGAATGCAATATCTTCTGTCTAAACCACCTTCTATAGTGTAAATACACTCTTGATTGCGAGGATTGATATGAGAAAAGAATGCTATAGACCAAGCACTTTCTTTGTTGTTCCTTACAAGCACCTTATCAAAAGGACAGAAATAGTAAACGAATTTCTTTCTCGCAAGAGAATAATGCAGATGCTTTTTATGATTTTCCTGATTCCAGATATCAATTTCGCTTTCCGTAGCCAAACGGGAAATAGGCAATAGGTGTCCTTCATTTGTTTTAAGGGAAACGCCGTTCATGTCCACAAAACCAAATGAACAAAATTCTTCGTTGTAAGCTACTTGCCCTGGCACAAAAGGAGAATTTATTTCTATTTTAGTAATATCAAACTCATCCCATGTTCCTGATGTTGACGGAAATAAAACTGTCTGTCCGTGTTCTGAAAGTCTGCCTAATTCATCCAATTTCAAATATTTTGTAAAGCCGTTTGATGTTTCAGTTATCACAACAATACAGTTGCCCTCAACATGATCGAACAAAACTTCTCCATGTGTAATCGTGTACAATTTAGTGTACTTTGGACACTCTTTTATTAATTCAACTATATTCATATTGTTTGTTTTGTATCTATGTATTTTTCTTAAACTCATTCTACCCATTTGGCATTATCAGGCATTAACTCCTTAAATTCTTCTGGAATTTTCCCTTGATGCCACCAATCATTGGAAATGATTTTTCTCCCATCATTTGAAATAGCCTCCATTATTCTTCCTCCCATACCCATGAATCTTCGTGTTTTGTTGTTTGTATTGGGAACAAACGGGTGAGCTATCCATGATTCTCCATCTATAATCAACCAATTGGGATTATTCTTATTCTCTTCATATAGTCTGATCCAAAATGCACAAGAATAGCAAACCTTATCTCGTTCCATAATTGATCGTATAGAACATTTGCAAAAATGTTCAGGATTCATGTCGTGTATATTATTTTGTCCCGACCCATCTTCATGTTTGCATTTAGGACATATTTTCTTCTTTTCGCTTTCCATATTGTTTCTGCTGTTTTTAAGGTAATAGATCATCTAAATAAGCCCATGATTCCATTTCATAAAATCTGTATAAAATACATCCTGGACGGCTGGATACAAAAACTTTGTTCTCTTCCAACACACCCATAACAGGAAGGCGTTTCGTCATCCCCACCTTTTTAGGGATAAATATGACAAGACGATAGCATTCTGGAATTACTGTTATGGGGTGCCACACGCTGTTAATGCGCCATTCTGCACCAGCTTTAAAAAGAGGAACAGCAAATTCTATATCTTGTTTCATGTCTTATTATTGTTTAATTAATTTAAATATTTTTAGTTTTGAAATTATTTAATATGCTTATCGGCTGGATTGATTATCAATCCATCGTCACATGAAGGGAATGATATGTTAGATTCTCCATTATCAAGATTAGTCAGTTTAACCGTTCCAGCATATTCATCATCCACAAAAAACAATTGATCCGAAGAAACCACAAACCTGCATTGATATGCATTCATCATTGCTCCAAGTTGTCTAATCTTAGTTTTAATCTCTAAAAGTTGAGCGTTGTTGATTATATTCTTATTCATATTTTATTAAAGTTTATCTATTATTTTGTCACCCATTTCCTGCCATTCATCACTCACGCTTATAACCAATCCTATGACAGTGAATGATAATAACAACGTAAAAATAAGCTATAACAGAAAGCAGATAAAAACACATACATACCTCATGATTTTTCAGTTGTTAGATAAAAGCAAAATCGGTTCATTTGACTCCGCAATTGCTTTTATTTGTTCTGGATTGATAAAACTCTTGACTTGTTCACTTATCTTACAAATAGATTTGATCATATCAACGAATAATTTTGAGGTGCATTCGTTGCATTCCACTTCCATTACCGGCTTATATCGATTGTATGACATACCTGCTACACAATTCAGCCAGTGCGCATAGGTTCCTTTTTCTGTATTTAACCTGCTGTATTCTACTTTTGTCTCTCCATTTCCATATTCAATTACTCTTTTTAGAAATGGTTTTGCATAAACACTAAAACCGAAAGGTTGGGTGTTTAAGGTATCTAAACGGGAAGTTCCATCCCTCCATTTTCCATTTTCATCGCCTCCTGTCCATTCCTTAGAGGGGTTAGGGACAATATTTCCGTTTTTGTCATAGGAAAACATGCAATTCGTTTCCAGTTGATACTTAATAATAGGCACTTCTTCTACTATTTTATAACTCAAACATCTCTTTAAAACTTCCCTGATTTGACTTTCCAAATCAGAAAGTGCTATACTATTGAAATATCCTTCGTTGCCTAATCTGTTTGTAGGTAATTTGATCCCATAAGAATGAATCTTATCCACATCTTCTTTTGATAAAGTAGTGGTAAACACTCCTTCTTTGGTGACATTCACTTTAGCAGTTACAGATAAACTGTTATTAGCGTTCTTTTCCGTTATATTTAGTGTTGTTAATACTGCCATATCTCAATTTTTAGCATTATACTTTGTCTTCATATTGTTTATGATGAACCTTCTCTCTGTCAGTGTAGTAATCTCTTTCTATTAAGTCCATAAGTTCGGACATGCTTTCAGAATTATCATCAGATGATTTTCCTTTGAAGAAATACCTCATATAGTCTGACAATTGATTGGCTGCATTACGAAAATTCCTTTCCTTTTCCTTCCATTCATCAGTAGGAACAAACCCTCTTTCCTTGAAATGGGACATGTACAGATCAAGATAATAGACAGACAAGTCCGCCATATTAAGTGACAAATTAAGTGTTTTTGCAGCCCAAGAAACAAGAGATTTTTCCATATTCTGTTCTTGGTAATAGAAGTTGTCCTTTGATTTTATATAGTCCATTTCTTCCTGGAGCTTTAATCTTTTTTGGTTCAAATATGTGATTTTAGCCCAGTTCCGGGTACTTCTCGCTTTACTAATTTCTCTTTGAATTTCTCTTAATTCAATGGAGATTTGTTGTTTTGTCTTTTCCATAATTTATTCTACATCAAAAAGTTGATCCAATACCAATAATTCTGCATTCATATCTTCATCTTTCAGGAAACGAACTTTTATATTTCCGAGCTTAGATGTCTTGAATAAGATGTAAGGGTTCTTATCTTCGGCAGTTACCGGCTTATATTCCTTAACTTCCGACATTTTGAGATACCAGCCACCTATTTTCACAAATCCAGAAAAGACAGAACACAGATGCTCTTTTATAGGAAACATCTCTTTGTTTGCTTTGAAAGGAATAATTTCTTCTTTTCCTCTTATTCTGATTGAAAGGAAAGGACGAATGTTATCTGTTTCATTTTGAAACTTGAAGCCTGTTACAGCTTGTTTTGGGATTCTTCTTCCCATTAAGATGAAATAGCTCATTGCGATAAAATTTACAGTGGTAAAACAAAACCCGACAGAAGCCTTGTGCGGAACATTCCGCCGGGAAACTTAAAATATGAAAAAATTAACGGGTTTCTTCTTCTCTTGTGCCAAGAAGGTGTTCATTTCCTTCATACGGAATGCAATAATCCCATAAACCACCTAAGCAGCGATGTCTGTGGCGTTCCATATCAAAATACGAATAAAAATCAACCGACCATACAGTAAAACAATCGTTAATTGATTCTTTGTCTTTTACAAGAACTTTCTGAAATGGCTGAAATTTCGTAGCTGCCGGCACAGCTTTGTAAATAGGTAAGATAAGTTTACCTTCTATCCATAAAGGAACGAGATTCCTTGTAAAGAATTTGGGATCATTCACATTCACTTCTTCTTTTGAAAGGTCTACTTCTTCAAGTTCGTATGTTTGGACCTCCAACATCCAATCATGAAATGAATAGTTTTCCAATCCTTTTAAAGAAATACATGCTCCATTGGTCTTTTTGATACAAAAGAACTTGCCACAAAATTCTTTCATGTCTTTCGAAAACGCTAAATAATTTTTAACAACCACAGAACCATCTTCTATTTTGTTACTGTTGTACCAGTCAAGGCTTTTGACTTTAACAACATCGCCTACTTTAAATTTCGTCTCTTTCATCGTTTTCTTCTTTTTCATTATCACTAATATTCTCATCTCTAAATAATTTTTTTACGGTCACGCCTAAAATTTCTGCTATTTTAGTTAGTGTGCTCATGGTAGGATTTCCATTTACAATGGAATAAAACGATTGTCGTGTTATTCCTAACTTTTCAGACATTTCATTAACTGAAATACCTTTTTCAAGCATGATCTCGCGTATTCTTAATTCATTCTCATTCATTTTTGATTGTTTTTCTGCTGCAAATGTAATAGTTTATCCTTACATGTCAAAATATATTCTTACATTTTCTTCAAAATATTTTTAGCGTAAGAATAACACTTGTTATCAAAATAGTCAGTGTCAAAATGTAAAGTTCATTCTCATGAGTGCAGTATTTTGTCATTGCATCTATAAGAAGATACATCATGACCGACCGTATCGTACCAGATTCTATCTTTCTTTTCTTTCGTTCCATTCCTCCAGGAATTTTTCAACGCTCACAATCTTGTCTCCAGGCAAGATTTGATCTTTCGTTATTCCGTAGTACACATTGCCTTCTACCTTTATATAATCGGCATAATTCTCCATTGCTTGCGAACAATATAAAGGCTTAAATCCGGCATCGGACAGGATAATACAACTCTCATAGTTCCTGTTTTTAATCACAAAATCTTTTCCTTTTCTTTTCATAGGTGTAATAATATGTTTTGACAACAAAAGTAAATGTAAGAATATATTATTACAAATATCCGAATAAGTTTAACATATGTTAATGTATTTGCAATTGAAAGAGCTTACATCTATTTTTGAAGAAAAAATAAAGTCATGACATATCAAGAACGTTTAGAGGCAGCTATCAAAAAGCTGAAAAAAGTCTATCCTAATGCAACGGTAGAACAAACTATTGATCAGAATGGGAATGCCATTTGGCAAACAACCATTCCAGGAGAGAAGATCATCGAAAGCATGAATGTAAATGCTTTGGAAATTGTAGTCAACAACCTTTATGAAGCCTATCGGGTAAAGGTTGGAGCAAAGAAATAAGATGTTTATGTTTGTTTTATTATAATGGTTTACAAATGACATTGCGGATAAACAGTGTGTTGAAAGGGGTGCTTGTGAAAGTGCCCTTTTCTTTTTATCTTTGAGGCAGTTAATTAACTCAAAAACAAAAATCATCATGGACAAAATTTTATTGACATTGGCTTTTATGTTCTCCTGTGTCGCCTGTATTTTTGCACAAGGGGAACTGCCAGAAGAAACAGTTGATTACGCTGCAAATTTCGCTACTTTTGCAGGAGTAGTGGGCGTTACGGCAGTCGTAACCGAATTTATCAAGAAACTTTTCAAAGTAGAACCTTCCGAATGGGTACAACGGATCATCTCTTGGGCAATCGGCATTGGACTTGGAATGTTTGCCTGGGGATTCAATCTTGGAATGTTTGAAGGTCTGGATTGGTGGCAAGCACTCTTATGGGGATTTGGAGCAGGATTAGCATCGAACGGCGTTTTTGATTCCGGACTTATCGAATGGCTGTTTGGATTATTTACTAAGAAAAAAGGATAATCTTCTTCATCACACTTTTTGTTTTTATTGGTTCAGGCGGGGCGAAAGTTCCGCCTTTACTATACTATACATTAATATATACAGCTATGACAATAGACGAAAAATATACGAAGCTGAAAAGCATTTTCTTCAAAGATTTTATAGTAGTGACAGAGAACTACAATTGCCGGGGAACTAATATCCCGGCAAGTAAAGTGACAAAGAGCAATACAACAAGACTAAAAACCTTATATTGGGGTGACGGAACGATCAATATGGCGGAATACCTACATTATTTATATGTAGAAGCTGTATTAGGCGACAAATCTTGTGTAGATAAAATTTACTGGTGTCTGGAATCAATAGAAAGACTTTCTTTGAGTGCTTATGAAGATGAAAAGATGAAGAATCCTAATGTGTATTTCAAATACGAGCCTGGATTTTTCCTTAGAGACGACATATCGGTAAATTCAAAAGACCTTTTCGATGCTTTCAAAGTGGAAAGCGGTTACTCGAACGGTATCGAACTTGAAAATGAAGACCCCTGTTTCTCTCCTTTTGTTTCGCAAGACCAAATTTGGAACTTACTTCCATCTCTTGCATTAATAGCGGAGGGATGGGGAGAGCACAAAACAGGTATTTTGGCAAAAGAAATACTGAAAAATATCCTTTCCTATGTTTCTAATCACGGACATACCATTTACAACCCCTATTACAGTGCATTGAAGCATTTTTGGACGTACCTTCCTTCTATGAATACAGAAAAAGTAAAACCGTGGGATAGGGTGTATGATAGAAACATTCATTTGAAATACACAATCAAAGTAAAAAGAGGTGCTAACAACTGGTATTTTGCTTATGGATTCAGAAAAACGCTCAAAAAATTCATTCCAGAAGCTAAATTGAACGGCTTCATGACTTTTTTGTACGGTTTATGGTATATTCCGTTCATTTTTCTTGCTGATAGGGTATACTTCCCTATTGTTACCCGGTTCGGAGCAAAAAGAAAAGACAATTCCTATTACTGCATGTCGTCTGCTGGTGATGTTTGGTATTCTGGAAGGAAAAGTTATCTCAAAAGGGTATGCAAGAAATTCAATAAGGATAAGGAATATACCTTTCCCGCGCTTGCAGAGTGCATGAAACAGGAAAAATGGCAATATCTGAACCTGGAAGAAATGGAAAAATGGCTGAATGAGTATGAATTTGACGAAAATTCGCTTGAATCTCCGGTGAAATTTCTAACTTTGTATTGTTACTTGAAGTTGTTCAAACAATTAATTGCTTAAAATCTTAGCCACAGTGTTTTGTCCCTGTCTTTCTTCGTGAGAGGCAGGGATTTTTATTTACATTTACAAAAGTGTAAGAATATACTATTACATTTTCACGTAAATTAACCTATAAGGCTTCGTTTTTGTACAAAATGATGTTACTTTTGCGGCATATTCAAGTAACAAAAACAAATAGAATTATGAAACCTTTCAATTTAGAAGAAGCAAAAGCCGGCAAACCCGTCTGTACAAGAGATGGTAAGAGAGTAGAAATCATTTCTTTTGAAAACCCGAATAGTGTTTATCCTATTTTAGCGAGAGTATTTTCATATAATATCGATTACATTGATCTTTGTTATAACCAAGAAGGATACTTCTTTAATGATAATAGAGAATTTGGAGTAGATTTAATGATGGTGGAAGATGAAACCATCCCTTCACTCTGAACACAATCTTGCACAGAAGAAAACACGATAATCAATTACACAATCAAAAACTAATAGGAGTATGGAAACAAAAATGACGGAAAGACAAGCATTGCTTTATGAGGTAAGAAAGAAAAAGCCGTTCCGAGCTTTTATCATGACCTGTATGTGGGGTGGATTTGGGCTTTATTATACTGATAAACCTATTATCGCATCCATCCTGACCATTTGTACCCTGTACAACATTTTAGGCGCTGTAGTGACCTTATTTAAGGTCGATTTGGTGAACTGTGTTGAACACCTACTTTGGTTTACCGGATTTTGGATTTTCTCAATCCTGATAGCGGTTCCTTTGGCAAAGGATACAAACAACAATATCAAACGTGAAATCATTAAAAACAACAAATAACATGAAAAGAGTAATTTTTATCAGTGTATTATTTACACTTATTTCGATGTGTGGATGCAAGCGGGAAGCCTCTAAAGAATCAGAAATTACCAAAGAGCAAGAAACCTCCAAAGAATTGAACATCTATCAAATTATGGATATTCAATTTAAAATATTGGATGCTTCTTCTAAAGATTTTTTGGTTGAAGAAGCTGATAAACTCATTCCAAAAGAAGCCTACAGCGAAAGGGTTGCTATAGAGACTGGAGGAAAAGCTATAAAATATAGCCTCAATACAGGTTATAAATTAAGTGTAAACGAGGTTTTTGATGAAAAATCAGGGATAGTTCCTTATACAAGTCTCGAAGCAAAGTTCGATATTTATGATATGGAAGATACAAAAACCTTTATAGATGGGATTCTGGATTATCTGAAAGAAAAGAAAAGGTTAAAGAAAGAAGGGATATCCGAGGTTGTAGATAAACCAGATTACAAACTTATTGCCCTTATTTGGGACGGTGGATTCAGTTCAATTGAAATGAAACAAAACGGAGCAATTGGATTTGACATTATCTTTATCAACTATTACGACATGAACAAACAAAATAAAAAGTAAGGATATGGAAAAAGTGGTCACATATTACTTAGACAGAAAGGGTAGGGTGTTCTTACTATTTACTTGGAATGGAAAGGCTTTAGATGCTTTTAAGTCAGGTTTCTTCCCTAAAGATATGCCTGTAGAAATGATTCCTAAAGAAGAAAACATATCTGGTGAGAACCTCCTTATGGTAGAATACTTACCAGGAAGAAAAATCCTACTAAGAGTGGGAGATGGCATTTTAAGAAGCTACGAATGGAAAGGTGTCAAGAAAATGTATAGAGATAAAAACTATACAAAACAAAACACCTTCTTCCAGCAGAAAAATTGGAAGAAGATAAACAACCCTGTAAAAATAGAAAAGATAATAGCTATAAGAGAAAAAGGCAAAACAAAAGTAAAACCTGGCATGATAAGAGTTACCGAATATCGTCCAAAATTTGTATCTTTGAAGCAAAGAGTAGAAAACGAAAACAAAGATTTGGAATTTTAAAATCGTTTGTCATGTGAACAGCAAGGTGAGGGTGGTTGAGAAATCGTCCTCACCTACAAAAACAATACACATAGTATCCTAAATCAAAAACCTTAGCATTTTCTTCAAATTCTTATTTACTATTCGATGGGTGGGTAGCGGTCAAATTGATTTGCTACCCATTTTTCATTTACATGTTCCTTTTTAATGCCATCATTTCCCCTCCATTTCCTTGTCAAAATGTTTTCATCATAACCACCACATCCTTAGAACCTTACAACAACAAAATGTTGTTTTCAGTTTCTATATGTAATTTCATAATAAACCCATTACGATTTATCTTTCAGCTAAATCTTTATTATGACTTTTTCTATCTAACGATAAGTCTTATAGATATAAAAATTAGTCATAATAAAATGGGTTATTGTGAAATCTTGCGTTTCACAAAAAGCTGACGCTTGTTTGTGAGAACGGATTTGATCTCCAAATCCTATTAAGTAGGGATAAGAGTAAAAAGAAAAGAAGGAAATAATACTCCTACCAAGAGAAAAAAGATAGAGAAAACAAAAACGAACAACTTCCTATTAAGAAAAGAGGAAAATAGAAATAAAGAACAGATGATACTCCTACTAAGAAAAAGAGAATAAAAACACGTATGCGCGTAAGGAAAATTAAAACCAAGACAGGGGGATGGAGGGTGGGGAAGAAACCCTACGGGCGCGCGTGAGCGAAGCGAGGCGTGCGAATTGGTGGTTGTGACATAGTTTGTAAAAATACAATTGTTGAAATTTTGTGGAGACGAAATATTTGCTTATCTTTGTGGTACAAGAAACAATTTGTGAAAATTGTTTTGTTTGCACGGTTCAGATGCTAAATAGAGTTAAAAATACAGATAAATTTTCTTATCTTATTTAACCCAACAACAAAAATTGTATTTTTGCTCTTGTAAATTTTTAAACATAACATCATGTCGTTGGGAAAAGAATCAAAAAACAAACATAGCAGAATATTCTTCATAGAAGTCCAAATGATAAGATGGGCTTATGAAACTGAATTAAAGAAAGGTAAAGTTAAAGGGAACATTACTTTTAACCAATTACATTCTATTGTTAATAGACATTTTCCAATAGGAAGAGTTCGTCTTGCTTCAATTTTAGAAGACAACCGTACCCTTATAAAACTTGAAGATGGAAAACTAAAGTTTATAAATAGACACAATGCTTACTCTCTTGTTGAGAAGTTCCCTACCATTTTTGCAGATTTATCTCAATTGAGAAGGACTTTCTATTTGAAAGATAAGAATTTGAGATGTGATTTTGTATTCATAGCTTTTCTTATTTATGCGGAGATGAAAAGAAGGTATTTTTCTTTAGCCTCTCATGAGAACAATCTTCTTGTTGAAGATGGAGAAATCCGTTATGGGAGAAAATTTTCTTCTATTTCTTTTATGTCACAAAAGACAATGGCGAAAGAATTAGGCTGGTCTACTTCTAAAGTAGCTCAACAGATAAAAAAGATAAAAAGACTTTTCGGATCGAAATCTTATACTTCTGATACACAAAGGGAAAGACAAAGAAGGAAATATCCCAATTCTCAATCCTATTCTTTGAATTTACCTCCTTTAGAGGATATGGAAGCTATTGTAAACAGAAAAATGATAGCTTTGTCCAGGCTAAAGAAAAATGCTTTTAGAAAGAAAATGGATAAAGCTGAATGGACACACGTAAGGAATTGTATTAAAAGAAAAAATAGCAATCGATATAGATTTATGTATAATACGCAACACTGCAATTCTGACTGCTATCTTGAAACTATAGGTATCATAAATAGGATAGACAGTCTGCAAGATAAAGGCAAATACAAGTCCGCTCAATTCTTTTTAAAACTGTTGACCGGAGAGGAAATGGTAAATCAGAAAAGAGTTGTCCCTACTTTTGTTATAGATAAATTCAAAAAGGCACTAAAGAAATCTAAAGCATCGGAGGCAGCTTGATCATGGAAAAGATTTTAATTGAAGTCGAAGGAACTATTCATACTTTTGAAAGCATTAAGGAAGCTGCAAACTATAGGACTGATTTTTTAAAACGGATGGAATCGTCTTTAGGTAATAGTCCGAATGAAAGACTTTATATTGATAATTTAATTAGAAATAAATTTTTAAGTAATCCCAAAGAATTTTATGATAGCCGCATGAAGGGTTGTCCTGTTGTGGAAATAGAAAACCTTTTGATGGATTTATGCGCGGCAGGAATTGACATAGATGAATATTTTGTTTGTAAGAAGCAGTCTAAGCAAAAACCTGGATTTTGTGGAAACGCACCTTACAAAAGAATTTGTAAAGAAATGGATGAAGAAGATGCGGACGATTTTTTAAATGAAAATGATACCAACGAAGATATGCTGGATGAATTTCTATTTAGCGATAGTTTATATTTCTGTTCTTCCACTAAAAAGGGACGTAACAAAAAGAACATCGCCAAGCGAAGAAAGAAAAACAAGAATAAGAAAACGCACAGAAAACGATGAAAAAGAAAACATTATCTGTCAAGGATAAAAAGAACCTAACAGAAGAAGAAAAGAAAGACGTACTGTCTTTTTACGGAGTTACAAAGGATCAACAAGAAGCTGTTCTTGACAGCTATCAGCATGATCCTGAAAGATATTTTGCTACTATTCGGCAGATGCCAAAAGAGGAACAGGAGGTGTCTCTATTGATTGCTGCTGCATGTGGCATTGACATTAACAACTTTTAACTGCAAAAATTTCAATTGTTGAATACAATAGTTGTATATTTGCAATCGAGATGAGATAGCTAAAAAGTTGAAGATTGGGAGTGATTCGCGGTAACTTCCCTTCTTTTCTTGGAGGCTATGTGATTAAAATATAAACAAAATTCTCCCCTGTAAGAATCGTTCCTAAAAAATAAGTCCCGAAGTAGGGCAAATGGCGGCTTACAGGATGAATTTTGTTTTTAAATAGGAAATTTCAAATATTCTATTTATATTTGCGCCATGTATTTGGTAGAACAACATATTATTTCTGTAAATGATAAGAGATACAAAGATTTAGATCGAATTTGTTTCTTGTCTAAGAACTTGTATAACGCTGCTTTATATACAATAAAACAAGAGTTTCTTTGTACGGGGAAGTGGATAAGAGCAGGAGAACTTAATAAGAAAATGGTAGCAGAAAATAATATAGATTATAGAGCAATGAGTGGATCATCTTCTCAACAAGTTCTTATGACTTTAGATAAGAACCTAAAATCTTATTTTTCTGCTATCAAGTCTTGGAAACGGGATAACAAAAAGTTTACCGGTTGTCCAAAATTTCCGAGATATAAACATAAAACAAAAGGTAGAAATGTATTTTCTTATTCTTATGCGCAGTTTAAGCACAAAGGAAACTTCATTTTCTTTCCAAAGAAAGAAGGATTGTCACCTTTGAAAACGAATTGCAAAGAAGGTTCTGTAAAACAAGTTCGATTTGTGCCTAAACCGGATTGCTATATCATTGAAGTTGTTTACGAGGCAATAGAAAAAGAGCAGCTTCCTGACAATAATAGAATCATGTCTATTGATTTAGGTGTAAATAATTTAGCTTCTATTGTAACCAATACAAACAGTAAACCTGTTTTGATTGATGGAAGGAAATTAAAATCTATCAATCAGTATTACAATAAGAAAAGATCGAAAATTCAACAACAACTAAAAAAGACAAATGGAAAAGAAAATTCAAGACGGTTAATGTCTCTTACAAGAAAGAGAAACAACAAAGTAAAGGATTATCTTCACAAGGTAAGTAAAGAAATAATCAATACTTGTTTGGAAGATAATATAACAACATTGATAGTTGGATATAATGATGGATGGAAACAAGAATCCAATCTTGGTAAAAGAAACAACCAGAATTTTGTCTCAATTCCTTTTGATATGTTCATATCAATGCTAAGATATAAATCAGAAAGACAAGGGCTAAGATTTGTTGAAGTAAACGAATCTCATACGTCAAAATGCAGTTCTTTTGATTTAGAATCTGTGGAACATCATGATACTTACGTTGGCAAAAGAATTAAGAGAGGGCTTTTCAGAACAAAAGATGGAATCTTACTTAATGCAGACGTCAACGGAAGTTATAACATCATGAGAAAAGTAAAAGGGGATGCAGTAATGCCACCCTATACAGGGTTTGGGTATAACCCAGTTAAGAAATTTATTAACAAATATGTATATAGGTAACTATATATCAGTTTACTATATACATAATTACCACCGATACGATAAGTCCTGCAACACTGGCATTAAGGCTTCCTATAGGATGTCGTGAGATAATGGTTTCTCGTGAGAAAGGCTTCTTTTGAAGTAACATTGCTCTTCGCGCATAGGAACAATCAAAAATTCAGTTTAATTCACTTCCTACTTTAAAGGCTTTGCCGTTACCTTTGATCCCTGTGCGGAGGGAGATCGGCACTCACAAGAGATAAAAGTAAGGTTGCCGCACCAACAATGAAATTATCTCTTGTGAGTTTTTCTTTATATATTGTTCTTTTATAGGAAAAAAGTTTTACTTTTGTATGTGTTGAATTATAAATGATTACGTCCATGAGTGTACAAGAATTTCCTATAAACGAATTTTTAAGCCTTGCAGAAAAGAATGGCTGGGAGGTTTATACGTTGGAACAGGTGAAAAACTTTGCTTCTGACGTTGTAAAAAGCATTGATCCAATTGAACAGGAACATGGAGCTATTGATTTTGTGTCCCTGAATCGTGTTGTTGTGGTTGACGAAAACTTCAACAAATCTGTTGTATATTATAGAGAACCGCAGATTGAGTGGAAGGATGCTGACCAAGAAACAATCGAAAAAGCCGGAGCAACCGGACTTCCTGTAAAAAACAAATTGGGTTTCTATAAAGACACCCCTGAAAACCGCCGAAAGGGAATTGTGGGTATGCCTTACAAGAAAGATTCTGACTATAAGAAAAAGAAGGAGGAATCGGAATCCGATAAAAAAGACTGATTAGAGGATTGATAATGGAGATCAGAAGATTATATTATTTCAAATCCTATTTAGGCAGCTTCTGCTATCCTATACTGATCGCTTTACCTTTGTCTCCTATTGTGGATTGGATAGAAAAATACATATTCAAAGATTGGGAGTTTCTGAAATTCCTTGTTGTCCTTATCGTAGTGGACACTCTTATTAGTTGGGTATTCCATTTGAAGCAAAAAGATTTTTCATCGAAAGGCTTTGGAATGATCCTGACTAAAATTTTTGTATATGGGTGCTTACTTATTGTAGCCCATGTTTTAGGAGAATATACTATAGACGGACAGACAGCCACTACTTTTACATGGTTTCGATCTCTTATGAGCACAGCGTTGATCGTGAGAGAATCTATTTCTATAGTGGAAAATTCAGGTAAGATAAACCCCAGTCTTGTTCCTGTGTGGGTGAGAAAATATTTAAGGGAATTTGACGAAAATGGATTTTTAAGAAAGCCCGGAGGAAAGACGGGTGATTCCGAAAAAGATACAATCTAAATTTTTTACAGATGAGACTATATAGATTTGTTGACACAGATAAGAAAATTGATGTAGTGGTTGTCACAGATGGTTCTTGTGAGCAAAAAAGAGTATTTATCACAGAATCACCTCGTGGCGTTGTAACTCCGGGTTCTACTAATGCTACAGAAGATGAAAAAAAGGGAAGTGATGCTTTTCTTGCTTTGGGTTGGAAATGGAAAGTCGGTGAAAGCGTACAACATGAAGAGTTGGTAGAATTTGCTGAAAATAATGCTCTTACATTGACGATTGAACCGCAGGGGTTGAATGAAATTGTTTCTGTAAAGGCCTCTTGGAATAGTAGCAATATTTGTATCTTGGAAATTGCTACGACTGTTCCGGCAGAAAAGGAAGTGGAGATTTATTTTCCCAATACAGTAACATTAAAGGATTCTGTAGGACGTTATGGAACAATCAGAGGTGACAAGAAAGTACTTGTTTCAAAAGTAAACGGACGTACACCTATGGAATTTTCTTTGGCTGATCTTGGTTTGTCTAAAAAGGAAGATTTGAATCTTGTTGTTATGTCTGACGATGGCGTTCAGAAGTTCGAAGTAGTGGCTCATTAATTTTTGGAAGCTATGTTAAGACTTCTTTTTACAACAAAGGATTTAAGTAAGCAAATGACTGTCATAACTGATGGTATTGACAGTCAGATGAATGTCTTTGTAACTGAAAATACAGTAGGTGATGTTGAGTATTACAAATCTCTTGGTATTGTAATTGATGCTGGCGTTACCTATAATATCGGTAAGTTCAAAGAATGGTGTCTTGCTAATGGATTGGGTCTTATTGGCTATCCCGAAGGACTGGAAGAAGAAAAGATTAATTATGTAAATGTTCTCGACAGAACGGAATATACATTTGCATTGCAGACAAAATCACTTTCTTTCGTTAATACGGGTGAAAGCAAGAATTTTGTTGTTACTTCCAGCAAGCAGGAATATCGGGACGGTGCGCCTTACGGGAAACCCATAGCCGTTGCTATTCAGATTAAAATTTCCGGTACAGGGTTTTCCGGTAACGCAGAGATAAGTCAAATTTCTGCTACAGAAAATCCTACTGACAAGCAAAGAACCGGTACGGCCACAATCATTCAGAATGAGAGTGGAAAAACAGCAACCATTTCTTTAAGTCAAGCTGCATCTGTTATTACTTATGAAAATACGATCACAGCCAATAAGACAACTCTTACTTTTGCAGCAACAGCAGGAGATCAAGTGGTCACAATCACTTCTACCAGACAAAAGAAGCTGAACGGTAAGGATAGTGGTTCTCCAACTACCGTAAATACTACAGGAAAGGTAACCGGTACGGGTTTCTCTTTGAAAACTCAATCGGGAGCAAATTATACTGTTTCCGCCACTGAAAATACAAATGAGACTACCGGAAGAACAGGAACTCTTGTTGTGACACAAGAAGGGTCGGGCGCAAAATCAATTACGATTAATTTAAGTCAACCTAAAGCAACCGTTGCTTATACTTATAATTTGACTTCAAACCCTTCAAGAGTGGAATTTGTTGCTACGGGTGAAACAAAAACTCTTTCTATTTCTTCTACAAAACAAAAGACGGTAAATGGAAAGAATAGTGGTAGTCCTGTGGCTGTGAATTATACTACGACAGTTTCCGGTACAGGGTTTTCCGGTAACGCAGAGATAAGTCAAATTTCTGCTACAGA